TCAACAACTTCTCCTTCCGTTGATTTTAGATTCAAATTCGTTCAGTGCATCTAGCTCTCTAATGTGCGTATATATGGAGAGCGTTGTGTTTATAGTGTTGTGCCCCATAATGTACTGAACGGATTTTACATCCATATCGGATAGGATCAGTCTTGTGCAGAAGGTGTGTCTAAACGTATGTGGTGTAATTGCTGGAAGCTTTTTTGTTTCATCAACCGTTTTGTTGTACGCATCAATTAAGTGCCTAAAACTAGAAGCAATTCCGTTTGGGCTCATAACTCGTCCGTTTTGATTCACAAATAAAAAACCGCCATAACCATCAACGATAGGGTTGATTTTTCTTTTGGAAACTTCATTGATTAAAATTGAAAACGCATTATATGCATTTAAAGACATTGGAACCACCCGCTCGCCTTTTTTGCTTTTTGGCGTTTCAATAAAACGTGTCCCATTATTTCTAATTTGCAATTGATGAGTCACGTTAACCTTTTTGTTCTTTAAATCAATATCATTAACTGTAAGACCACACAATTCTCCTATTCTCAATCCTGTTTCGTATAGAATAATAATGAGGTAATAATATCTTTGATATCGTTTACTTTCTTCAACAAAGGTTAAAAGCCTCTCGTACTGATCTTCTGACACGATGATTTTTTCATTGCTTTTATTCTGAATAACTTTTGATAATTTAAAATCAAATGGGTTTTTATTTAAGATTCCGTCATCACAAGCCATATCAAATGCCGGTTTAATAAACGATTTGTAGTTATTGACTGTTCCATAGGTTTTCCCATTTTCGTACATTGTCTTTAGAAATATTTTTGCATCCGACTGCTTTATACAATCAATCGGCATATTTCCAATCGGCATTCTTTTTACAACACTTAAAAAGTGTTCTATTCTTTCTGTTGTTTTATCCTTTAATGATGATTTATGGATGAACACGTATTTTTCAAGGAGGTCACCTAATGTTTGTTTCTGTGGAAAAATCGCATCTCCATTTTTCAAAGCTTCTTGAATTATTTCTTCAAGCTCCCTAAGCGAACGTAAGTCTTTTGCATATATGGTTTTTCGTTTTCCAAACATATCCATATATCGGTATTGATATCGACCGTCTTTCCTTTGGCTTTCACCTTCCTTTAACACTCTGCCTTTATTATCTTTACGTCTTTCCATAATAAACTCCTTACATTATTATAAAGAGCCTTGATGTGACACCATAAGTATATCACACCAAAGCTCTAATTTCAAATCGAATAAGACTGGTCTATGTATTTTTCAAGAGCTTTACGTTTAATGAGTCGTTTTGACCCAACCCATAGCACAAGCTGTTTATCATCTTTATCTGTAATCTCTCTCAGCTTATGTATCCCGATATTAGAATACATAGCAGCCTCCTCTAATGTTAAAGTTGTTTTTTCCCAAATAGGGACTTCTTTCATTCAATCACCTGCTCCATCTTCTCTTCTCCATATTTAGCCACACATACATTATAAAGCAGCATCGCCCTGGTCATCAGGCCGACACCGCCGATACGAGGTGTAACTTTAATATTCTCCATCTCATAAACAGCGTCAGCGCAGTCTCCATGCTGCCTCCCATTCTCGTCATAATTGATGCCAACATCGATACACACTTCAACCCGACCAAGACCAAACGGTGTGATAAAGTTGCGCTTGCCCACAGCAGAGATAATCACATCGACCATTTCAAATCCAAGAGCAGTGGCCTTCATGCGGGAGCCAGTACTATTAACAGAGATCACATTACAGTGTCTCCCGATCAGCATATTAACCAGCGGACGACCAACGATATCAGACTGCCCGCACACAAGCACATTCTTGCCATCCAGATTGTAACCAATGGAATCAAAAATCTTCATAACGCCAAGCGGAGTGCAAGGCTGAAATTTGGATGTGGAATTAAAGCCATCAACATCAAGTTCGTCTGGGATACAGATAGCATTGGGGTTGATATGTTTTGGCAGTGGAAGCTGGACGATAATGCCGTCCACATATTCCCAATTATAATCTTCCAGTATTTTATTGTTTAATTCGTCTTCAGTGATATTTTCTGGTAATTTGATAAGTTCTGCTTTGATTCCAACCTCTTCACAGTCACGCAGCTTGCCGCGAATGTAAGCGTTGGATGCAGGGTTGTCCCCTACTTGATAAATATGTAAAATAGGAGCATCGTCATCTTCTGCGATAATATTCTTGATTTTATCTTTGATATCTTGTGCGATAGATTTGCAATCAATAATCATTGTGAACCTCCTTACAACATCATACCGGCAATGGCATGAACGACTCGCTCAAACATTTCGTGATTAAAAACATAGTCGCCCAGATCACGCACAAAAGAGATGATATTATTTTCACGGCCTTCGATTTTGAAGTGCTTAAATCCCTGTGAAACCAGCATTTTGATTTCATCTTCATTCATAGATGTACCAAGAAGAGGATTGCTGTTTCGAGTAGAGCCGCAATAGTTATATACTGTCACTAACTGATTTTGTAGCTCCGTAATATCATCGCCCTTGGCAATAGCCTGACCCAGCTTTGTGTTCAGCTGATAGTGACGGCCAGCCATGGGACAGTTCGGTAGACACCGGTGATTGACGATGAATTCTACTCGATCATGGTCATGCAAATTCTTAATAAACTGCTCATCATGGATCTTAAATGGATTCACAACAACAATATCAAAACGGTCAAGCAGACGGTTATAATATTCAGCAGAATCATTCCCAAGACCGACTTCGACAGACGGTTTTACTTGCGAAGAAATCAGCTCAAGATTGGGGTACATGTAGCGAATATAATCAGCAAGTAAATCGGACATAACAATAACGCCGTTACGGTTTATAAGACCATTCTGATTATTATGATCGAGGTGCCGCAACATAATATTTGAAGTTTCATCAACGAGATCGCCGCGTGTAACAAACGGACTTGAGAATGTCAGGCGAACTCCAAGACCAAGTTCATTATACTTATCTGCTCTGGATAAGACTTCTGACACAGGAAGATTTTGCTGAGGGATACGACCACCCCTGCAAGACTGTGGAAATGCTGCCAAACACATATCTGATGCCATTTTTCTCACAAGCCATTTTACAAGCTTTGTCAATATCAAACATCATTTCATCATGGCCGCAAAACGCGCCGATATTCCAATCGGTTTCACCGCCGTAATCTTTTACAAGCATCGAACTCTCCTTTCTTTAAAATCCAAGTTTTATAAAATTGTTTTGTAACCAAGGTCTCTTAGACACTCACAGTAGCCACGGACGGCATCTGACCCTACTTTATAAATAGAGCCAATGTATTTTTCGTTTTTGTCAAAAAACTCAATTTGCCATTTTCCGTCACGGACGTACTTTGCTCTATAAAAGTCAAAATCCTTCATTAGCATTCTCCTTTATAAAAGTCTAGTTTTACCGTATTTTCAGTTGATTTTTGTAGCGATAATACGTTATTTATTTATCGTTCAGAACTGTTTCTCCATAAAGTCGTCCCATTTCATACCGAAAGGACTACCGTCAACATCCACACAGTTGCCATTATTATCACAATAAACAGCAGGCTCTGTCGGCTTACCATAAAATGGAATAGATTCCTTTGGAACAATTTGAATTTCTTTGTTAGGATTATAATTGAAATCGTGAGTTCCATCGCAAGCTACGACATCTCCATCCGGCATTATGTAAACCGGCTTGAAGAACTTCTTGTTTGGATTATTTGATGTGTCAAAAGAGACTCCTACGATTTCGTATTTCTTTCCGTTAATTTCGACCATTAAAAATTAACCCTCCGAATGTGTCTATTCAAAACATCCTGCATTTCTTCTACAATATCAATAACAGCGCATTCTGCTTTATCTTTTTGATATTCTTTTACAGAATCAACATCAACATCAATATTGATTACATCATTATGGTATGGTTCTCCGGTCAAATCAATACCATAGGTGATCTCATCAAATGGAGCATTGTACCATTCTCCAGTATTACCGTCTGCGAATCCAAATGTCAGTTCAGTATTCTCGTCGTATCCGATTTCGTTTAGTTTGTTGATAAGCTCTACAACTTTCATAATCAATCTCCTGACTGCTTTCTATAAGCGCATACTTCTTTATGCAGACATTTACTGCAAATAGCCATTTTTTCTCGCTTTCCAACAGAAATCTTCTGCCCAATCATAAAATAGTTTTGGAATGTCTCGTACACGAGAAATAACTTCCTGAAGTAAGGTATCACTAGACTTATCTTCATGAGGTTCTTTATAAATACATTCCCATTTATACTCCCAGAGTTCAACTGTATTGTCGTCTTGTGTACTGATTTTCACAAAAATAGAACGAAGCTTGTCGTTTACACTTACGGAAGCATGACAATTTTCTTGTTTGAGAGGCCACTCATTTATTTTTGCAAATAAATCAAATGCCCTATCGACTGCCATTTCGAATAATGGCTGCTCGTCAGAGCACATACATATTTGTTTTATATCCCCATCATGTAAAAGATTTAGTTCCCAAACTTCCATTACGTTCACCACACTTTAAAACATACATTTTAATCGTCAAAAACTTCTTCTCGCAAAACCGGTTCATCGTGGCTCTCTACACGACTGCCGCATTCTGGACATTGTGTTTGATAAAACAAAATCACATTCAATGACCTCACAATCCAAACACCTTCCGAATCAGACCAAAATTCACAACCACAGTTGCATTTAAAATGATATGCAAGTTCTTTTTGGGTCTGCTTATGTTGAATGATTTTAATCGCCATTATTCTTCTCCTTCGCTCAGACTCTTCAAGATTTTTTGAATCCTATAATACCTACCGAATGGTGTCTCAAAAATAGCTCTTAGCCACTCAAAAAATGTTGGTTTACCGAATACCTCATTGTAATCTGCAATATCGATTTGTTTAGCGGTTTCTCCACATTCAGGGCAAGCGTATCGCAACTCGAAATTAGCAGCTGTGGTATAATAGTCTTTGTAGATTGAATCAAATGTGTCGTCGGCATAAAAATCACAATGACAATAAGGACATTTAAACTCGATAGCAAATTTCTGAGGTTCTGGCTCATGGCCGTGCTTGACAATCTTAACAGCCATCTGGCACCTCCACGGTAAAAATAGTTTTAGTTGCTTCTTTCCAAGAAATAAACTCAGATCCAGCAACTTCCGCTCTACACCTATAGCACGCAATCACATTATTCTCAGGAATGTCCAAATCAGGATTTTCAAAAGAAGCCACTCGAATTTTAGTTGTACAACCACAGTTTTTGCAATGGAATACGATTACTGGATTTTTCAAACTATCAGTTTTATACATATCTACACCTCAATCCACAAAAATCTTTTCTCTTGGAACTGCTGGGAAACAAGATGAAACTTCTGTGTTGCATTCTGGGCAAATCGCCTGTTTGACCGGTGAGTATTCAGTCCAATCAAATTCTTTTGGGATTTTCGTATCTTCGTCATCAGCCCAAAATACGCATCCACATTTACAAAGGAATTTAACGGCATATCTTATTTTCTTTCGCTCATGTTTGTGTTCAATAATCTTAATTGCCATACCATACTCCTTACTGCATACTCACACGACCATATACTGACCCATTCTTATCAGCCAGCAAACACTGCTCCAGATATTCTTGTTTTTTCATAAGTTCGTATTTGGCAGCGAAAATCATACTATTATATTCGGTTGCGGCTTTTTCATAAGTGTCTGCAAATCGATAATAATCAGGATTTGCCCCAACGCTAAAAGTCTTTGATCTCGTTTTGTTACTCAAGGTATGAAACTTAGAATAGCAACTTCTTTCTTCAAAAGTACCAAAGACAGGCTCACATTTGATGCCAGCCTTTGTATCGTCAAATCTAAATCCAGTACACCATAGAGGGGTATCTTCTGGAACTGTTTTAATGTCGTAAACCATATTTTATTCCTCAAATATTATTCGCTGCAAACACAAACGACCTATTAAAAATATCTTGGAGATTTCTTTCTTGAATCATATTCTCTTCGGATAGAGCAACCTTGATAACTTCATCGTCGGTATGCGTCTCGTCATATTCTACTGTGTCGCAAACCTTGTAAATTTTGCCGTCTTTGTTTTGAAGTAGCATTCCCTCACCAAGGTTTAATGGAGTTGTTTTATTTTCTTCATGAATATGTGCTTTCATACAATCACCTTAATCAAATATCGTTAAACGTATCTATAATCCATCCAATAAGACTATTTAGTTTTTCTACAATTTTATAAAGGAAATCCTTCAAATGAGGTTTTGGCTCAGGAATACTGCATGTAAATTCCGCAGGTCCTTTTCTTTTCGGAGAACTTGTTTGCATGACATATACTTCATCGTTGCGAATAATTCCAATTTGAGTACAATTATCGCAATTACAAATTTGAGTCTGATTTATTGTAACATTCCGTTTCATATATTTATTCCTCCCACCCACCCGTAAAATCTTAATTAGCAATCACGAATGATCTCAAGTATAGTCAAATTCATCCAGAATCACCGTAAGGTCATATCGACCACGACCAATTTCATAAAAACCACTAAAGCCATTTGCATCTTCTTTGAGCTTTGCAATATCTTCATCGTAATGATTCAGAGCACGCTGCCATGCACGATAATCTTTTTCGAGTTCTGTTTCTAAATATCTTTCGTGAAGCCGTTCAAGCCACTCTTCTTTAATATCAAGAGCTGGATAGATCACAAAAACATATTCGTAATCACTCTTCAAAAGCTGTTTACGAACTGCATCATGTGAAGATACGAACACAACATGTCCCTGTCTCGATAAATCAATAGCAACGTTGCAATACGATTTGACCCAATTATCATCCTTTACAAAATTACTGCTTTCAAGGTCGATTGCACGATGCGGATGACCAACTGCGTATGTACTTTTACCAACACATGGATATCCAATAACAATCATAAAAACCTCCGTAAAATTTACCTTTTATTCAGTAGGCCAACAGCCAGTCAATTCAAACCATGACTCGATAATGCTTATATCTTCATCAGTGAAGGTTTTCTTGCACTTATCAATTAACCATTCAACGCCATCGCCATCATAATTACGTATTTCCTCGTACCCAAGATCTTCAAGACATTTACAATATCCTTTTATTTGATCGTAATGAATGTGCTCGTGTATAGCAATCAAATCATTTCCTGAATACAGCTTAACCCTACTTGACACTCCAAAAGGTGCGCCTTTATCATAATAGTGCTCTACAAAATAATACTTCATTACACAATACCAAACTTGGCGTTTACCTTTTTCAGATTATCGGCAGCCTCAGCATATGCGTCGCGTGCGGCATGATAATCGGCCATCTTAGCTGCCAGAATTCGTTTTGCTTCCTGTTCGGCAGTATCAGCATTTGCGAGTTCCTGATTCAGCTGAAAACCTGCCGCCTTGATACCACTGGTAAAGCCCTGCAGATCACTAGATGCAACCTTTTTCTCAGCGATATAAGTACTCTTCTTGCCATTGACAACAGAGTCTGTGTTGAACATCTTTACGATGCAATCAGTGGTGCCATCATTAACGTGATAAACATAAAAATACTTAGCCATAATCATTTTCTCCTTTACTCTGTAATATTATATCTTTCTTTATGTTTCTCGAACTCATTACTAGCTTCTAAAAATTTTTGCGTTGCATAGAATAATCTTTTCTGAAAGCTCTCACGCTCTTTACAAATTTTCTCAAGATCTTCTCTTACCAACTTTTCTTTGTTCCACGCACATAGAAAAATCGCGTCTACTTCTTTATATCCAAGGTCTTCCAATGCCATACAATACATTAAAGTCTCTTTTTCCGAGGAAAACCGTTTTTCGATAAAATTCTCCCCATCAACAACACAGGCAAAACCAACCGTATTCCCATCACATTCTTTGTGAAATACTTTCATAGTATCCTCACTTTCCAGAACTCCCAAACCCACCGGCTCCGCGCTCAGTTTCGTCCAATTCGGAAACTTCTTCAAAATCAGCCTGCCAGAACGGAACAACTGCCATCTGAGCAATGCGATCACCGTGAGTAATCATTTGAGGGATATTAGAATGATTATGTAGTGCTACAATATACTCTCCACGGTAATCCTGATCGCAAATCCCTGTTTTGTTCGCAGGAGCAAGTCCCTGCTTGGTTGCCAAACCGCTGCGAGCATAGATAGCGACATACCAACCTTCCGGCGGAGCCATCCGCAGACCAGTATGAACCTTAACGGTTTCGCCAGGCTGAATCATAATACAACGGTCACCGTTCTTATTCACCATCGTTGCATCATCAAAACCAATATAAGCGTACAGGTCTGCACAAGCTGCGTTTCTCGAGCCATAAGTCGGCAGATGAGCATCTTCGTACAGTTTATTGATTTTAATGTTAGGGCGATAAGCACGAGAACAAGCCTCAATAGTTCCGTTACGTCCAAAATACTTAGTTGCGTTTCCTAAATCCATATTATTTTCCTTTCTCATCTTCTGGAGTCCACCAAAGGACTGGTCTTCGTAAAGCAAAACTCTTATTACAGCCGATTACACGTTGATTGGAACTCCCCATGTACGGCAAAGAGATATCTCGTTTGGATTCGATATATGGGCCATCGACTAGCACGTTTATATTTCGAATAATTGTTACCGTTGTCGGAATAGTTTGATATTTCAATTCTTCTGCCGCTTGTTGAATCAATTCTTCCCATGTATATCCAGTCCACATCCAAATGTCTTTGCTTCCTTCAAACTCGTGTCTGACTCTTATTAAAATATTGCAAATCATCTCCCTGTTCTCTGGATACAGTGGGTCTCCACCAGTAAGCGTAAGCCCCTGAATATAATCAGGTCGAAGTAAATCTACAATTTTATCGAGCGTTTCATCTGTGAATGGCTGACCACCATTCGCGTCCCACGTAGTAGGATTCTGGCAACCGTGGCAATGGTGATTGCAACCCTGCACGAAAAGTGTGACGCGCACCCCTTCGCCATTCGCTATATCACATGGAACGATTTTAGCGTAGTTCATTTTGTATCACCCATCGATTTCAAGATTTTATTTCGTTCTTCATAAAGATCCACTAATTCCTCTCCGACGATAGAAATTGGCTGACGCATCCTCATGAGTTCGTGCATGTCGTATCTTACAATCTCAATGTCGCAATCTACTTGTTCTAGTGTTCTCATCTCAAATAAACCTCGTCCACATACTTGCACATACGATAATAAAAATGTTCAGCGCAATACAGCCATACATTCCATTCTTCTTGTCGCCTCGGAAAATATATGTAGATGTGTCATACAGAATCTGCTCAGAGCGAATTACCGCTGCGGAGAAAATCAAAATAATATAAGCTTTGGTCATAAGCCAAGCAATCTCAGTCAACATTTACGTCACTTCCTTCCATCTTGTTACAATGTGTTCTACACGCTGCCATTCGTGCAAACCAGTTTGCTTGTACCAGTTCACGAGGCTCACTGTTCTATCAAGAGACAAATACGGATGAATAGCAAATCCAAGAAACATACTGCCATCTGCGTCACAATAGCAAAGCAGTGGGACCCTATCGGGTGGATTGTCGGCAACAGTGTGCCAGCTAGAAATATCAATCATCATTTTTCCTTTCTATTAAAAGCGGAATTTTATTTGCTACAATCCTTGTTTTTCTTAATCTTGTTGAGCAGTTTTTCGTATTCGTACTTATCGTCCGGCCAGTTAAGACTACTCCAATCCAACGCTTGCCCGCATTCTGGACAAAAATTATCAAACGGAGGTTTTAGTTTTTCAAGTTTCTTGTATAGATAACTATATCCACAACTTGGACATAAGACCATTTCACATAATGGTGCATTTTTAACCTTTTTAGGCATTCGAATTTTAAGTGCTTCCATTCCCATGTAACGAGCACGGTGGACTGTATATGAATCTTCGTAATAGGGATTTTTTGGGTCAAGAATCTCGATTGCTTGCTCAAGAGTCATCCCTATCACACTCCTGTTTTGTCTTATAGTCATCGAAGAACGAACCATAATCAAACCACTGATCTTTGATAATGTTACCGATGATTTTCACAGATTCTCCTCTTTTGATAGCAGCACGGATATATTTTCCTTTTAGTGATTCAAGTTCAGAACAATCAACAACATCTAAAATCCTTACGATAGCTTCAGCTCCGCCTTCATAACCTTCAAAATTTGCGGCATTTCCATCTTTAATGGACTCTTCGTTAATGTAGTATTTTCTACCGATAGAAGGACCTGTGTAATTTACTCCCCATCCATCACCTTCTAAAGTGAGTGTAAGAGAAAGAAATCCGTAATCTTCTATTCCAAAAGATACATTTTTAATGTATGCGTTTCTCAGCTCGTATCCATTAGCTTCAAGAAGGTCTTTTGTCCATTTCTTCATATATTTACCTCACAAAACGGCACTTTTATCAAGCACTCCAATAATCAGTATATAAAAGTCGAGCGCTCACGTCTGGTTCGTAAGTAGCAAACAGATGTTCACGATGCCATTGACTGCGTACATATTGGATTGCTTCATATTCGCTGTCGGCGGGGACCTCATAGTATGAAAAACCACGTTCACCATCAGCCTTGATATACGACAAGATTACGCCATACACACGAGTTTGACCATAATTCATAACGAACCCCACCTTTCACGGCCACAAGTGTCACAGATGAAGTGCCACTTGTCATGCCAGCTGTGATTACTATCATAGAGCATCGATCCGCCACATCGGCTGCATTTAGGAAGGAACCAACAGAGAAGATGTTTTAAGAACTTAACAATCATCGTTTCCCTTCTTCTCTAAAATACCCGCCGCTTCCATAATCTCAAAGAAATCATCCATCAGAGCATCAGCCATCTTTCCAGAGATTTCAGGAGGTTTTAGACTAAAATCTGCAAACGCACAGCAAAGGCAACCCCAAGGAGTCAGAAAATATCTTTCGTTGTCATCTTCAGGATTGATGTTTTCATAAACGATATTTTCGTCTTCCATCTTAACCACCTGCCTTTTCTACATTCTGAACCATGCAACTCATACCAGGATGAGATTTTTCAAAACGATGATGTGCTTTGTTCATGGCATCATTTTGATCCTGCGCTTTGACCATATATGTATTGAGTTCCTGATGCCCATCATCGTAGTACATTACTTCAACAGACCAATAATCCATATAGCTCCTTTCATGCCACCACACCCACCCTACTAATTTATTTATTGACTCTTGTTAGTTTTAAAACCTCCAAACACAAGTAGAATTAACCAGATTCCACTTGCAACCCACAGTCTAAAATTTGGCCCAAGCATTTTCCAAACACCGTAGAGAATAAGGACTGTGATAAACCAGGATAAAATAAATCCTAAGATATTTGCGAAAATTTTCATTTTTAAAGCCTCATTTACTCACCCTTGGTGACGACTGTATCTGCACCCTGAACGGTGACCCAACCATGCTTCAGACGAGCTTCTGCTTCCTTCATCTGAATCAGTTCAGGAGTAATAGACTCCGAGAGTACCTTGTTTGCATCAGCCTCGGCCTGTGCTTCGATCATCTTAACGTCAGCTTCTGTCTGTGCCTTAACCTTATCAGTCTCTGCCTGAGCCAGAGCGGTCTGCTTATTCAGCTCTGCAATTTCTGCATCCTGCTTTGCCTGCTCCTTGGCACGAATCTTCTGCATCAGGGTATCATCAGGCTGTGCATCAACAATCAGTGCGGAAGAAACATTGATACCATATTCTGCGGTCAGCTTCTCATTCAGATAGTTGGTGATTGCGGTATTAACGCCTGCACGGTCATCGGAATAAATCTGCATGACACTAAACTGAGGAGTAACTTCCTTGACGTAAGCAATAATATCGTTCTGAATCTTGCTCTCCATCAGGCTCTCACCGTCCATACCACCAAACTTGGTGTACAGTTCAACAACATGCTCCGGCAGGAAGTTATAATTGACAGTCAGGTTGATTGCAATCGTACCGCCATTAGCAGGAGCGTCAATGTGCCAATCTGCGTGTTCCTTTGCGCCATAGTCGGACGGAGCATTAGAAAAGACTACTCGCTGCTGAGTAATCGGAAACTCAGACACATGCTTCAACGGACTCATAAAATGCCAGCCCTGAGAAATAGTTTGCTGCTCAACACCCTTTGCAGAATAAACAACACCAACATAGCCAGTATGTACTCGCTCTGTACAAAGCACCGTACCAACTGCAATAAGGAATGCAACAAAAATTGCCATAAATTTCTTCATAAGTATCTCCTCAATCTTTGTAGTCATCTTTTAAAATGTAATAGGCGATAACCCATACAATCACAAAGAAAACAATAATTTCTTTCATATGTAATCCCACCAACCCACCACTTATACGTTATTTAGTTGTCGCTCAAATGAACTACTCGGTCACGAATCTCTTGGGTGCGTCCCTGATTCCAAAAATGGCTTCCTACGTACCCACAAGTACGCCGTGCGACATTCATTTTATTCTGGTCGCGGTTACCACAATTCGGGCACTCCCACACTAGCTTGCCGTTGTCCTCCACAATCTTGATCTCGCCGTCATAACCGCACACCTGACAGTAGTCGGACTTGGTGTTCAACTCGGCGTACATAATGTTGTCGTAGATGAACTTCATAACGCTAATTACGGCAGGAATATTCTGCTGCATATTAGGAACTTCCACATAGCTGATGGCACCGCCCGGCGAAAGCTTCTGGAACTCGCTCTCAAACTTCAGCTTAGTGAATGCATCAATGCGTTCACGAACATTGACATGGTAAGAATTGGTAATGTACTCATGATCAGTTACTTCAGGAATAATGCCAAACCGCTTCTGCAGACACTTGGCGAACTTGTAAGTGGTGGATTCCAGCGGGGTGCCGTAGAGGGAATAGTCCATATTCTCGGCCTTCTTCCACTCGTTGCACTTGTCGTTCATGTGCTGCATGATTTCAAGAGCGAACGGTTTTGCTTCAGAATCGGTGTGACTCTTTCCGGTCATATACTTCACACACTCATACAGACCGGCGTAGCCCAGACTGATGGTGGAGTAGCCGCCAAAGAGCAGCTTGTCGATCTTTTCGCCCTTCTTTAGGCGAGCCAGTGCTCCATACTGCCAATGAATAGGACTCATGTCAGAAACAGTTCCGAGTAAACGCTTATGTCGAATCTGAAGTGCTCGATGACACAATTCAAGACGCTCATCAAAAATCTTCCAGAACTTATCTTTGTCTTTTCCAGAGCTACAAGCTACGTCCACCAGATTGATGGTGACCACACCCTGATTGAAGCGACCATAATATTTATGACCCTTTACCCAATTCTTTGCGTTAGCCACATTCTCAGTAGTTCGGTCAGGCGTTAGGAATGATCTACACCCCATGCTGACCCACACGCCACCCTTGAGTTCCTTCATAACTTTTGCAGAAATGTAATCGGGAACCATACGCTTTGCAGTACACTTAGCAGCCAACTCCGTCAGGTAATAGTATTTAGAATCAGGATGAATATTATCCTCATCGAGAACGTAAATCAGCTTCGGGAACGCAGGAGTAATCCACGCTCCGGTTTCATTTTTAACACCCTGAATACGCTGTTTTAGCATTTCTTCAATGATAACAGCCAAGTCATCACGAGTCTGTCCTTCAGGAACTTCATCCAGATACATGAATACGGTAATGAAAGGAGCCTGACCATTGGTTGTCATCAACGTAATCACTTGATACTGGATAGTTTGAACACCACGAGCGATTTCTTTATGTAAACGTTCTTCAACAATGCGATTGATGGTCTCCTTTGCTGGCATCTTATCAATCTCATTGTTTTGGACCATATCGTAAAACTCCTGATGGACTTCCTTCTCGATTTTCTTACGAGAAACATCTACGAACGGAGCCAGATGAGATAAAGTAATACTCTGTCCACCGTATTGGTTAGAAGCCACCTGAGCAACGATCTGCGTAGCGATATTACAGGCGGTGGAGAAGCTGTGCGGTCGGTCAATTCCAGTACCAGAGATTACAGTACCGTTCTGCAGCATATCCTCCAGGTTGACCAGATCGCAGTTGTGCATATGTTGAACGAAATAATCTGTATCATGTACATGAATGATACCCGCCTTATGCGCATCCAGAATATCCTTCGGAAGCAACAGTCGCTCTGTCAATTCTTTGGATACCTCGCCAGCCATATAATCGCGCTGGACGCTGTTTACAGTAGGGTTCTTATTACTATTCTCCTGATTGATTGCATCGTTCCGAATATCGATGATATCCAAAATGCTCGCATTAGTCTTTTCCTTTTCTCGGATTTCCTGACGATATTTACGCCACTGACTATACGCTTCTGCTACATCTGAAAAAGGACTATTTTTCAGACTGTCAATCACGATATCCTGAATCTGCTCAACCGATAGGATATCGGGCATATCGGCAATATAGTCAGCGATTGCATTTGATACACGAGCGTCGATACCACCAGGCGTACAGGTCATCGCCTTCTCAATCGCATTTACAATCTTACTCTTATCAAAAGGAACTTTCGTTCCATCGCGTTTAATCACATATTCCATGCAATCACTCCTTTAAATTCCAAGGACGACCTTAGAAAACCAAAATGTCATTATCATAGCTAGGAGCATCAACGCTACCAGCGGATATTCCCAGTTGTATCTCATTTATGTAAACCTCTTAAAACTTGACTTCATCGGCGCAATCAGGAACCACGGCAGTTTCAATGCTTGGAGCATGGATTTCTGGACGGAAAACCAAATCATTCGTATAGTCAGGCTTTGCATGACGAGGAACATACTGAATGCATTCTTTTACTGTCTTTCCAATAGTAGGAATATAGACGTCTCCGCAATCCGGCATCGTAGTCAGCTTATCATTAGCCTCATCAGGAATCTTCTTTAGCGTATCTACGACACTTTCAACAATCTTCTGTTGTTCCTCTAAAAGTCGGATTTTATAGTCCAAATACCAACGTGCCTTCGTTAAATCTTGAAGCTGAGAATTGCCATCTTTATGACCTGCCCGGCTTAGATACTTACCAACATTCCAAAGATAAGCATCTTTGTCTAACTGCCACTCCCGTAGCACTTTGATTGCCTCATAGGGATTGTCTGCACCGCCGTAATGGGCTGGATGATCTACGTTCTTCTTAATTTCATCAAGTGTTTCCATCAATAACCTCCTTATTTTTTTCAATAGGCTTATAAACATCTGCCAGCTTCGGATGACGGCCACAGCAACCACGACCCTCTGGGCAGAACGGATACTTCGGATTAGCCTCGCAGGAAGGAACCATCCAGTTTGCTACTTCATGGCAAACCTGTGCAACTTCCTTCTTCATTTCTGTAAACATCTCGCGGATTTCTTTTTGAGCCCTAGAACAAAGTCGAAGATGACTCATCTCAATCAAAGCACGAGCGTTCATCGTAATGTAAAACTCTGTACAGCAAGCATTTGGCAGAACTGCACGGGCGTCTTCATTTTTGGCGTTGTGATACTTCTTGAGGATCTGATAATCGGTATCAATGTCCGACATCATATTATCGAAAACATCAGCATCTTCACCGGTAAACGGGTTCACATACTTGAATCCATCCTCGCTGCAATAACGCTGGCTGCGGCAGCTCATGCTAATATGTCGATGACGACTAATCTGTGCCAGAAGTGCTCGGCTTACATCTTTGACGTAGAACGTAAAGTTGATGTGTTCAAGCACAGAATAGTGACCACTGGCTTTACATCCCTTGGCAATTTTATAGTCGTCAGTCATTGAAGAGTCATAACAAATACTCGCAGCTTCCTCCACAATATCTAAAGGATTCTTATCACTTGTAGGAATAACTCGCTGTGTATATGCGATCAAATCAACTGTCATTTAATCCTCCTTAATATTCGTCCTGCCAGTTTTCAGGAATGTCGTTCTCACCAATTACGATGCAATTTCTAGGTGCGACATTTAAAGTGTACTGACCATCTTGAACTTTAATCATTACGTTCATAATGGCGACAACTTTATGAATACTCCAAAGAACTCCTCGACCTTTTCGAGTTCTAGCTCTAAGAACTGTGTCGCCAATATGAATTTCTCTATTAAGAATATCGGTTACCATTTAATCCTCCATTACTTTAGAAGTGCAAACTTAAACCAATCTGGGAAGTTGGATACTGAGATCCCATACTTGACAAGGCAAGACAACAGCCACAACGCAATCATAATTCCGACCGCAATAAGATAATCCTTAAAAATCTTAATGAAAGCGATCCACATCTTAATCCTGTCTCTCATTTGCCTCACCTCTTTCAATCAACTCATCCACAGTAACCTCTCCACAGAGAACCTGTTTAAGCTGCTCTTCTGACAACTGATATGTAATCGGCTCTCCACACTCGACAGGATATCGAGCTAAGGTTCTATAATACTCTGCAAGGGCTCGTTCCTTACGACCCTGCTCACGATGGTCAATACCAATCATATCACCCCACCTCCTTCCTCAAGTTTTTCGCTCTTACCAGTCACGACATATACATCATCTTCAAGGTCTTCTTTGGGAATCATGACAATGTTTAACATTTTCCTGAATGATTCATTATCAGTTACGATAAAATAAAAAAATTCAGTTTCTGAAACTACTTCGCATGTAGTTCCTCTTTGAAGCCGAACGACTTCATCTATGCCAACATCTGCATAATAGTCCGTCCTGAAGTACATCCTCATTAGGACTCCTTGTAGGGTTCCATATCACCCTTCCAAATCTGGAAATAAGGATGTGCGTCAATGCCGTAAACCTGACCCTTCATGCCGGTACTGGTAATCTTGTAAGGCTTTCCGTCTTCAAGGCTATTGATAAAGTCCTGATACTGAGGACTCATCTTAAAGAAATCTTTCTTACCCTGAATTCTCTTTACCTTAATAGTGACCTCATCACCAATCTTCGGTTCCCACTCTTCAACTGGAATTCCAGCCAGAAAGTCGGGGCCACCGGCCTTTTTGATTCGCCGGGCAAGGATTCGTGCCTTACGCTGCTCTCTGCGCCGGTCTTCTCGATTCATCGAATTACTCATATTCTGTTCCTTTCAGCTTATCAAAGTAGGGATCGCCGTCTTGCTTCTCTAATAAGTTGAGCTCCCCGGCGGAGCCTACAGAATACAAACGAAAATTTTTAAAAATCTCAGCACCTTTAATAGTGGCTAGAGATGTGATTATGTACAATATATTGTGTTCTTCTGTGCCATCCGTAAGTTGAACTTCAAGTCGTTCTTTCTTTGGGATAGCTAGTTTTTTAAAATCATTCATTTTGGCATTATGTATGCTTTCTCATTTTTCCGATAGCAATCAAAAATATGTGCGACAACATCGTAGCATCTACTCTCAGAGTTATAACTACCAAGGATAATTCCACGCTCACCCATGCCCTGCCTTGCATAAACATTAAGGCTTGCTGTATCAATGATTGCCATACGGTCAAGATTTATAATTTCTCCGTCTTGCGTTAAAAGTAGCATTTTAAGTCAGCCCCTCCCGTTCAGCTTTCCACTGAGCGTATTTATCATAAGCAATCTTCTTAGCAAGTTCTCTATTCTCAGCGGTCACATAAATAGTCCATGCCATCCCATCATTGAACAAAGTGGACTCAAAATAATCAGGTTTCCACTCCACATCTTTGATATCTTCGACGTCTCTGTCAGAATGGAATACGACCCAATCCCCATTTTTTTCGTAGTGATAAATCTTCCAGAGCCCAATCGGATTTATGATACAATCCTCGTACTCTTCGACATCACCGTCGTAGGCTGCGGCAATTCTTTCTGCTTTTTCTTTATCCTCAGTGATGGTAATAATTCGATAGTCTGAGTATTCGCCTTCTGTCACTGCGTAATAAGTCTTCATAACTCCTCCTTAACCGTAACTCACTTCATTCTTATCATCTCGGAATCGTACAAACGTCGGGAATTGCAGAGACTCAAGGCCAGTCTTTTTGTCCATCGTGACCTCTTTGTACTTACATTCCACAATCTTGCCAATGTAATTGTCAGGATTTGCCCATACGGCAGCTCTCGTAACATCATCAAAACCAGAGCCGACACGAAGCTCGTTACCCTTGTAGTCAACAACAAGAGCGCCCATCGTACCAGCCAGACGGTTCTGACCTTCCTCAATCGCTGTGATTCGTAGATCAACAGTGTAGAATCGCTTGATTTTGAGACATCCGTTGTGACGAGCCCGGCGATAAGGGACATCCGTGTTCAACATAAGACCTTCCCAATCGTGCTCGACCGCATAATCAAGCCACTTTGGAATCACGTTTTGGTCTTTTCCTTCATAGACCATTGGAACAATCTCAATATTCTCAAGGTGCTTGCGAGTAATCTCTGCGCGAAGACAATTTAACCCAATACGGCGAATTTTATATGGGATAGTACACTTTCCACGGTCGAACTCTACAACAGGAATCACATCAAAAATCACAAATTTGATTCCAGTCTTGTCCTTGTTGTCAGAATTAAGTAGGCCTGTGCCATAACGAAAAGCCTCTCCGTCCGACATTCTTTCTGGGTTTTTGTAGATCAGCTCACCATCAAACACCCACGCATCTCGCCTTGAGGCGTCTCCATCGTATAGAGCAAGCAGGTCATTCTTTATATGGTCGAGTCCTTTAAACTTCTGTGCTTGCCGAGAGATGAGCTCGCCTCTATGCATGGTTCCCCGGTTGCCATTCATCTTCTGGCTTAAACTGAACCAAATGCCATCCTTCAGCTTTACCTTATCAATCGGGTATCCCTGCTGAACCTCCCAGACAGGAATAATTTCCTCGCCATATACCTTATTGATGGTAGCTGCTTCCACACTAATTGGCAGATTCTTAGTGAACAGTCGCTTCAGAAACTCTTCATATTCAGGATTTTTATGTAAATAATTCTGGATTGTTGCGATGGATGCATCAGAGCCGGTATTGTGACCAGCACCCATAATATAAAGGTATCCGCAGCTGAGATACTGAATGTCGATATCCGGCCTTACAGTTACCTTCTTGTTGATCTTTGCATCAGACAGTCCAGTAACAATTGCCGGGTCGAGCAGGAATCGGAAAAACGCCATCAGTTCATCAGCTTCATCTCCAAAATCTTTACGTGCATCCAGCAAAATGCGGGTCTTGTCCGCCTTCTTCTTTGCTTTCTGCAATGCCTTAACCATCGCATCAAGCTTACCTATGAGCTCTTTATCTGTCATAAAGCCTCCTTGCGTATCCTGTGTTATATAGTTATAGCTAATAAAGAAAGGCTTGTCGTTACGAGCAAGCCATTTCTTTCCCGTATCCTGTATTATATAGTTAAAGAGAGAATTTTAAGTCTCCGGGATAGAGACTTTTTATAACTACATTATACAGGATACACACATAATTGTCAATGCTTTTCTGCAAATTCTTTCCGTAAAAATTCCTTCAAGAACGTCCGCTTATATGGAACTCTCGAAGTCTTTACAGCCCGATCAAGAGCATGAGTTTCAGCACAAATCACACAATACTTCTTGGCACGAGTGATGGCCGTATAGAGCCATTCTCTCGTCAGCATCAGGTACGCAGAGTTGTCCATGCCAACAATCACATACGGAGCCTCACTGCCCTGCAACTTATGACAACTTAAAGCATAAGCAAGTTCAAGCGTTGCCCAAATGTTATTCCCACCAAAGTAATGAGGAATGAAAATCGTTCCCCACTGGTCAAAATCAACCAGGATAAAACTACTCTCAATCTTTCGGATAATGCCACGGTTTCCGTTAAACACCGGACACTTCTCTTCTTTTTTCTTTGTCTTGAGATTGTATGTATGAAGTTCATAATTGTTCTTGTTGATAATGACCTGATCACCCTCACGCAGAGTATACACCCTATCCTTGCCATCACCATAGATTGTGACCTTTGCTTCTGCTTGACCACGACTCGGATTCACAATTCCCTGAATAGCATTATTGACTTCATAAGTACAGATACTACCACGCAGTTTCTGTGGAAGTACAATCTGAATCTTCGCACTATCATTCCCTACCTTATTATATAAGGTACGGTACTGATTGATGATGTGGTTGAATGACTCACTTGCGTCTTTATAGATATCAAGCTCCAAATCACGAAGTTCACCACGAATCTCACTACCAGCCCAGCCATAAGGCACCAATTGCGTAGCATTACGAACCTTAATGCTCTCCGTGATAATTGCAGACTTTGCTGCCTGACGATGGATCTTAGTCAAACGAGCCACAGGAACAACCTTAGATGCAAGCATATCCTTGAAAATGTTACACATACCGATGCTCTCAAGCTGTCCGTCATCACCAATCATGATGAATCGCTTTCCGGTCTCGATAGCCTGAATCAAATCGTAAAACAATTGAGCGCCAACCATGGAGGTCTCATCCAGAATGATGATGTCATCATCCAGAGGATTGTCCTTATCGTGAACAAACCCACCGTTCTCGATGTCATATCCAAGGAGACGATGAATCGTCTTTCCATCCTGACCAGTAATCTCCTGCATACGAGCGGCAGCACGGCCAGAGAGTGCAGTCTGAGCGAAAGACTTACCACGAAGAACCTTTAGAACACCAGCGACAACGGTACTTTTGCCAGTTCCTCCGTAGCCTGTTAAGATACAGACGTTGCTAGAGCATACCTTTTTAATGGCATCTCTCTGCTCTTCGGTATACTCGATGCCAAGCGCATTTCCAGCCTCATTGATTGCTGCATCCATATTTCGACCAATCAGCTCAACAGGAGCATCCGCCAGACGCTTGATTTCCTTTGCAATACTATCTTCCAGATTCCACACTCTAGTTAAAGCAAATTCCTGACGGTCATCGCTCCACCAAAGTGTTTCACGTACATCATGCAGATGAAAAAGTGCCCTCTTGATGACCTCTTGGTCTCCCTCGTCCAATTCAAGTTCCTTGATACAGCTATTGATTGTCTGGTTTGCCGGGATAATAGAGTTACCTTCTTCAGCACGGGCGGCAAGAAAATGCATAACGTAAGCTTCGATTCTGAATTGCGAATTGTGCTTTAAACCCATATTTAAAGCAAGAGCGTCAGCTTTTTTCCAGCCGATGCCATACGCATCATCAATCAAGACATAAGGATTCTCCTCAATCTTTTTTACCAGAATGTCTGCACCGTGATACTGACGAACAAGCTTTTCAATAGCACTAGGGGTCAGACCGTACTCAATTAGCTTTGTGTACGCCTCACTGTTATCAATGTTGTTTTCATAAGCATCAATGATCTTTTGAGCTCGGCCTTCCGTAATACCACTAACAGTGCAAAGCGATTTGATATCACCATTCTTGATAATCTCATACGGATTTTCGAATGCTTCATAAAGCATCTCAAACTGATGGTCGGTCAGGATATAATGGAGAAAGCTTTTCTGTTCTTCCGGGTCAGTAATCTCTTGAAACTCATTCATGTAGATAATTTTATACTGATCACCAAACTTTTCATGATGAACATATTCACCACAGAACGAATAAGTTTTATTCATATCGAGGCTAGGAACGTTGCCTTTTAGCCGGAGGTCGCTGTATCGGCTCATAATAGGATTTCCCTGCTTGACTTTTACCACCTCGGCAGAGAAAGTGGCGAAGCCGCCGGGCTCCACCTCCTTCCCATCTTTCGGATAAAAGACTCGTTTTATCCTGATGTAGCAACGGATCATATTTTCATTAAATTTCTTATCTGCCACTTTACAACCCTCTTATTATGCACCTAATCTAAATTCTGTCAGTCCTCCGCACACTCTGCAATAAAACCATTTTGTGGTACGCTCGCATTGTTCTGCGCAGTCAAACTTCCACTTCTGAACTTTTCTAACGACGCAACAATTCGTACAATGTATCTTAATTACAGTTTTATCTTTGTACCAATCAATTTTAAACATAGGAAGCTCACAAAGAACCTCTCCGTCAATAGTATATAAAATACCATTCATTACTTTATCTCTCTATCATGCAGCCACTGTTTGTAAGGCTTCATCTTCTCAACAATGTACGAATTTTCTTTTCTCTTGCAAAGGATTGCAAGATCGCTGCCCTTTGAAATTAGACTTGAATATCGTGCATACTGAGATGCCCAACAAATCATTTCAACAATACCACCTGTCGTGTAAACATGTAAGTATGCAAACTGGTTACCACGTTTATCCTTCTTTTTTTGGATGTCTACGATGACACAAATAGCAGTTGCCTCACCGCCATCCTCTACAGTATCAAGACCAGCATCAATATAGGTACAAGCATCCTTAATGGGATTGCTAGTCAAGAACATTGAAAGGGTTTCAAATTCCCACATGTGCTCGTCTTGCATATACTTTTCAGCAAACGCCTGCATAAAGGCATTCCGCTTTTTGTCTTTTTCTTTCTTTCGATTCCATGTGTCCGCTTCCCAGCGCTCCTTTCTTACCTTATTATATAAGGCGAGTCTGGTAGGTTTGTCTTTAATAGAATCTGTGTCAATTCCGTATTCGTCTTTGAGAATAGAGATCTTGGGGAGAGATGCCATTTCGTGGAAACTCTTCTCTTTATACTCGTTCTCAAAAACCATATTTGCAAAAGTGATTAAGATTTTTCTCTTGTCCTTTGTTGGAATAGCTCCAGCCTTAATCAACTTGACAACATTTGAAGTGCCAATCTTGCCACCATTTGCTCTCTGAACAAAGTCTGCCAATCCAGAATATGGACGGTCTGCAATCACCCCTGATACGACACTCTCGCCCATTCCCTTAATGGCTTTCAAGCCAAACAAAATTGTGTGCTTCTCCGCATCGGCCTTAAATTCCATATCAGACCTGTTAACACTTGGAGGAAGGACCCGAATATGTAGACGGTCACATTCATTGATGAACACACCCATTTTGCCAGAATCATCTTCTTTAGTAATCATACACGCAGCCATGAAATACTCAGTATAATGAGTCTTCAGGTATGCTGTCAGGTAAGAAAGAAGCCCATAAGCAACTGCGTGGCCCCGGTTGAAGGAATAAGAAGCCTGTTTCAAGATCAATGCCCACATCTCAGAAATCTGATAATCGTTCCATCCTTTCTTGTGAAGACCATCTCTAAACTGGACCTCCAAGGATGCCATAACATCTTTCTTTTTCTTGCCAATGGCACGACGAGCATTGTCAACCTCAGTTTCAGGGAATCCTGCATAACGAAATACTGCCAGAGCCTGTTCCTGATAAAGAAGAATGTACTGAGTCTTGGCAAAAAGCTGTTTGATGTCAGGATGAAGTAGTTTGATAGTCTCTGGATGAAGCTTATTGGAGCAATACGTCGGGAAGCTGTCCTTAGTGCCAGGGCGGTTTGCTGCATTCACAACAATGATATCCTCGGCGTTGTCACATTTTGCTTCAACACACATCTTTCGAGCTTCAGCAGACTCCATCTGAAAAACACCAATTGTGTGTCCAGACTTATAAACTGCGTCGTAGACTGCCTTGTCATTCAGATCAAGATGGTTGATATCGACATCTTTCCAAGTAAGATGGGCCATCTTTAATGTGTCGTCAATCGTGTCCAAATTTTCAAGACCAAGAAAATCCATCTTAACTAGAGACAGGTCATCCATAGCATTGTGCATTTCAAGCTGACACATCTGATTACCTTCTCTATCCATACAGAGAGGACAATATTCAATAACAGGCTTAGGTGTAATCAAAGTTCCTGCAGCATGGCGACCCATACTCTTCGGTAAACCTTCAAGCCGCATAACGTACTTAAACCACAGAGGGAACTTATCATACACATTAGAAAGCTGCTCGCTCTTTCCAAGAATGTCCTTCAATAGAACTTCCTTCTCAACTTCTTCTCCGAGATCATCCAATGTTTTCACGGTCGGAATCAACTTAGCAACTTCATTTCGCAATTCATACGGAATCTGCATATAATATGGGCTTTCTGGATCTTCGTTCAGTACCTTGCCAATATCTTTGATAGCAACTTTAGTAGACAGAGAATTAAAAGTTGCAATAGGAGCAACACTCTCTTTTCCAAAAAGCTCTTCTGCAATAGAAACAAGTTCTTTGCGACGACGACGGCTAATATCAAAGTCGAAGTCTGCGAGACTCTTACGACCTTTATTTGCAAAACGAGAGAAGTCAAGATCCCAACGAACAGAATCAATCTGCGTAACGTTTAGCATAAATAGACATAGACAGTTTGCACCAGAACCACGAGAATAGCCACGAGGGATACCTCGTTCATCGGCCACCTTACAAAGCATATACAGCATGATGAAATAGTCGATGTAGTCAACATATTCCAAAACGTCAAGCTCCATCTCAATTCTGTCCCGCCGGGTTTGCTGTTCTTCTTTACTCATCCATCCGAATTTTTCATCGAAAGTAGAATAAACAAGGTAGCGTAGATAATCCAGATGCGAATCAAATTTACCTTCAATTTTCACTTCTGGCATCTGGTTTGGCTGACCAAGACCAATATCAATATCGTCAACCATATCTGCAATTTTCACAGACATTGAGCAGCCTTCTCGGATGAAGTCTTCATCAAACTGCTTTGAAAGTGTTCTCAGCACATCGTCTTCGGTCTGAAGATAACAGTCAACATAACTTTCTCCAACTTCTCGTCCTTCTCCAATTTCTACAAAAACTGAATGTGCATCAACATCTTCCTTGGAAAGCATATGAGCATCGGTTGTAATGGTATACGGAAGATTGTACTTTTTAATAAAAGCTGCAATTTTTGCATTAGCTTCAGCCTGATCTGGCGTATCATGAGACTGAACTTCCATAAACACGTCATCAAAGATCCATTTCAGTTTGTTCCATAACTGCCATGCCTCAGTCTCGTTTCCATCAACAAGCAATCTACTCATTCGACCAACTTGACAGGCCGTAAGACAGATGATACCTTTACCCCACTCGTTCTGTTCAATGATATTCAAAGAAGTTCGAGGCTTTTTATACATGCCATCAACGCAAGCATTTGAAACAACCTTAAATAGATTTTTTAAACCGGTCTCGTTCTTCGCTAATAAAACAAGATGGTAACGAGGTTGTTTATAGTCTTTTGTGTCAGCTTTTTCGCTTTGATTATCTACTTCGTAGACTTCACAGCCGATGATAGGCTTAATACCTTCTGCTTTACAAACCTTAACTTGGTCAACAAAAGAGTGCATCTTACCATGGTCTGTAACAGCGATAGCCTTCTGACCATTCTCTTTAGCAAAGTTTACAAGTTCCTTGACTGTAAGAATAGAGTCAAGTAACGAACCCTGCGCTGTATGTACATGAAGATTCACAAAATTATCTGGCATCTATTCTCCTTCCACCATTAAAACTGGTCGCGTTCCTTTAGACGCTTAATCCAGCGCTTGCGCTTCTCGTTAGCAATCTCATTCGCTTTCGATGTAAACGCCAAGATGCAATCCTCGTCATCATCATAGTATGCGTAGATACAGTTCAGCACATCACCGAATTCTTCTACGAGGTTTTCATAAGCCTCGTTAATGCTTACAGGTGTTGGATTCTTCATATCGATTGCACGATAAAACTTTATCGCAGCTTTCGACAGCTCAGAACCTTCCTCACCCATTTGAATGAGGATTTCCTTGCCATCAATATAATCAAGCACTCGTAAATTTTTATCTTTAATCATCTGTCTGCTCCTTATCTTCGATGGACACTCTCAAAGTTACAGTCTTACCGTCCTTTGTTGTCCATGTGTATCCACCAAAAGTTCTATTGTTGAACTGAGCTTCAGAAAGAAGCCAATCACGAACTGCCTCGATAGCTTCATCTGTGACACGAGTTTTATCTTTCCACTCTGTTCCATTCTTTTTAACAGTTCCTGCGTAAATACCAAACATACCACAGCTCACATGATATTCACTCATCACTCTTCACTCTTCACCCTATCTCCAAATTTAATAACGTCATCAAAAAGCATCACATAGTCATCGGTATACTTGTTGCCATGAAAATGGCCGAAGTACCAGAATGGTTTGCAATCGTTAGGATAGCATTCGTATATATTATCAAAGAATATTTCAGTTGACTGGTCTACTGTGCTTTGATCAATACCACCGATAAACAATCCAGTTGGAATGAACCGGAATGGACAGGTATGCGTGAGCATAACATCAATATCATCGATTTGAGGGTCATGTGTAATATTCCAGATCTTTTTCTTAGTCTTCTCATTAGGTTGCTCGTCCGGCCACCAATTATATCCCCACTCCAACCGATAATACTTATCTACAGAATAAGCTCCACCACAAACAAGACAATTCAGCATCTCTACACCGGAAAGAATCTTGTAAACCTCACCATCAATAGCGAAATACTGATTGGGATAATGTGAGTCATGCCACACCTTACCACAAATATCTCCACTGATTTCCTTTGTCCTATAGCCCTCCTTACGAGACGGGCGGCGCTCGTGGTTGCCATGAATACAAAACAGATTCGCAGGAATATCTGCGGCGATAGTCTTGATACTCCATTCACGAGGGTCATCCTTGCCGTAGTAGTTCAAACCGACATCACCAAGACAAATGATCCAGTCATTCTTTCCAAGATTACGTTCATGGCAAAACTTTTCCAACTCTAAAAAACGATTGTAATCACCATGAATATCACCTGTAATGTAAACCATTCATTCACCCCTCTCATAAACTCGCCAATGCCATGTGCTACCATCGCCCGGATAAAACCTATCGCAAAAGTCCTCAAAGCGACATCCTTCGCATGGATCATCTTTTGATAAATCTATCACTGGATGGCTTTGGCATTCTGCGATAAATTCTTTAACGTCTGCCTCAAACTGTTCAGTAGTTAGCATCGTCAATTACCCATTCGCTTGGAAGAATATCAAACGGGAACCTCAATCTGTCGCAAAAATGCCCATAGGGACACTGTAAACACGGCCACTCAGAATCACTTTGTTTTTTGCATTCTTCAATAAAATCACGGATCGCTGTTTCAAGTTGTCCAACAGTAGTCATTATCAATCAACTCTCCATTCTTCACAACCTTAGCCTTATCATCCCAATACTCATCAGCACCGATTTTGCGAGGAGAAGTGCCAAAATGTTCCTTCCACTCCGGCAGGCTATCATTGATGGCATCAAACTGAAGGCCCCAATCAAAGCAAGCCTCCATCGCATCATACAAAAGCTTTCCTTCCCGGCAAGTCCAGAGAATCAGACCAGCACCGTGTTTCTGTTCTTGAATTGCCTGGTAGATCACATTCCAGTTTGGTTCACCGATATCAGGATAATTATTCTCACAGAGAGTTCCATCAAAGTCGATAGCTATAGCACGCTTCCAATTTCCCATATCAAATCACCTCAAAATCAATAATCTGCGCTTGCGGAGTCACCTTGTTTCCATACTGATTCAAAGATAACCGGCATACAGCATTGATGTATTTTTCTTCTTGACCACCATAGAAATCATTGTTGATCCAGCCAATCATCCGACCATTATCAGCAAAGCACACAAAATCAATGCCTTTTTCTTCATCGCTGAACCGCCACATATTTCCGTTCTTTCCCATCGGCTTACAACTATCATGAGTAAGCGGAATCTTCTGAATAAGAAACAGTGGTTCAGGAATACCTGGTGCCCAAACCTTCTGCATTTCATGCATTTTCTTAACAAGTGTAATACCAAGCTGGTCGTAATCAAATACAAAATCAAATACCGTGGCATTATCCATCACGGTATCCTTTAGCAATTCATCACAATCTGTAATAGCTTTAAAGATATTTTCTTTTTTGATTCTTACGCCAGCTGCATTTTCATGCCCAGAAACGGATTCAAAATCTCCGGTATTTGTTAGAAACTTTTTGAAATCCTCAATCGGAGATCCATCTGGATTTCGCATTGAACCGCCATAAACACCAGGCTCATCAGCAAAATCTCGAAGTAACACACACGGGCGACTATACATTTCTGCCAACTTAATAGCCACCACGCCAGTCAATCGGCTATCCAATACTCCTGTAGAGTCACAAAAAAGAACCTTGCTCTTGTCTGCTCCGTTTCTCTTGATGGCCTCTTGAAGTTCCGGGATTGCTTTGTCCCTCATTTTATTCTGCTGATACTTGCAAGAGGAACACTCACGAGCCACATGCTGCGCCAGAGTTTCATCAATCGTGACACCAGCGTTCTTACCACGAGTCGGAGTGTACTGGAAAGTCTGTTCTTCACCGACCATTGCACGGAACATCCGCTTCTTTTGCTCGGATGAGCCAACACGAATCAGTGCGTTCATCATCGGAACGATGTAGAACTGAATATCATTGATGGTCGGATCACCCTTAATATTGAAGCTATTTGCTTCAACTAGGGCACAAATCATCGAATTCACAATACGTGCCAGGCCTTTCGTGCAAAGGCGCTTCGTCTCATACGAGTGCATATCCATGACATCACCGATGTTTCCAACAGCCACCAGATCAAGATACCTATCTGCAACGTCAGTCCAATTATATTCGTCAACAGCCTGAAGAAACTTATACACCACGCCAGCGCCAGACAATTCCCTATTAGGATATGTACCGTTCTGGTTGTTGACGATTACTGCGTAAGGATTTTCTCTATCACAGATATGATGGTCAAGAATCAAAATATCAATGCCCTTTTCACGGAGTTCCTTACACTGCTCAACGTCGTTGCTGCCAGCGTCAGGAATAATCAGCAAGGTAGTTTCAGATGGAACCTCAATTTCTTTAGAGAGTCCATGCTCCTTTCCACTATGATGTAGAACATTGATTTTTCCAAAATAACCAATCGTCTTCAAATACTGAAACATCATTGAAGCACTTGTGAATCCATCCACATCACAGTCTACAAGGATAGAGATAATAGACTTATTCCAGATATGTTTGTTCAACAGCCTGACAGCATCTTCCATGTTGTCCAGTTCCAACGGAGAATTCAAGCAAGAATCATCCAGATTCATGTAGGTCTTATAATCCTCAACCCCTCTATTCTCCATAATCGTTCCAACCGGGTCTGATAGGTCATTCCTACTTCCCTTCCAGAGTTTTACATTCATTTAATTCTCCTAACACAGTTCGCAACCAATGCCTTAAATTTTTCGGGATTGTCAGTCGGGGCTTCCTTTTCATCCAGAATCCCCTTATCGTCTACTACAGCATACACACTTACGCCATCGACAAATCGATTGGCGAGAGCCATAAGCTCACTAAGCTGAACATCTTTATCAAAAACAAAACAAATGTCAACACACAGACGTGTCAAAATTTCAATTTGATTTTGTGAAACCTTCTTGCCGCCTGTCGCCACGCAGTTGCAGACATCCATATTCCACATCTGCATGACAGACTTTTCAGCCTCACCAACATATACCAGACCTTCATTCTTAATGTACGGCTCTGTCTTATACAGGCCATACAGAATACGGTTTCTGGCACACGGCTCAAGATACAGATACTTCAATTCACCTTCTGGCGGCTTACCGAAATATCTTCCCTTTACACCAACCAGAGTACCAATTTCATCTCTAATTGGAATTGTGATTCTATTTGTCAGCTCATCAAAGCCAATCTCGAATTCCTGCTGCGTCTCATAAGATATCCCATCGTCAGCAAAAATCTGGTTCACATAAGGTTTGTAATAACCGAGGATGGCTTCGGAGATGGGGACTATCGGACGGTCATCCTCGTGTTCTTCACCTTCATTTTGCATGGCAATGAGCTCTTTTAGAATCAACATACTTTTAGGAAGGTCTTCCTCGAAGTTGTGATAGTAATCAAGTCCAACCCATTCGCAGATTTGCTTAATAGCTTTTGGGAAAGACAGTTCCAGAAAAAACTGGACGACAGAAATCAAATCATAACTGGTCTTTCCATTGGCAATATCTCGTGTGTAATCTACCGCAGTAAGATTTTCATTCTCGTAAACGCAGAGTGCCGTTCTATTGTCACCATCTGGATTTGCACACTGGTAATAACCAGTCTTGTGACTGATATGATGACAACCAAGCTCCTCTAGGATCGGCTCAATCTGCTGTTCTTCAAGAATGTAATTTTTCAAATCTGCGATATTTACCATTGTAGTTCCTTACTTTCTGGTGCAGACACCGACCTCTTTCCAGACATTCTGGTTCAAATTCACTTCAAACATGATTTTCTTCTTTTCGCCAAAACGGTTCTTATCGATGTTTCCAACGTAATACCGTTTATCTGGGTTTAGCCGATGAGCGCAGTCACCGCCCCATTCTGGGTCATGGGAGATGTACTGATACTTCGCGAACTTATCTTTTGGAATCTCCTTGAATAGAACCATCGTCCAAGCAACATGCTTAATCATTTTTGACTCAGCAATATTGTTTGAATTCAGCTCATCAGGAAGGTACTCATGAGCATTTTCAGCCAACTGGATGCTACCGTAAATAAAGATTTTCAGATTTTTCGCAATCTCTTCAAGTTCGGTGGCTGTGACCTTGAACGCTGCCCATTCACCAATCGAAGCAATATCGTTCTTTAGAGTATCGTAGAACACATACTTGACTCCCTGAGTGAGAGCCGCTTTCTGAATCTCGAACCGGAGAGACTTGTCACTGTAATCAGCTGAAACATCCTTTGCGATAATCAAGCCTTGTGATTCGCTCTCAATCCACTGGCAAACATCAAGCACATTGCGGTACTCTTCGCTTTCCTCGTAGACACGGGCGGTGAACTCATCAATGCTTTCTATGTATTCTCCGTCTTCGTTTTGCTTTCGGAAGATGAAGTTTCCATTTGCATCCCGGTACATTCCTAGGGTGATTTCTCGCTCATCCTTATGGAAACGATGACCATGCAACTCTTGAAACTCAGGATTATTGATGGCGGTAACCAGTAAGCAATACCGGACGGACTCAAGATCCATCTCATTTAGCAGCAGAAGTGCTTTTTGCTTTTGAACCAATGTGACGTATGCAACAATCGCCATCATGTATCTAGTCTTGCCAGCGTTAGATGGCATACCATTGAACATCACTGTGCCCAACTTTAACCCTCGGAACAAATCATTCATGATGGAATACTGGAATGGCAAGCCCATATCAGGAACGCTCAGACGTTCATTGACCATCGGCAGTAGACCGTTATTCAAAATCTCAGCATCATCGTTTGTAATGATGACGGTATTGATCTTGTCAGCCTTACCACGAATCAGTTTGTAAATGTCCTGAGCACCAAACATTTCAAACTGTCGATGCTTCAAGATTCCTTCAATGTTAAAACCGTTTCTCTGATACTCACGAAGTAGCGAATATTTCTTCAGGATATTGAAGTATCCCTTGATATCATCGTCATTCGCAAGGCTCATGTAGTATTCAATGGTTGACCAGCCCTTCAGCCGCTTGTATTGTGACAATCTGGACTCGTCTTCAGCCATAAACGTTAAAACAGACGTTTTATTAAATTCTTGAGTCCGAGTTTCGTAAATAATCAACGCTGCATCGTAGAAAAATTTTGTTGCTTCATCGGCAAAATCGTACTTGCTCTTGACATAATGCCCATACTCGACCAAATAGTCAGGATGCTTGTAAATTGCGCCAACAAATAGAATTTCGTTCGGGATATTTGAAATGAGTTCCACTCATCCACCTCCCTCTTTTATATCTCATCGAGAATTGCATTTATATCAATTTCATTCTCGTTTTTACTCTGTTTCGGTGCTGTTTTCATCCGTTTCAGTACCGTTTCAGTCAGATTTTCCTTCGTTTTGTCTTCGCTTTCACTGCGAATCGAAGCAAGTCTTTCTTTTCGTTCGAGATAACTAGGGTATTGAGCCAATAAAACAGCCAAGTCGTAATTCCATCGCTGACTCATATCACAGCCCTTTGCTTCTTTCTCGGCAATTATTTTATCTAGTCGGGGTTTCGCTAGAACCCACATATCGTAAAGTTCTAGCGGAGGAATAGAACCTCTATATTTGTAATAATTACCGGAAATCAACTGTGTAAGTTTCGAGTAGAAGTTGCCAGGAACAACCGCCGGGGCGTATATATCTCGAATATGGTCGAAAAGAATCTTTTTCTCTTCCTGTTTGATATGTGCAAGCTCACAATTGTGGTCTTGCTCTCTCTTTTTGGAAAGAAGATCATCGACCTTTTTATCCGTAGTGTCATTCACTTTGTCAAAAAATGCCCTTAGTAGGTCATCTGTCCAAGGGCGTTTTTGATTTTTCTTTTTTTCTACAAAACAATCCTTATGATAAAAACCAGTCTTGTCATAGAAAAACGTGCTACGGTCTCGCTCGATGAAAATGTTCTTCCCGCAAATCTTGCATTTACGGGTTAGTTCCATTAAGCCAGTTCCTTCTCCATGACTGCGGCAACCTTCTTCAGTTCCTCAATATCAGTCATAGAACGGAATGCGGTAGACAGGCCAGCCGCCTTAACAGCCTTCTGTGCGGCACTCTTTTTCATAGGAGAAGCGGAAGCAATCAGGTCATTCAGCTTTGCCTTGATGTCATCCATAGAAGGCTCTTTACTATCGGAACTCTTATCTGCCGGAACATCATCCGGCTCATCGTTTTCGATACCAAGATCACGCATACTCAGCTTAACCTCAGTCTTAACAGCATCGTTTAAGCCGTTTTTGATGACGTTCTCCCGATTCTTTGCGCTACTAGAGATAATATCCTGATACTCAAGCAGGGTCAGATCCTCAACGACCTCACCGCCCTTATGCATACCGGTACGATCCTTATCGAAGAAAGCGAGCTGCTGACCATCCTGAAAATACAGGCGGAACTCAGTATCAACGTTGTACTCCTGACCAGCAAACCCATCAGGAATCTTACGACCAGTAGGCTCACTTACGATAGAACCATTCACAACCTTAGTATGCTTCTCGTCCTTCTCTCGGCAAACAACGATGTAGTTCACACCAGATGCATTCAGATCCAAAATCAGAGACTGACCCTTGAAGTTCAGGGTATTGAAATCCTTGAGCTCCATGCCAGCACCCTCAATCTTAACTGCCTTTTCATCACCGGTCAGACCCTGAGATGCAGCCTTAACCTTGGCACGCTTCTGCGAAAAGGCGGTGAGGCCCTGGGTAGCAGTCATCTTGAGGATGGAAGCGGAGTCAACAACCAGAGCGTCTGCACGGAACGGCTTGCCATCTGCATCCAGATAAACATCTCCATTCTCATCCTCAATATCCTCATCGTTGGTAACCATCTTGATATAATCCTGAACCTCTGCTAGAGACTGTGTGTAAACAATCAGCAGATTATCAGGATTCACACCATTGACTTCCAGCTCCTCGGTGTAATTATCAATAGAACCATTCTCGGTATCCAAATACAGAACACGGAACGGCTTACCGTCTGCATTCTTCAAATAGCACAGCTGCATAGCAGTACGAGACTTACCAGTTCCCTGTTCGCCATAAATCAGCATATGAAGCTTCTTACGAACAGCAGATGCCTTACGAATCATAGCCATATATGTAAATTCCTCTCTAAATCTTTTCTTTTATTAAACTTTCAAACACTCATACCATGGATCACCAGTCTCAACTGCATGAGCAATATAATCCAACTGGCGGGTAATGCCATCCACACTATCAGCCAGAATATCCTTACACCCTACCGGAATAGCATTATCATTACATTCCGCATAAGCTATAGCTTCTTCAATAATCTCAGGATGCGTAGTAAACAAAATAGACATCATGGGAGAATCTTCTTCTGGCTCTTTTTCAAGCGTCTCAATATAAACAATGTAAAACTTCATGCCATTATAGGCAGTATATTCAAGAGTGTTTTGCATAACAAAGCTCCTTGTGTATCCTGTATTACTTAGCTAAGACTAAAAATTACACTCCCCAGTCATCCTCTTCCTCGTTTACAGGAGTTGCAGTAGACTTGTTAGAACCACCCCACCAAGAAGTGTCGTTCTCAGCAGCCTTGCCATCGAAGTCCTTCTTTGCCTGAGCGTTGGCAGCAATTTTTGCCCGTGCCTCAGAGATATTGTCCTCAGTGTAAGTGGGCTCCGCATCCTTATCACCAGGATTCGGATCAAAGGAATCAGGATTAACACCCTCGATATACAGCTTGCGAACTGCCGGAGTGCCCTGACGCTTCATCTTGTTAGGACCACCCCAGATATTCTCAGTCTCAACTTCCTCAACCTTCTGCTGATTAACGATGGGACCAAAACACTCGAAGCTAGTATAAGGCTTCAGACGCTTACGAATAGAATCAGCTAGGACCTTATTCTGAGCGTTTGCCTTATAATCAATGAAGAACTCTGCATCCTCGATGGTGTTATAGTTTACGATCTTCGCATCGACAACTACCTCATCGCACTCATCGCTCTTGCGGCAACCAGTGTAAACAATGGTCTGAGTAAACAGAGCCAGCTCCTCGAAACCATCTGCATCAAAGTCAATTTCCTTAGAACTCAGAGACACCTGAGTAGGAACGAATCGGATCTGGTGCTTTTCGTTGTAAGTGCTGTACTCGATGTTACCACGGACATACACGTTATCACCGTCATGCAGGTTCTCAGAAATCTCCTTGGCCGCATCGAAATCGGTCAGAGTCTTGTTATCATTGATAACCTTACCAGACTCATTCGTCTTCTTGGTAACACCGACCTTAACGCCAATCATATCATAGCCTTCCGGTGCAACATAAGTCAGACGATCCTTCCAAGCGACTTCCTTCTTATCCTTTTCGATGCCCTTGTCCTTATCGGCACGGCGGAAGAAGTAAACCTTATCACGAGGCATACCAGCCAGATCAACATAGAAAGTGTTTTCATTGGAAGTCTGAATGCCAAAGCTCAGGACACGGCGCATAACACCACTCTTAGTCTCCTTCTCGTTATAGAAGTTACTACGCTGGGTGCCGGTGACCTTACCAGCCATCTCAAAAGAACCACGGGTCTGAGGAAGATTAAAAATTCTATCTGCCATATCAAGTCTCCTTTATGTAATTTTGTTTCACTGATAATCACTTATGTTTCTTTCTGCTGTCTTAAATCAATTCATGCACTGTTCATTCTATGTATTATCCTCCGTCTGGCTTATTGATGACTTATATTTCATACGGCGTTTACCGTTAGAAATCATCCTTTAAGGGATTATGTAAAAACATCGCACCGAGCACTACTGGGAGCCGTTCTGAACATTCAGGACACAGATCAAAACTCAAACATGAACCATCAAGTTGGCTACCATAAGAATATTGATGCTCAAAACTGATTCCCTGCTCGCTACCTATTGGCTTGATTTCACGACCACACCAGTTGCATATTTTCTTACATGTATTCATACGGCATCACCCCATTTTTAATATTCTCTATCACGGAACATCTTAGATTGAGCACGAGTCAATCTGTTGTTCCGACCATACTTAGGTCTGAATGCGGACTGCAGCTTGTTGTTTGCGTATTCGAGGTCACTCTCCAGAATCTTCGCAGCTTCTTCAATATAATCTCGAATGGCACAATACTGGTTACTGCTGATGCAGTGTGTCTTTAGATAATCAAGCATCTCGACTGCCTGATTTTTCAAAAGAAGCGTATCTTCAAGCTGTGTCTTGCGCCGTTGGAAGAAATCTATATTCAACCCTGCACCTCCCCTTTCTGCAGTCTTTCAAGCGTTGGACGAATCGTTCTCTCCCAATGCCTTACAAATCGCCAATTAAGTAATTGTCCGCAACGTGGACAGAAGTTATCAAGATTTGATAGTGTGTAATAACAAACCGGGCACTCATAACGTTTATAAACATCATCATAAAGAGGCTCTTTATAATCTGTTCTAAACTCATAAAGCTCCGCTTTTGAAAGAATGATTTCGAGAGCCTTTGTCAAATGTTCACGAGGACACCACATTCCGCCTTCCTTGCCAAGTCGGATTTGTTTCTCTACAATTTCCTTTGCTTGGTCGAAAGTCATGTTCTCAATTTCTTTTTTCTTTGCGTGCATCCAATCTTTCATAACACACCACTTTCAGCAAATGCATAATTGTACTTTGCATTCTTATCCATCCACACGCCCCAATCCATCTTATGTTGACACTCTGGACACTTCGGCTCAAGCTTCTCTAATTTTGTCACACAAAACGGACATAAATATGTGTCACTTTTCTTATGAAAAATTGGACTCGCCGGAAGGCTCAAGGAACCGGAATCAATGGTTACATTGATAGGAATTTTGTTGTTCATCGTGTCACCTCTTGTTTGAATTAGCCTTTTATGAGATTTAGTCTTCTGGAAAATGCTTCTTTGTCACCGCAACGCAAAACGGTTCAATTTCAGATCCCCAGATAGCAGTACCATCACCATACGTACTTTCAAAGACAAGCGGAAAGCCACCAATTCCATCGAAAAGACTGCCAAGCGTGGGATTTTCACCAATATACGGTTTCATCTTCTGGCAAATCCAATACCACTGAGGCAACGCAATCGAGTTTCCGAGTGCTTTGTAACGAGGAGAATCGGCAGGTTTGTGCTTTTTACCATTCTCATCAAACCACTCGCCAATATCGGTCCATCCATCAGGAAAACCCTGTAATCGTTCACACTCAACAGGAGTCAGGCGGCGAACAATCCATTGCAGATTCTTCGTTTCCTTCTCTGCAATCAAATCAGTAGCATCCTTGTAGTCACGAGATTTCATCGTACTAGCTTGTTCACTTTCCTTGTATTCACCAATGCGTTGCATTGCAAAGGTTTTCTTTTCAGCAACAAGCGGCATATTATTGCCACCAGTTCCCCATTGAGCCGTACAAGCCGGACTTGTATTACCTTGCTGGGTGTATCGAGCATCTTGACTATGGCTCTCAAATACAATTGGTTGATGACCATGCTCTTGTGCTCTTATTGTTCCTACAATATCGTAAGAAACATTCATTACACTACCGCCCTGATCATTCAAGACACAAATCTTTTGTTTTGAATTATGTAAAGAGGTGTTGTCTGCCAAACAAATTAACGTTTGATCTTGCAATGTAGAAAGCGTTGCACTCTTCTCGGTCTGTACCAGTGCGCCTTTGCCACCACCTTCGCATCCTGAACGAATCTTTAAAGTGTAGGCAACAGCATTACGGTCAATAGTGTTTATAGTAAAAGCAGTATCTTCTTTTACACCAGTCCCGTTCATGTTGGTTTCTCTGTCAATCATGTTTCCGACAATACAAAAGCTTTTTTCTCCCACCACTCGATCATCTTTAGCAGTGCATTCTTCAGTAATTCTGGCAAAGCTTTGCCACGTCGGGATGCTCTCGTCAGGATTCCCTGGCACGCCCGTGCGCTCAAATAGTATTTCTGCGGCACGTTGTCCTCTAAAATCCATGACAAGCGCGATTCTTTGACGACGTTGGGGCACTCCCCAATATTGAGCATCGAAGAGTCTCCATGCCAAAGACCATCCATTACCGGAAATTGCGCCGGATTTAGACCATTTTCCGCCTTTTCCCGAAGGTTTAGGAATTGTAGCGTCTGCTTCGACGATGTGTGCAAATTCTTCCAAGACACATCGGAAGTCTTCTCCGTTGTTTGAGGAAAGTGCTCCTCTAACATTTTCCCAGATTGCAAATTTTGGACATTCTCCATTGGTGGCATCCCTCATTTCCTTTATCACACGAATCATTTCCATAAATAGACCAGACCGTTCTCCAGCCAAACCTGCCCGCTTACCGGCAATAGAAAGGTCTTGGCTAACAAGGTGAACCACCAGTGATACACGAGACAGGCTCAATCTTAGAACCATCAATCTCGCAAATACTTCCATAATGTTTCACCAAACCACCTCCTTTTAGTATCCTGTGTTACATAGCTAAATCTTCGAAAATGATCGAAAAATAATAGACGTATTAACGTCATATTATTCATTCGCTTATAAAACAAAAGTTCTAGCGGGTTTTATGTATGCCCTTTGGGGCTGGTGGGACAGGCAAGATTTGAACTCGCGACCAAGCGGTTATGAGCCGCCAGCTCTGACCAACTGAGCTACTATCCCATGCAAACGCCGACTTTCGTCGGCGCGATGCCAGTGGAGGAATCGAACCTCATCTCTCGGTGTTTCCGAGCGCTTTTACCATTAAGCTATCCAGCCGTATACCTCAGAATTTAATTCCCACTATCAAAGCTACGTCGCGTTCCAATATGATCACTCTTGGCAACCATGTCGTAACATATAGGTTCCTTTCGGCTCTGAGTAACCGGTGCAGCGTCAGGGGCTGCGTGTGGAGCGACTGACGGGGAACGATCCCGCAACATTCAGATTGGAAATCTGACGCTCTACCAATTGAACTACAGTCGCATAAGAACCAACCTAGCAACTGGCATTACTAGGCTGGGATACTCGGCTTACAAAGGTCAACTGCACTCTTTCAAGTGAGCCGAGAATAATTGACATGGAAAATTTCGTTAGCCCCTTTCGGGATGGTATTTCGCACAGGCGCGGCCGGGACTGACCGCTTAAAATCCCTACCCATACGAAATTGGAGCAGCGAAAGGTAATCGAAACCTCGTCCTCAGCTTGGAAGGCTGATGTACTAGCCGTTGTACGACCGCTGCATGAAAACCCGACTTACAAAGCACTACTGCACCATCACTGGCGAGTCGGGAATAATAGTGGTCAAAGGAGTTCAACCATGAACAACAACGATTCATGACCGTGGTGCGGATAGTGGGCATCGAACCCACACGCCGAAGCACCAGATCCTAAGTCTGGCGTGTCTGCCATTCCACCATATCCGCATATTGCGCCAGCAGGGGTCGAACCTGCGATGGAGGAGTCAAAGTCCTCTGCCTTACCGCTTGGCGATGGCGCATCATTTACCCAGCTTGCTATGCCACACTGCTCTGTTTCCAGAGAGCTGGGAATAATGTGAATGAAAAATTCTACATGCCCTTTCGGGCTGGTCCGAGTGACAGGTCATGATCCTGCGGCCTCATGCTCCCAAAGCACGCGCTCTTCCAACTGAGCTACACCCGGATATTAGTGCTACCGACCCGACTTGAACGGGCACGTCGTTGCCGACAGGAGATTTTAAGTCTCCGGTGTCTGCCATTCCACCACGGTAGCATATCAAAGCTGTCTGTCCAGCAGTCAACCGTCTTTCCGAGTTGCCAATATTCTAGCACTTACCCATCTGGAAATGGGTTGGTAGCCCTACTCAGATTTGAACTGAGAATTTTACAAGGTTTGAGCTTGTTGCGTATGCCTAATTCCGCCATAGGGCCATATCGCCGGTCTTTCCCGGCTGTCAGCCCCGCGCAGGGCATTTTCGGAGGAAGAAAATATCTTAGTTATTCGTGCCGATTCTCATAGAATTCATTCCGTAACTGAATAATACCCTTCTTGCAAAAAGATTCCTGGTCTTTCTCTCGTTGCTCACGCATCCAACCATAGAACAGGTTATCCTCAGCAGTAAACAACTTTGCGGTATTTTCATAATAGCCACGCTTCTGAACGCTCTGCATAACACCACGCAAGAACTTCCAGTGCTTATAATAAGGAAGCTTCAGCTTAAACATAAAATTGTTGTTATCTCTCAAAACAAAGCCTTCAATATGCTCGATGCCATGGTACAGATAATTCTCATTCATGACTTCTTCATACCAAGGATAGAATTCACTCCAGCTCTCAAAGATCTTAACCTTCTCCTTAATCTGCAAATGACACTTTTCAGCAACACGCTTCAGATCATCGTAATCCATCACACTGAAGTTCATATCATTCGCAACAATATCCAGCAAAACAATATGTGGTGTCATGTATTCGATGATATGCGGGTCATTTACAGGATCAATCACTTCAAAAATGACTGAACCATTCTCTTTTGCAACTTCCTTCAGATTCTTACGGTCTTCATCAGAAGTCGTATCCATGAGAATCTTTCGGAACATATCTGCAAAAGGCCCTTCAGGAGTGGATTTACTTGCAATGAACAGACCATCCTGTTCTGCATCATACGAGACAATGCCAAGAAATCCGTTTTCCTTCAGATATGCAGTCACCGGGAACTTCAAAGTGTTCTGTAGGTTTCCAATTCTCGTTTCATTCCGCTCATCGACCGCAAAGAACTTATCATAGCTTCGAGCTACAATCTTATTCGTCTTTGTGTTAATGAACAATCCCCTTGCTTTGGTAGAAACCTCATCCCAGTGCTTCTTATAAAATGCTTCACGAGAGAAGTTGAAAGAAGAAATATCTCCGAATCGCTTCTCAAACACATATTTGCTTTGACGCATCTTACTGACAAGTTCTGCGTTATCGAACTCAGTTTTCATTTCAACGGCAGTTTCAGTCTTTGGCTCCTCTTTTCGGAACACATCATTCTTTGTTTCTACACATTTGATTGACTGACCATGTTCAAGTTCCACGCAACGGAGATATCCACCAAACTCGATTTTTCCTTCGAGGTTGTAGCACCGATGCCCCATATCAATAGGAACATCCTGCACATTTCGATGACCGAAGATCTGAATGTAGCTATCTGGCATCGATTTTTCCCAAGACTCAGCCACGGTTAGCATATCAGGATAGCGACCTACACCTTTAATCATCTGGTCAGCAGATACAGAAGGAAGAAAATAAGGCAGATAACTCAAACCACCGTGGCTCACGAAATACCGCTTCCCATCATACTCAAAGTAGGCACATTGGCCAACTCTGGAATAGATCTTACGAGCAGTGTTCTTATCAATACCGGCTTTAAAGAGCTGCGGACGAGTGTAGTTTGCAAACTCTTCACTCTGAACCGGTTCATCATGCCCCCACTTGTTCAGCCAACGCTCGTGATTCCCTTCCAAAAGGATCACATTCTTGCGGTTGTTGTTTACAACATCACACAAGAACTTGAATACCTCAACGTTTTCAATGCCACGATCAAGATAATCACCAACGAAGATATAAAGTTCGTCGTCCTTCATCTCACCAAGGTATTCACTTAAACAAGTATAACAGCCATGAACATCACCGATGACATGAATCTTCTTCCACTGGTTGAAGTCATTCGGACAGTAGTTCAAATCGGACATCACATCCGTAGTAGAAGGAAGAACTGTCACGCCAGAAGGAACTTTTTGAGTAGCAAACCGAGCGTACATCTTATCAATAGCCGCTTCAGGAACTCGCTTCAGCCATTCTCTCTGAGCGTTTCTTCGTTTGCATTCCTCGATCGGAAGGTCCGTCATGTTAATAACATACATCCGATAACGATACTGTTTTGCAAGATTCTTATAACGATTCATTTCGACCGTCTTGGAATTCGTTGCATCAATCACGGTAAACTCGCCATGACTCATACGCACCTCAAGCAGTTTGAAAAGCATCTCCCATACAACATCATCATTCTGCGGAGAAATCTCCATCTGCCCAGCAGGTGTTTCCTGTGCGCTCTGGCACATAAGGCGAAGTGTATCAGCACTCAATACGTACTGCTCAAGATTATGCTCTTTAATATAGGTGGACTTCCCGCATCCGGGTGCTCCACGGAAAAGAAGCAAAGTTCTCATTACTTTCTCTCCTTTTACTTAACGCATTATCGTTATTTATTCATTTCCAATTCTTCATAAAATGTCTATTTTAGTTCAACTCTTCCAGCTTCTTCATCAGCTGGTCTACGTCCATATCTTCCAGCTCCTTGTCCTTCTTTTTTGCCACAATCTTCATAATCTTATCGCGCTGCGCCTTCTTCTCGGCTGCATCCACACGAGCCTCAGATTCAGCCAGCTTGACAGACACGATATACTTGACCAGCTCAATCTTGTTTGCCAGTTCGGTATCTTCGGCACTCTTAACAGCCAGCAAGGAGTCTTCGTCTGCGGTCTTCTTCTGACGATTCAGGGTCTTAAAAATCGCATCTAGTGCCTCGACACTCAGATCCCACAGATCTTCAACAGTCATAATACCCTTATAGTTGAAGCGATAGCGATTACGGGTTGCAATTTCAAACAGATTCTTTTCCATAATAATTTCTCCTCTTAAATAACAACTTTCAGAACCCGCTCAGTAGCGCCCTGAACCTTGACAACAAAGGAATCATGTTTCGTCTCAGAGAACCCAACGCCGGACAGCTGGTCATCTACCGACTGAACTGCCATCTGAGAACCAAGAGCCTCAAATACTCGCTTATGCTGTAACAGTTCCGCCTTCAGGAATTCATTGTAGAAGCCATTGGGCTTTTCAGGGTTAACACAATCCTTGAGCATGAAGAAGTAGTGACGGTTGCCATTACCAGTCTGTTCATCCCAGTAGTTCGGAGAGTACATCACCACAGACACAGGCACGAACTGATTGGAATTTACACCCCAGATCTCGCGGGTGCTAGTAGAACTGGGCAGCAGCTCCTTGATAGAGAATTTGCCATCCTTCAGCGTGACTTTTGCCACGGCGACATTCTGACCCTGATGCAGCGGCTTATCATAGTTAAACGAGTAGATGTTGCCATCAAATTCGATTTCAGCACGGAAACCAGTTTTACCACCACGATTAGCGTAGCAGTTTACATAGAAGCTGTACTCGCCCTCCTTCATCTTTTTGATGTCAGGCCAGGTGATATTCTCGACCGCAGCTTTACCCTGATTAGGACAACGGATATCAACATCTAGGCGGCCATCAGTACAAGGATCCCACTTATCGCCATAATAGATATGATTCTTATCAGGTTCAATGCAATGAGCATCCTCATCGTTTTCATCCCATTCACCCGACACATCGTTCCACTGGATCGAGAAACGCAGCACACCATCCACCTTGCCGCCAGCAGCCTTAACGTTTTCGCGAATATCACTGTCTGCCATATTACCTGTATACGCCCAACTGAAACCATTAGGCCACTTGAACATGCTCGGCGCACTCTTATCCTGCGGTGCAATCAAAGACATCATATTCTTCTCAAAACGATTCTCCATGAACAGTTCTAAGCCAGTCGCAGTCGGAAGAACATCCCTGATGAATTTGTCGATACCGATTTCTTCTGCACGGCCAAACTTCTTCGGATCAATCGCAACAGTCTTAGCCATTGCCTCAAACGGATTCACAGCGCCCATCACACGAGGGGCAGCATCACGGTTGCAGAACATGATGTTGTTGGTAGTAACATCATCCAGAGTGGCGAACCGACGACCCAGACTGCTCATATAGCCAAGTTCGGTGACAGTCTTCTGTGCATCTTCCAACATCTTCTTGGTGAAAATCGCCTTAGGACGCTTATAGTTTGCAGGAGCAACAACTTTCTCGAAAGCAGTAACGGCTGCATCCACGTTCATACCCTCACTCAGATTTACCAGCAAAGTACCGATAGCGGTGTTACGGATACGAAGCTGTCCCATATCGCTCCACGCCGGTGCCAACCAAACATAAGCGGCCTTGTTCTCAGTCGGAGTATTGTCGTATTCGATTTTGTTAGTCTTGAATACCTTGACGGCGTTTTCAAATTCCTTACCACGATACAGACTATTCTGTGCAATCAGCTCCAGAACAGTATCAACAGCATCCATGGTCAGTTCTTCCAGAGAACGCTTATATACGTTTGCGGAATCACGCCACTGAGCCATCTTGGTAGCAACGTCATCAGGCCGCACAACGAAACGCTGCGGAATCTTGACTGCGAAATGGTCCCAAGTATGCACATCCTTGTGATTTTCATCGTACTCGTAGTTCATCTCGGTGCCGAACATATCGCCAGAACCAATCATATTGCGACTGACAAAGTACGGATTCACAATAGTGCGGCTCTTCACATAAGCATCCAGAGCGTCCACAACAGGCTGATACTTGACAGACTTTGCATCAAAATCCCACACAGTAATCATTTTTCCATCATCAAACGCTACTAGCTTGCCGATATTCTTCACGAAACGGCGGCAGCAGGAACAGTCATACTCGCGCCGCTTACGGAACAACTCATTCGTGCCAGCCGGGAAGCTGTCGAGATACAGATTGTACAGTTCATCCTCGTCTGCATCGGTGATAAACAGAGGGTTTTCGCCCTTCACCATCTCATTGAAGTGGTCCTGCAGCAGTGCACGAAATTTCTTGAAATCAGACATTGTTATCATTCTCCATTCAAATACTATTTTCTGTATCCTGTGTTATATAGTTACCATGTTAAAATCAAGGGGCCGAAGCCCCCTGTTTTTAATTTTTGTGGAAGTATTCGATCCAGCCCTTGTATCCTTGCCGGAAACTAATGTAGGCAACCTTGCTGCACTTTCTTCCGATAATGTCCGCAAGAGGATCTTTACCATTTCCGAAACTAAGTTCTGCAAGATTAAATTCTGGATGAGTTTTACAGTAGTTATAAACCTTGACATACTCGCCGTTTCTGGTCAGATGTCTTCGATCTAAAGCCTTTGAATGATATCTTCTTTCGAGAATATCATTCAAGCGCGTGAAATAACTATGAATTGTGTTTGTAGACATTCTTGAATCACTGTCTGCACCAGTTCTATCCTCTGTTTTGCGAAGGATGTAATCACCATTTATGACATAAAACGTTCTGTATCCACCCATATTTGGAGCATCGTATTGTTTCATTTCATAACACTGCTTGATGATATTCATCAATCTCGCGTCAACACCGGTCTTATTCAAAACAGTACGTGATTCAAAGTCAACATCGTTAATCGTCAGATTAGAAACTTCTTCAGAAGTAAGGCCAATCCAGTACAGCGCAGCAATCACATTCATACGAATCTGATATGGTTCTTCATACTTATCCAAGAAATCAACAAACTCATCAACTGACGCAAAATACTTGTCCTCGTACATATTGTCTGAACTCACATCGCTCTCCGAGAATTCAGCTAAGTCATACATGCTCGCTCGATCCTCACTTTTGATGTACCCTGTAATTATCGACTTTACATTTCTGAACGACCGACTTGAGTTCACCCAATTGTATTTAGCAAACATCTTTACAAAATCATCTTTTGTAAAGTCAAACAACTCATACCCATGTTCAGCCTCATAGTCCATAACGTGACGCAGTGTCGATATAACAAACTCACCGCTTCTATCAGAATACTTTTCGGCAAAAGCTTTGATTTTTTCTTCAGTAAGCATAGTGGCACACTCCTTCTTATTATGTAGTGTACCATTAAACCTGAGAACAAATCAAGCAAATGCGGCAAAATTCTGAAATTCCATAGTATGTTGTACGCCACTCAGAAATGCTGCGAGCAAAAATGGTTCATCTTTGCACCTTGCCATTGCAATCATATTCATCTGACGCTCCGACAAAACACCAAGTTTCTTGATGAACTGTCCTTTGTTAAGTGTATCAGTCTCTTCGCAGAGAACGATACTATCAACCTCTAGGAACTCACAGTCTTCCTTTGAGAGTAGAACATGAACCGGAGAACGCTTATATATTCTTGAAGATAACGGATTCCCCTTGATTGTTGGGCTGAAGAGGTTACGCTTGTTGTTACTTGTCACAACGAACGGTCGAATGCCGCGTTGCTGATGACCTGTCGCATTGGATAGATCAACCAACCAAACCTCTCCGACCTTTGGGTCAATATTGTTATCCATAGTCATTCTCCTCTACAATGATGTAGCTCCGTTCCATAGCTACATTATACAGGATACAATTACAGAAGTCAAGAGGTTTTTGAAAATATTTTTAGTGCCCGTACAACTCAGGATTCTCTGATACGAACACACTGGTATTATCGAAGATCATCTCATACGCTTTCTCTGCACAGCCAGACCTAAGTTCAATTCTCCTTACTTCATGGCATTTTTTTCGCAACTCGATGTGACTCTCATTTCCGAAGAACCCCACGCCATTAACAATCCCACCCGTCTCTACGCCAATGTCGTCAATCTTTTTGCAGATCATGTGAATATCCACACCATTACAAACAAAGCAGACCCACACTCGCTTTTTTCTTATGTACTTTAAAAAATCATCAACCCGTATAACTTTCAAAACCTTTCTATCGCTCATCAAGAATAACCGCCTTCCGCTCACACAAACAACTTTCAAGATATATTATACACAGCCTTTTGTTTTAGTCAATATATTACACATCTTTTTGTTGTATTATTTATCAAAATTTTAGATAACGCCATTCACTCAGCATCATCCACAACCAACTTCGAATCATAATAGAACCTATGTGCGCCAAATTGTCCAGCAAAGGTTGCTCCACGCTCGTGCCAACTGCCGGGAGCTGCAGTCGGGGTTACAAACCATTGAATAGGTTTGTTTGAAATTTTAGCGCCATAATCAAACACCATAGACACGGCCAGTTCGTTCTCTGCCGTCACCTTCCTATTATATAAGGTACTGTACCCATACTTCTTGAAGACCTGTTGGATGGTTAAGCCATCAAGCACGGCAGAATTATAAAGGCATTGAGCTACGGCCATCTGGCCTTCCAGGCTGTCAGCACCTGCTTCACAAGCAACAATCTGTTCAGCAAGAGCACGCTCGTCATCTGTGAGTTCATGTTTACCCTGGCTGAAATTCACAACTCGCGTCTCAACGATTTCCTTTACGAAGATCACAGGCTCGTCATTCTCATCCTCTTTTGTTGCTTGTGCAACATTTGAAGTAAATTGACCATTATAATATGTATACGCGCTTTCAGCTCCAACATTTGGTAACGTTTTCGCTACTAGATTCCCTGCCAGCAAGCACATTATACATACAATAGCAACGCTTTGCTCACGATTTATTAACAACTTATTAGTGATAAATAAAACCTCCTCTCAGCTTTCAATCTCCCAATCGCCTGCATTAAACTCAGTTGATGGATATACACAATGATTCGACATGAAGCACATGATTTTCTGCCCCGTCCCATAAAAATCATAATCAATAACTTTCATTGTGTCCCCGTCTTCGGCCACAATAGTCTGTCCAGCTTTTAAAACATCAAAAGTTTTCATAATATCACTCCTAAAATATTGGTTTTATCAATCACGGTGCAAACAATCCGCATCATAGTCCAGGTATTCCGTCACATTATCTTCCAACAGCATAAACACCATTTTTCCAAACATCTTGTGCGCAGAGTCCATGATTGCTGCGGCCACAGAATCTGTTTCATCCCACATTCCAAGAACGTCCAGAGTCTTATTAAATGGACCACTCGGCTTATTATTTACGCCATGCTCAAAATCGTACAAGTCATAACATAAAGCCAAAAATTCAGTTGGCCCTAGATTATTGTCAATGTACTGTTTTGCACGTTTAAACTTATCTTCCTTTATTACTCTTCGCTTCATTGTGACCATCTCCTTAAAAGATTAGTTTTATCTGTTAAGCAGTTCTTTGATGTAAAGCGTCTCAAAACTTTTCAGATGATGATATTCATTTCGAGCCATCCTCTCTGCCTGTTCTTCAACACTCAAAATGCTTTCAAAGTCATCATCCACATCAATAACATAGCACATACATTCATGATCGTGTTTATCATTCCAACCTTCAAAAAGAGCAACGAACTTTTTCATAATGTATCTCCTCCGTAGAACTTGGTTTTACAAGCTTCTTAAATATTTGTATAGTTCAACTTTTCCTTGGAGCCAGACTGCTTCGTCAGACGATTTGAGATATACAGAGTAGATTTCGTTTGGATGTTCAAAGATTCTTTCGACTTTCTTTGCCGTTTCCCGGTCTACTAATACGCCCATTATTATCTCCTTCTAAATCTTAGTTTTTATCAGATTGTGTTGCTTCACGAACTCTAATTCCGCGCGCAAACTCAAGATTTAAGAGCGGAACATTCTTTGCAAGCTCGTATGCCTGATCTTCATTTTCTGCTTCGAGATCAACGCATGTAATCAATTGGATGTCAACATGATATTTCATATCCGTCCTCCTTAAATCTCAGCTTTTATCAAAAATCAGAATGCAGCACAACCGGGGAACGACTGTCTACATCACAGAACACGCACTCCCATTTTGGAGATTCCTCGTAATATTTATAGTTTCCTTGCGGTTTCCATGTTAAAACTAAAACATTTTTTTGACTGCTATAATAAGCAGCATTCACCTCTGTTGCATCACATTCCCAGCCGCTATCCGTTTCGATAAAAACATCACTTGGTAGCTTTTCCAGAATCTTAATTAACTCTGTAGCAATCATATAAAACTCTCCTAGAACTTAACTTTTATCAGATGTCTTTCCACCATTCCGAAATATCTCTCGAATCAATTTCCAGCTTTGTTGTGGACTCACGAAAACAACCGCATGAATTATCCCAAGATACAATGGCAATATCCGTTTCTTTCTTGATCTCATACCCATAACGTTTATGAAAATATAAACTCAAAAGATACGTCCTCCCGTTTTTGAAGTATTCTGGAATTGGTTCATCAATAATACTGACCCACATATTTTCTCCTAAATTCTTAACTTTTATTATCTCTGTGTTCCATCACCCGCTGCTCACTCTGAGCGTCAGCAATAGAAGCTACTTTCATCATCTATACACAAGCATAATGTCAGCTCCCATAAGCAAAATTATCATAATCCACATTATATTAACCTCACATTTCTTTTGGTTTGTCCATTTCGCGTTGAGGTTGTCTCAAGCATACACCACACGAAGATATTATTCAACACAATTATCAAAATTACCAAAATTTTACTAATAATCCTACGTCATCAATAGTTATATCATCGATTTACACATCCTTTTGTTAAGTATCCACAAGAACCCGGATTTTATCGACCATTGTGTATTGCATTTTCGATCTTGCCATTGATAGAATCGATTTCACGCATCAGCCTACAGCGATAGTTTCCGTTCTTATCAAGTCTGAAACACAAATCCTCATCGTCACTCTTGTAACCAATATAGCATCCAGACCGACACAAGCTCGTCGCATCAAGCGCATCTTGTATAACTCGTGCTTCATTGAGAGTCAAATCAATCTTCATTGTTGTTCACCACCTTTATTCTTCTGCCTTTCCACCAACTCCGGCGATAAACACCCGATGCTTTCCATTCTCGTCACGCTGCCAATCACCACCAAGCATCTCAATCGTATTCAAGACTGTATGGTAAATCTCAACGAAATCCATTGCCTTTTCTTCATCTCCAAAATCATTGGTATGAATCCAACGCCAATTATTATCCAACCAGCTGACAACTTTCATAACACCAGCCCGCAGTTCTTTTTCTTTCGTGTTTGTCATTTTTTCACTTCTTTGTTTTACATATCCTGGTTCACAGCATTCCATACCTCAGTCGAAATCATGTCGTTCTCATCGGATAGGCGATTGATCCAAGCATTGAGCACTTCACGGTACACTGTCATATTTGGACAAAAATGACTGTTGGTGAATACCGGCATATCGTCATTACACAGAATTCTCATGATGGCAGCGCACACCGCTGCGGATCTCGATACGCCAGCAGCACAATTCACACAGAACCAATCGGTCTTATCTGCTTCGTGGTCATCCAAGACAAATTTCACAATATTCCTAGCTTGAACATCCGTAATACATGTACCTTCTAAATCAGTAGTGCAATCATCAAACTTTAACGGCAGAAAAGTAATATTACCCTCACACTTATGGAAATCAATATGATGACCATTAGCTTCAGTGATTGAGATAAACCGAATCCGTTCAAAATGTGGCTGTCGGATAAAGTCTTCTGCATCTTCTGCACTCATCACCGAGAATTTCCATTTTCTTCGATACATAGTAACAATCATTTAATTTTCCCTCCAAAGAATTTAGGTTTTATTGGTAATTTTCTCTCGAATACCATTCATGTCAAGAATAGACCTCGTAAACTTCGTATTGTTATACATCTGTGCCTTTACATCATCTCTTTTCACTTCAAGAAGACATAAGATTTCCATACCACTGAACCCATTGTTATTCGCATCACATCTAAGACTCCCATCTTCAAGTTCCGTCCAAACCACTTCATACTTTTTCATAAGACCAATCTCCTTTTTTCATCAAAACACAAACGGATTATTGTTCACTGTTATTATCAGTGCTACATTCAAAACAAACATCATAAACGCAGTCATTCTTTATCACCTCAATCTCTGAATTCAATATCTACAACAATGTTCTCAGGCTCTGTCATGTACCTTCGTGCCAGCAGCTCTACCATGCGTTCCTTATCCCCAAGATTGCTATTACGCAAAAGATACGAACAAACTTGCTTGCCCCTGTACAAGAACACAGCCCATGCACTTCTCTTTAATGGGTTTGTGGTCTTAATCATTCCATCGCTTCCTCCAGAGATGTAGTCACATCACCAAAATCAAAATCCAACGCACCAATCATATCTTCCAGAGCGTCCACAGCATCAGACAGGTTTGTGCAAGCTTCATCTGCTTTATCATACCGTTCACTCCCCTGCAGGTTCTCCGGCATATTATCACGATACTCTTCTTCTTCCCACTGGATATCCTCAACATCGGATTTTACACTTTCGACCTCAGACACAAGCTCGTCCAGCTTCTTACGGATGGAATCAAAACGGTCAATGGTCTGCTTAATAGCTTTTCTACGAACGTTATTCATTTTCAAATCTCCTCTCAATCCACGATACCAAGCTTGCAAATATTTTTCGGATCAGTGATATAACCAAAAGTCAATGTATTACGCAGATACCCCTTGTACTCAAATCCACGGTCACGAGCTGCCAAACGACACACATCTCGAATCGCAGATTCTCTTGGCCAAGAGATACCAGCCAGCTGATACTTCCACTGAAGATCTCTCAGCTTCTGCCACTCAATCACAGGCTTCTTTTCGTTCTCAAAACATAAACCGTTCTGCACGGCATACTTCAGAGCATCACACCGCTTACTCTCTTCCGATGTACAAGTTCCCCACTCATTTTCCAAACGACGATACGCCCTATCAAACGGCGCTTGCTTCACTGCATCAATACCAAATGCTGCACCAAGCAAACCTAAACCAAGTAACAGTCCCATAATTTAAACCTCAATTCACGCTGTTTCCAGCTCTCTTTTAACCAGCGGACGACGCTTTGTTGCATTTTTTAGCCAATCGTTTCCACTAGGAACTTGTCTATCCACTCTTGTATTACGACCACCACCTATCGGACACACTCGACGGTAATCATCAACAGTCTTGCAGCCAAGAGATTCGGCTTCATCCAGTGCTTTTCGCACATAAGCCCATGTGCTACCGCCTAGATCAGAGCACTTTCCAATCACGGCAAGAACAAGTTCATCGCCCATGCGCTCAACATACCCATTCAAAGCCTTCTTTCCTGTGGCACCAAGTTTCCCGATATTCTCTCTAAATACATTCTCGATAGATTTCGTCGTTGTCGTCTCATCACAAGACGAAGACGATATCTTATCTTTTTCTTTCTCTTTTTCTTTTTCTAGCTTGCTTTTGCTTACACTTGTTTCGCTTTGCTTGCGTTTGCTTTCGCCACCAGCTTTTCCAGAAATACGCTTACCTTCGATGTATTCAGCATCTTTAATTAAATCTCTCTTTATAGCAGGCCACACATACCGCTCATTTCCGTTGAGTTCAGGCTCCGTTCCAGACGATTTATATTTCATCATCGCCAGTACCAAACGCCCCACCTCAGCAGCACTAAGTGGTTCAAAGTAGCTCTCATAGGTATCCCAGATTTTAATATAAGTATCAGCCATCATACACCTCAAGAATTCTCACTATGAGTATTCACACCATAATTGATTCCAGAGTAATATCTCTCATCCACTTCTGAATCAAGACCAATATAATGAAGAGTGATTGCCTGACTACTATGATTCAAAGCGTGCTGAAGCCATGCCAGAGCCATAACATCATCACGGTGCTGTACCATAAACTGATAACCGAATGTCTTACGGCAACTATGTGTTCCAAGATTATATGGAAGAGCCATATCCTTTTGAACCTTTTTCATAATTCGTCCAAAACTATCCACATCAAGCGGCTCCCCGGCTACCTTTGGATTTGCCTCGTGTGTATACATAATTCCAGTCTTTTTACTAATTGATGTCCCGCCTGTGCTCCTCAATGAATTGCGAGAGCTTCCTTTACATGACGGGAAAAGCCAATCGTCATAATGGAGTCTTGCTTTATCAATATAAGTAGAAATCACTTCCAAAGCAGATTCTGGAAGAAAAACAATACGGTATTTTCCAGTCTTCTTTTCCTTCATTCGTATCTTTGCATTTGCATTTACTTGCAACTTTCCATTTACCCTCTGTGTTGTAACATCTGAAACCTTAAAACGAAGCAAATCGCTTGCACGAAAACCAGTACATACACCAACATTAAACAAACACCAATCACGGTACATCCCACGATTCCAAAAATATTCCGAAATTCGTTTAATATCCTCTACATCTTTAATAGGTTGCACCGTTCCATTACAAGCTTCCTTGCGTTTGATATTATAGTTTTTCACCTGGTTATGCTTCACTTTTGGGGTAGGATCAACCTTTGGCGGATTAAACTCAACTGCGTTATTTTCGTTTTTCTCAGGTACTGCGTTCATATTTGCATCTCCTTTAAATTCCATATTTTAAACAATATTTACCATAGGACAATCCTTCTGCGTCTGCCATTTTTGCAATTTCAATAAATGTCGGCTTATGTTTCTTTTTATTTTTACATCTAATATCCTTTTCTCTATCCACAATCTTTCTGCAATTATCGCAATAAAGCTTTCCACACTTTGGCCCATACCACGTGACACCACATCGTTTGCACGTTATATTTCCATATTTCATCATGTTCTTATACCTCAAATTCATCAATCTTCCAGTGGTGACGATAATAATTTTCACCACTACAAACAACAGATGCTTCCGCAGCTTCGCACCATGTTTCATCATCACTCACCGGTTGTAAATCATTCTTGCTTTCATTAAACAGGAATACCATTTTATCAATTGCTTTGATTCTATCCTTTGTGACCATAATCACATTATCTTCTGCGTAAAAATCGCTAGAATCAATACATTCGTGTAAAACATAAACCTTCATTTTTATGTACCTCAATTCTTTTCAAATTACTCCTTCATCAGCTGCTTTACAGTTTTCTTAAATAACGCGAGGTTCTTTTCGTTTTCAATAAACACCTTAGTCTTCGGATTCGGTGCTTTACCGTGAGCTTTTTCATAAGCAATAAACAAATTATTCATCTTCTTATAACCAATATGCTCGTAAATCAGAGTGTAAGTGTGCTTGTATTGCGGCTTATCATTAAGCTTTTCTGCCAAAGGTAACAAAATCGGGACAAGAATCTTCGCCGTTTCGCTCTGTTTCTTGGGCTTTTCTTCCGAAACCGGCTCAGACTCAACTTCCTTAACTTCCACCTCAATCACAGGAGCGTCACAAACAGCCACTTCAGGAGCTGCTTCAATAGTTTTCGCTTCAGGCAAAGCTTTCCATTCAGTAGTTTTTTCCTTCTTCTTATTGATCGCTTCGGTATACAGATCCTCAACCAGAGCACCAAAGATAGACTTATACATTGTGCTTGCTTCGACCACATCAATCGTAGGGATGTAACCAGTACGACCAGTTCTTGCGCAGTACTTTCTACGCTCTTCCTCGATAACGAAGGTATAAACACTATTCATGTATTCGTAAACATCACGAAACACATCTTGAACCTTCATCTCATTGATTTCCGCAATCACATTGATACGTTCATACATCTTCTTACGCCAGTCACTCACCACATCCTTACGAGGAGTAAAGTTTCTAGTAGAACGAATCGCATCATCCATCTGCTTGTCCTTAATCTGATGGACACACTGAGATACGCTACTAATCACATTCAGTGCTTCATTGCTGGTAGCACGAGCTTCCTCAATCTGTTCACTAAGATCTTTGCGAGTGGAGTTGAGTTCACTCTGAAGATTCTTCATACTATCAAACAGAGCATGAAGTCTTACATCAATGAACTCCTTACTCAGTGCAGCATCCATCTGAGGAGTAGCAAGAACGGAATCACCACGCATCAAAGATTCCATAATGTCCCAGCAGAAATCCATAAACGCATCTGCTTTCGGCTGACGAGAAAGGCGGCAGATTTCCATCACGCCACGCAAACTGTACATATATGTTTGACGTTCTTGCGTATAATTTCCGACCTCAGTCGTCAAATTGACGACCGAGCTCAACGGGTCAAGACGGTCTGCATTACGCTCATGAATCTTTGCAATGTACTTCCGAGGTTCTTTACATTCCAGTGCTCGCCCAATCTGTTCACGGGTCATGTAATACTGGTGTTTATCATTCTGGTACACGTCCACATTCAGTGCGCCGAAGGGCTTAGAGATTATTTTGGTCATAGAATTGTTAGTGGTCATTTTGTTTTACTCCTTTGTATTTCATTTTTTTTTAGAAGATTAGAAGAACTGTTTTATCAAAACTGGTATTTCCAGAACAGTCGCGCATTGCCTGTGATATCTTGCAAGCAAGAAATGTACTCCCGGAACGAAATCAGCCCTTGCATCTTCATAACCCATGCTCGCTTTGCACGAACCGCAATCGCTGGATCGTATTTCACCGCATCGTCAAATGCACTGTCGGTCATCTTGCGTTCAAAGTAACGAATTTCATTGACATTCATCACAATTTATACTCCTTTTTAGCTCTCTTATATTCTTTCGTATTACGAAACGCAACCTTCGGATGAGAACCATCTGGATTTAATTCTGTGACCCCGCAAACTAAATAACCAGCATTTTCGAGGTCAACAATTCGTTTACACAAATAATAAAGAACTACGTTCTTGCTTGTAAAATCTTCATCGAAAACAACAATCTTTTTGCTTGCTTCTGTCGCAATACAAAATACATTATTCATATCAAATAAATAACTTTTCATATCTAAAACCTCGATTTTATTTAATTTCAATATTCATTTTGCTAAATAAATATTTAACAGATTCTTCAATTGCATCAATAGACCAAACATTAGGATTACACACACCAAGAATTTTATCGCCAGAAGCATTATCACGTGCATCACAAAAATGCCACCAACTATTATCGCCAGCATCATATTCATAATAAACATCCACATCAATTTCGGAGTGACCATCTACATGATATTTAATCTGATCTTTATCATTAAATGTATCCGGTTTGTATCCACGTCCATTCCATCTACATGGGTTCATCTTGCGAATAAAATCTCTTGCAATTTCATGTGTAGTCATAACTCTCACCTCATGTCGTCATAATTAAAATCTGCCATACGTTCGTCCTCGTTATCAAAAACCTTAATCAAATCCCACGGATGAAAGGTTTTTCCATCGACTGAGTTAAATGCAAATGCAGTCATGTGCCCATTTTTATCCATTGAAGTCAAAATAACAATGTACCCAGACTTTGTTTTAAATTTAAAGAAATTTTTATTGAAGAAACTTTTCATCATAACATTCACTCCCTCAATTCTCCATCCTCGTAATCAAAAACATGACAACAATCTTCGCAGCCTTTCTTATACAGGTCGGTTTGAATCTTATCATTTACTGCATCTTGCTCAATAACCATAATTAAATCGTTCCACGAAAATGTCTTTCCGTCTTTAGAGTAAAAAATCAGCATACCCGGATAGCATTCTTTGTCTGCCGACCCCGTGGCAATCAACCAACCATTATGAATTTTGATTTTGAAATCATGTTCATTAACGTTAATCATTCGTCTTTCTCCTTTATATTATTATCTTATCTTCACCAAGCGTTTCGGTTTCATATGTTGTATAGATAAGCTTTGTCGGCTTGCTGTAACACGTTTTCATCCAGTCAAGTTCTGCATCACGTAGCTCTTTTGTGGGATAGACTTCATGCCCTCTATATGTATCACCGTACATAAAGTATCTGACAGAGTATTCAAGATGGTAATACATTATTTTTCTCTCAGCTCCTCGCACGCTTTAGCAATGATAGCAAGACCATTACGACGAAAATCAGCATTGTAAGGATTCTGTGCTTGAACATCTAAATGGTACAGCAATTTTTCCAAATCAGAGCTATATTCAACGCCTGCTGTTTTACAAAGGACCTCGGCCATCGCTTGAGTGTCATATTCCATAATAAAACTCTCCTTTTACATCAATTTGTTAGAAATATCAAATGCTTTCCATCTGAAACTAAATTCATCCGTCCAAACCTGTGCTTCGAGTTCGTCACTATCATAATAAGCCAGAACATTAGGAAGGTCAGAATACATTGCATAGCATTCTTTCGAATCATCCACGATATATTTCATAGCTTCTTTTTCGTTTTGAAAAAACTCAGGCTCAAAAATTTCACCTTCAGAACCACATTCGATAACACACCACATATTTACACCTCACTAAAATTTTGCATTATAAAGAATCTCATTACCATATTCAGTAAGAGTATCCTTGAACCAATTTTCATTCTTTTCCCACCACAATTCAGCCTGCTGCTGGCTCAATACAATACCTTTTCTTTTCGCTGCATCGATAACGTCATCGATGCACCAACGAGTTTCAGCATAATAATATCGAGCATCGCAATCATCTTCGTCAAATGCTTCCATCTCTGTAAGTTCGGTGGATGGATGCTGCCAATCACAATTGTAAAACACTCGTTTTGCCTTCTTTTCATCACCTTCACAGATATCAATAATATCCTGTGCAGTGTAAAAGTTCGTATATGCGTCTGCAAGTTCTTGCAAAGTCATTTTATGGTCATAGGCAACACCATTCATATCGAGATCAGGAATATAAATAACGCTGTTATAACAGTCCTCTTCAGGAAAGCAATCCGCTTTAAATATCGTACACTCTTGCCCATCACTCATATCAAGCAATTCATCAAGAATAGCGCCGTTCTTCAGGAGATTATAAAGTTCGTCTTTTGTGTAAGTTTTCATGATATTTTTCCTCTTAAATTTTACACACTCACATTCTCGTAAACCCAGCCAACGCCTTTACTATGGAACTCATCTACCCAATGAAACCATTCATCCTGTGTGAAATTGCCAACTGGAAAGCCTCTCCACTTCTGATCAAGAACTAATTCTCCACGTTCGTTTTCAACCCATGCAAAATCAGTGTTCTCCTTCCAAAGACGTTCAACAAATTTGTCGCAATCATCTTTATTTTCTCTTAGTTTTAACATCCATTGTGCAGTAAGATATGTACTATCAAAAGACTCTGCGACAGCACATGGACAGTTTTTACAAGACTTCTCAATACATGACCAACAAGGCCCACCGTTATAGCTCATACTTTACACCTCATAGCTTTCTTCCAGACAATCAATCAAATCTGCTACATACTCACCGATCTGATCACAATTTACATTTTTGTATTCCGCACCAGAATTTCCATTTTCACTGATATAAACATTAAATAAACCATTTCCAATACGTTCAATATCAACATCAATATTCATTTTCATACATTCGCACCTCATAAAAGATATTTTTCATCCGAAAATTTAAATGATATTATACTTTACAAACCAAATATTCAACTCATCTTCCGACATCGAATCAATTGCAATATCCACTCGGCGTTCAATAACATCATCATCCTCGTCTTCATTCAGTTTATAACCAACAAAAGTTTCAATTGTATCAAATCCATCCATAAAAAGCTCACGCTTCAGAAGTTTAATTCTTTCCATCATATTGTTATCCATTTTATTCTCCTCCTAAAATTCAACTTTTATCAATTAAAGTTTTTCAAGATAAAATCTTTTTCTTGTTTCGTTAAATTCAATGAATATAGAAGTTCATCTAGCATATCTTTCTTTTCATCAAATGAAGCAGCTCTTGTTGAGATATAATAAAGAATATCTGTTATAATATGACTACAAAGGCCAGCATCCATCGTGAATTTATCGTTAATATATTCCAGAATGTCATTCATAATTTTTCCTCCTAAAAATTCCAGATTTACATCACTCCGCCGTATGAACCGTTTCGCATCGCTCTCATATAAGCTGCCTTACGAGAAGGGCAAGGAGAAGCAACATATTTGATTCCACTATCAGTTAAGCCAGCGAACCACTGACCATCTTTTGGATTATCTTTTCCGATAGAATATACTTGACCGTTGTCAGGATTTGCTGCAAAAGCATACCATTTTCCATCAATCTCTCTAATATATGTCATAATTTACACCTTATCAAAATTATAAGTAACTGTAACAACCTTCTTTGCATCACCGATACGGCATCGATCTTCTTTTAATGCTGTTTCGAGACCACATCCAGCGCTGTATGCAATACCATTTTCAAACACATCAGCACCGATAAATCCGAATGCCCTATCGATTTCTTCCCACTCTCCGTGTTCTTCTCGATAAAGTGTATAGCCGTAGTTTTCACCAGAAAGATAATCGCTGTAAATCTCAACCTCATCACGCATGATTCGCTCTTCTTCATTTTTGGTATTATCCGAGCCATCCGTAATAGCGGTTACAATCCAACCAACCTTGCCGTCGTCCCATGAACCTCTGAACCGTGTATCACAATCCATAGACAGACCAGAATGGTCATGCAACCAAAGAGGAAGCCATGCAATGTGTTTATCAAGAAGAATCTGGCAATCACGAATAGAAAAATCACCACGAGCATACGTCGCAATTTCATTGTATTTCAAATTGGTATACCAAGGATTGGCTTGATCTTCACGACAACAAATCGCATAACGAGTTTCTTCAATACTACTGTTATCGTTGTCAATAACCACACAGGATTCTTCTAGTTTCATGTTAATCAAGGCATTGATAGTTTCTTCATCGGAGCAATACTTGCAAACCAGGTTATTCCAAAACTCTTCCGGTGTTTTCGCATCAATCTTATCACCCAGATTGTATCGAGAATGAAAACAAGCCATTACAGAATCATGATCATCCCACCAGCGAGGATTATTGTCTGCAATGTCATCGTGCTGGATATGCAAACAGTATAGATTGTCGCCGTAAGTCCACTTTATGATTTCATTATCGTAGCAATACAGTTTTTCCATATCTAAAATCTCCCTTTTATCAATCTTTTTAATGCACAAAAATTGTAATCATACCTTCGCATTCTGCCGTAAAGAACGACACTTCGTACCGACTGGCTTCTGAAATTGAAATCTGGTCACGTTTACAATAATCTTTGATTTTTTGCTCCTTGTAGTCATCCCAAAGAGCTACGCTTGTGCCATCAGTGACCAAAGAAAGAAATGTAAGTAAATTCATATCAATCTCCCTTTTATTAAATTTTATTTTTATATTTTCTTACAATCTCAATATCAGAAGATAAACAAAGAAGCATCGCTTCAAGACGTTCACACATAATATGGCGATCAGGGTTTGATATATATAACGCCATCATCGCGTCGTATTTATCAAGAAGCTCTTTCTCGATACAATCAATTGCATTCATATCCAATACCTCCATTATGCACTTGCCTTTTCTTCGAAAGCGTACCAATCAGACCAAATCTTATCGACCTCGCCATTCTTAAAGCCTTTCTTATAATCGGTAAACTCAACATAATAGTTGCTTGTCCACTCATTCAGAGCGTGTTCGTAAATGGCTGCAACACCACGCTTTGTTTCAACAACAAAGCTATCGACCAAAACACCTTCAACATAAGCACCAGTATATTGTGCTTTATTCTGGTGCATCCAACGGCCAAGAGCACCCGCATTAAGATAAAACCGTGTCATGATTCATTCTCCTCTTTTCATTCCGTCGCAACTTCCAGCAATTTTATCAATCATTTCCATATACTCTCCGAATGTTTTGCATTTCACTTCCACTCCAAAACAAGCTGCATAAACAACCAAAGAGTCATTACTTGCCACATAATTACATTCGTGCCACCAGTCATAAAGCATGGAATCAACACTGCCAGAAATAACTCTACTGTTGCCATTATCATCCTTAACAATTACTACACAGTCGTCCAGAACGTCATTAAAAAGCAACATATTCATTCTCCTTTACTCTGCAGATAAAAGTGCGTATGCCAATTCTTTAAGCATATCTCGAATCTTATATGCGTCTTCAGCAATCACCCAAACAGAATCTGGAATACCATTCTCACCACGATTTGCAATTAGTTCAGCTGCGTGCTCATCGACATCGAAATTCTCATATTCGCTCATTGCACTGCCGGGAATATCATTTGTATTTAATGTGAGAATAATATTCTCACCAGCCGGAGACAAACTTTCGATATCAATTGTTTTTAGATCTTCGCCAACAATCCCCCATTCAAGAGATTCCAGAATATCTTCATACTTAGATTCGATTTTCATAGTTCATTCTCCTTTACTCTTACTCTGCAATCATCATAGCGAGAACTGGTTCACCGGAATCTTTCAGCTGAAGTTCCAGAATGTCGCCGTCATCCACAATCTCACACTTGCTCAGACAATCCTGAAGGAAGAACATCTGACATTCTTGCCAGAAGATTTCTCTCGGGTTTTCGTTCTCATCTACAAATACGTCCTTGTGATGAAACGATTCATTCCAAACCCAGCCTTCACCATCAAAATAAGCGTGAACTTCTCTTAAATCCCACATAGCTTAAACTCCGTAATTTTTATTCAAATCTTCAAAAAGAAGGTCTCGAATTTCATCCATATGATCTTCGTCAATTTCATACGGCTTATAAATCATAATGCCGTAGTCCATAACAAGATACATAACCGAATATCCATACGAGTTTCCATCATCTTCTTTATATCTAAACTCTGCACAGCCAAATTTGTGATCTTCTGCATATTCGTTTGCAATTAAAACCCACATAATCAGTCCTCCCCAAAAATATAACGCTTGCTAAGGTCATCATAGATAATGTCCTCAATTTTATTTTTGGTATTATCATCGAGTTCTCCGTAAGGAGCATCATCAAGATAATAGAAGTAAATTTCATTTCCAAGATTCTTGTACATGACACTCACATAAAACCCAGCTGAAATTCCATTCAGTAAAGCATATCCAATACCGTACACTTCTGAATAATTGTTACCCATTAAATCCCACATAGTTAATCCTTCCAAAAGTTGAGTTTCTTTTTGATTGTCATCTCAATTTCGTCTTTATCACCGTCAGATAGAATCTTATTATCGTACTCGGAATAGCAAAACATAACGCTACGGCCATTATATTTATACATAACCATTGCTGTTTTTAATTGTTTGTCACGAAAAAAGGTTGCGCACCCAATTCCATATTTTTTAGAACATTCATTTTCAACTAAATCCCACATAGTTAATCCTCTACAAAAATCCCTTTCTCTTTCAAATAGGCTTTTAAGATATTCTCACACGTTTTCTTTTCTAGCCGAGTGCTCACTTCTAATAGACAATAAAAGAACTCAATAGAATTTGTATCTTCATATATTTTGAACATAAGTGTTACACACCCAAGCTTATCAATATCGTAAAATACAGCATATCCAATCTTGTTATCATTTGAATATTGACATTTAGCTAAAACCCACATTTTATCACACTCCATAAAATTCAATCGGTTTGTCATCAATCCAAACGAAACCGCAATATCCCTCCTGATGCAGTTGGGAAATGAATTTATCGACAGCACGTTTTTCTGCCATAGTAAGCAAGACAGTGCTTTCACACGTATCTTCAGCGCATAAACCAGCGTCCCACTTATATTCTTTGTCGTTTTCAATGTACTGAGGACAACGATTTATATCCATTCCTCTATCGCCATTAAAATGGCATCCAGTATTTGTACAAGAAATACAATATTTCACATTAAACACCCATTCCTTTATAGCCCATCATATGTAAACCTTTATGCTTCTTACGACGCATATCATAATAGATTGCTACCGTATTTTTCGGCATATTGTTTCTGAAATACTTTTCTTTGTATTCACACAGCTTCTTATACTCGTCACTTCCACGATGGGCTTTCAGCTTTTCACAATGGTCGTGGCAACCAGGATAACGCTCCGGTGCCACGCAATAACGGCAAGGATCAGTCATATTGCAAACTCCTTTTCTTTTGTAAACTTAATCACCAACGCATTCACGTTGGCCGCTTCCATCGTTGACTGCTTTGCATCCTCGTGATTGCCAGCTCTAAGGAATGAAACACTCTGATCCATCAGCTTACGCCGATAGAAAGAAAGAGCTGCGAGAACGATATTCTTTTCAGTGTTGGTCATGTTCTTTTTCCTCCTGCTCACGTTCCTTGTGAAATTTTCGCACTTCTTCCCAAAAATCAAACGGATCAGAATTGTGATAAACAAGCTCCATGTATTCTTTTCTACTGTTAAAATGGTTTATATTAGTATCCATTTTTATCACCTCAATCAAAACTGAACCACTTCATGTTTGACTTTCTCCAGCATCTCTTTCTCTTGTTCTTCAAGACGCTCAACTTCACATAAAACATCACGAATACCAAAGATAATCAAATCCCGGTCACGCTCACGTTCTGCTCTGTGTGCGGGATTGTTTTTGCAAAATCCTTCGCACAAGTTGTTTTCTCTTGCAATCAAATTATCAATCGCGTACTTCAAAACACGCTTATCTTTTTCAGTCATATTTATCACTCCTGCTCCATCGTTACGCAAATCAAAGGATCATCTGGATATGCTTCTTCGTCAGAAAAACATACACCTTTTGACACTCCCCTGACCTGAAGTTCTTTCCAGTCTCCGAATTCAGTATTGGGATACATCCCAAAAATCAATTCGGTATTTTCGTCATAGCCAAACTCCTTCAACTTTTTAATAAATTCAGAAACAGTCATAAACAAAATCCTCCACAGTGCCATCAGGAAGCCAGTGAATCCGCCAGTAATCCAAGCGTTCGGAAAGTTCTTCCTCCTCTAACCGATCATAATATTGGTCTAAATATTCCTGTTCATAATCTCGAATTTCATTTTCGAGTTTTTGCTTTTCTTCTTCGAGTCTTTGTTTTTCTTCAAAGAAAGCATCTATTCCTTCTTCAATGGGATTATCTCTTAATATTCTCATTTTCTTCTCCTTAATCATTGTAAAATATCTGTTTTATATGGCTCTTGTAACAAAGAATAATGCTATTGATATATTCGTGTTCACCACGTTCAGAGAGTAAATCAAGTTCTTCCTTTGCCTGCTTCTTTGTGCTTCCGTACATCCAACAGTAAGCATCAATGAAATCTTTCTCAAAGAAAATCATATTCTCACCTCATTTACTTTCCGCCGTCCAATATGTTGCAATCTTCTTGCGGACAACCAATTCGTTTTCATTATCTTCATAAATAGCTTGTAACTCTTTTAATGTAGAAGCGTATTCCTCTTCTGTAGCAAGCCGACCTTTGATTGCATAAAAGTAATCAGCTTCATTATGACCTTCGTTTCTGCAGTAAGTGACAGTCGTGCCATAAGAGTGCGGTAATGTCGGCAAAACAGCATCAACAAAGCCGTCAATCATGCGAAAAATGACCGGAATTTTATTCTTTCTCATCGTTTTCTCCTTTATAAAAGCATGATTTTAAGCTGTTTTGTAATTCGCACAGTTATTCAAAAACTGCAACACTTCATCTGGGGAAAGATACCCAGCAACATCATCAAAGGTGTCGCCGAGCTTATTTGTAACCCATTCACCGCTTTCATTCCACGCGGCCACTTCTGCCGTATTAGAACTTGCTTCTTTTGAGAAGGAAAAGTCAGTGCTAAAATGGTTATCGCAGTAATTTCCAGCTCCCCACTGGACGCTTGCAGTAATACCATTTGCAAAAGTCATATTAAATCCTTTATTTAAGGTCGAATTAAACTTCTTCATACCTAACACTCCTTTTATTTACCACGATTCATCAATTAACGTGTCGTGAATCCACACCAACTCGTCAATCATAATCCATAATGCTATTTCCTTTATTTCACTCTTACGCAGAAATCATCGTTATAAAGTCCAAACAATACGATTTCTTTGCCGAGTAAATCTTTATGCTTTTCTTTTTCGTACATAAATTCAAAGATTTTGGTTCGTGCATTGTACAGACAATTCAAATTATTGTCGTTGATGATGATATATTTGTCCCAATCATCAAATGCATCAAGCAGTGTCCCCAATTTCATACAGCTATCTCCTTTGTTCTAATGTGTGTATCCGGTCTATGCTTTCGCATTGGTAGCGGTTATGTCTGCCCTAGTACCGCTAATCACCTAGCATCTGCTGCCTATACTACCCAGACCTGACTTCTTATGTAACTTTCAATGTCTGCCGGATAACCATTACGCCGAATGTACTGACACAGAACACGCTGCACATCTTTGTTATCACCGTAATCCATTGCAATAGAGATATCATCGCCGTGAGTGCCCACCCCCAGACGCTCATACTTTCTGACCTCAAGATAGAAGTCATGTGCGCTGTAGTGTCTACCGTTTTTACGGTCGAAAATCAAATCAATAATCACTCTTCGTCCTCCTATTTCGTTTCAATATGAACCAAATACCTCACGGTGCTTAATATGCTGTTGTATTGTCATTGGTTTATAAACATTTCGTGCATTAGGATTTGGACGATACCAATGAATGATTTTTCCATCATTTAAAAAATAGCAGGTAACAATACTACCATTACATAATGCTTTGATGGGCTTTACACCAGCCGGAAGCTCAGACAATTTCCAAAAATACTTTTCTTCTTTAAACTCATGGCTTAATGAAAATCTTGCAATTCCATTTTCCATTTCAATAAAATGAGTTTTGAACCCAACTACGTTTTCAAAGAAATGTAGCTGTTCAAGCGAATCAAACTCAGCAAGATACCACTGCCAGCTTTTATGTATTATAATTTTTGTGCGATGCCTTTCTGTAATATTCTTTGCAATAGTCATATAGTTCTCGTTCCAGTAAAAATCATTCTTCATCTTCAATCTCTCCCTCATCAACCATATTTTTGTAGAAGTCATCGTCCAAAATTTGCTCTCCACACCAATTCACAAACAGTCTTGCGACATCTTCACCAGACATTTTGCAAAGAGCATCCCACATCTTTTTCTGAATATCAGTCATTATTTTAACCCCTCCAAATAGATCTCTTAGTATCAAAAATACCTTCTGCCGTATCGCCATCACTTTCAGTGTAGAAGTAAATCATATCTGCACCGTCAATTCTTTCAATATGAAAGTATTTTGCATTTTTGATGACTTCCTTTTCACGCCATCCAGCAGTATCCAAAAGCTTACTTTTGCTGATGAATGTAAATGTGGCGACAATCTTTTCATCACCTGCACCATTGATTGTTGTTACCACAGTAGGCACAGCTCCTGCCGGTGTTCTATCCCATTTAGCTTCACAAAAAGCATGAGGGCCAAAGAAATCATCATTAAAGAACGGAATTGCTGTGATATAGTTTGTGTAAAACGTAGGTGAAATCACTTCTTCCTTTGTTTCATCCGGTACAAGAACCATCTCCCCGAAATCATTTTTTTTATAACGAACCTCATTCATAAGAATTAGGCAACTGTCGCTTGTGTAGTAAAAGCTCTCGTAATTATAGTCATTGCGTTTCATAACCAGTTCTCCTTATTCTCTGTTTTTACTTGCCATCTCAATTATCTTGTCGATATTGTTTTCGAGTAAAAATTCCATATCCTGCATATGAATCTCAAGAATTTCTTTCAGCTCTTTTTTTACAGCCTGTTCTGTAATTTTGGGACAGTTGCAATGCACTGTCAGAATCAAATCATCAAACGTAATACCATCCAGAAGATTGTCGCTCACAACTATATCGTCACCAAGTTTCCAATTCCGTTCCATTTTATAGCCTTTCTTTCGTATCCTGTATTATATAGCTGAACGGTAAAAATAATAGTCCTCCAACGGACTGTCCTTCTTAGCTACATAATACAGGATACTGATAATTTTGTCAAGCACTAAAATGTAGATTTTATTAACGTCACATTTTAGTACGTTGATACGTTTTATTTCTGCGAACATTTTGTGAACATCAATCAACATTCACTTCATCAGACCGTGCCCACAGAACGTCTTCAATGGTATCGTCATAGATGGTTTCTGTGCCGTTACTGTTCATAACCATGGTCACTTTCTGACCATCTGACGGAGTTTCTTCCATGCTTGCGTAAGAATACAGCCATTCTTCGCCGTTCTCATCAACCACATGAATTGTCTTGATCCCGTTGCGAAACACCTCAATTTCATCCACACGGCCTGCCAGCACATAACGATCGTTCAGGCCGGTTTTCACAGGTCCTGCTGCATTAGCAGTCATACAGTTTGCCAAAATGGAAACACCAGCCACAATAGTAGCCAGGATAACGGACAGCTTATTCTGAGTAAGCTTCATTTTCTTGTACTCTCCTTTTCTTATCAGTGACCCCAACGGCACACAAAAACACCGTTGATCCAGATTGAGACATTTGCCCCCTGCCGATACCATTCGACAGCTTCCCGATGAATATTGGTGATAACACCGGTCTCATCATTCATGAACCATTGACCTTTTTTCATTGTCGTTTCTCCTTTACACTCTCATGCACTCATCAAGATAAATTCGTTTTCCGAAACACTTGACGTATGCTCTGCCAGACGGTGCATAGATGATCTTCAAGTGATGGTAACTATGATATTTCTCATCTTCACATAGCGCACCAGACATACCATAAAGGTAATCGTCGATGCCGTATTCGATATCGCCATGAATCTGAAAGCCGCCACAACGGCCATAGCTGCTATCATAAGCGGTTACAGGATGGCTCTTGCAATATTCTCTTGCGGTCATATCAAACTCTCCTTAAAACATATCTTTTATTCTGATGGCATTCCAAAGACTTCAATATAAGCCTTCTTGGCTGCCGTTGTGATATGCGAATCATGTACGTTATACTTATCGTACCACCCACAAATCGTACCAGAAGTGTACACATACCTGAGCAAATCCCACGCAATCCGGGTCAACAGGTCATTGTACTCATGCTCTGCAACGACGCTCTTAACATATTTCTGCCAATCGTCTGCATTAGTCGTTTTCACATACTGAAAGCGATTGACAATATCGGGGTAAACAGAATCGAGTTTCATTTTTGCCATATTCATTCTCCTTTACCAAAGATTCTCACAAGCAAGGATTCCACCCTTTTCATAGGGCAAACGTCTGACGCAATCCCTGTGGGGGCAATCCAGCTTTTCGCAATACTTGCAATTTGCATTATTGCGCTCCTGCTCTGCAAAGAATTTCTTTGCGGATTTCAGGTCACAAAAATAATGACCCTGATCCCATGTGTAGGAATTCGGGTCAAAATGCCACGCCACAATGTAGGGCTGATAGTGATTCTTCTTGTAAAACAGTGCCGTATAGGCATTGCCCACTTCCAGGATATCAATATCTTCTCTGTTCATTACAGCTCTCCTTTTGAATCTTGTAATCGAGGTCATCTGCCATCGGTTCTTCTGGTTCTCCATCCATGCTGTTGCTGGATGAAGTGTAAAGTTTGTCATGCCGTTCTTGCGGCATTTCACCGGGTTCTGTATATTTCCATACTGTGCCGAACTTATCGATAAATACCTCACGGTGAAAGTCATCCGTTCCAATGAATCGTAAGCTCTTTACACCACGGAACATTAGTTCAACCACCCTTTCCATTCTGCCACGCCAATAGCGATGGCACAAATCACAAAAGCCCACATCATAGGTGCAACGCACTCTGCATGATAGGCGGTGTAACCAAAGAGCATTAAGAGACTTTTCATAGCAAACATCCTTTCTTAGAAATCTTTTTCCAGTTCGCTGCATAAAATCTTTGCGATATACGCAAGACCAAAGTAAACAGGGCACAAGATCAATGCAATTACTCCAGCAAGAATTTCTCCAGAAACGAAAAGGAAAATTGCGTCAAAAAGTGCCATAATAGCCATGACGAAAAACGCCTTGTGAAGAATCGGGCTGATCTTGTACATAATACTTTCAAACATAACAAACTTCCTTTCTTATTCAATCCAGCATTTTGCGGTGCTGACGTATTCAACACCGGCTTCTGCCAGGGCTTGCTTATAAATTGCAATCATATTCGTATCATTAAACATGATCACAACATCCAATGTGCTTTCGATTGCTAAAATTGCCATGGAATCATCCTTTCTTACGATTGATTCACAATACTATTGCGCACCCTATTGGGCTGGTAGTGGGATCTTTCTGCCCCGTGCCCACTAACTTCACGGTATAAATCTCCTCTTTTATTGTGTTTCCGACTTGCATATTTTGCATATCATTTGAATAAATATTCATTTTAGGGCATAAAAATAACACCCTATGAGTTTTAGGTCATAAGGTGTTTGTTGACGTGAGTATTCGGTTCTGCTAGAATAGAGACATCATAATTTGAAAGGAAGTCCTTGCTATGGGAAGCAAATGTATAGCCATTCACTATCTTGAATCAGAAAAAATTCAATTTATGACGAATGTTTTCGCAAAGGTCGAAGAAGCAAAGTTGAATATTTTTCATGCTTCTCAAAAAAATAATATGGATAATGACTTCAAAATCTGTTTAGATTGCCTCTGTGGTTGTTGGGCATTAGGTCGTACTAAAAAGTATTCACAAGTTTTTCTAAATGCTAATTCTTATGATCTGTCTGACGCATATCACTACATAACAACAGGCTTTCATTTTGATGGGACAAAAGGAACTGTGCCAGATGACATACGAGAGCTTGCTGCTTTTGTTTTAGAATATGGAGATTACTTTGATTTAATTTTAGAAAAAATCAAAAAAGATGACAAAGATTTCTACAATAAAATCATTTCAGAATCTTAGGTTTTCCGTTTTCATCAATGATGAGATTGCCATAAGTGTATGCTTCTGCACAAGCTTTCAAAACGGCGTTTTTCGTCGTTCCATTTAGCTCTGTTTTTGCTGTGAACGCATCAAAGAGGTCAGGTGTAATCTGTACACCAACATTCTTTTTCTTACTCTTATCACGTTCGTATTCCTTGTGATAATCACGCTCTGCCATAATTGCACCGCCTTTTCTTGATGGTACAATTATATCATTCTGACGAATTGCTGTCAAACTCAAAATTATCACCTTGCTTTCTTACCAGACTTCACAGGAAATACGTCATTCAAAGGGCGCATATCTCTGTTATCGAAATCACGGGCACAGCATCCAGTGCCGTCCATGTAGTACGACATTTTTTCATCCATGCGGAAGCTATGATTATTCATCAAGACTTCTTTGCCGTAGATCCAGCCAGAAACTGTGATGTATTCACTAGAGCCAAATACAACACGCTGAGACCGCTTTTTCCGAGCCGGTTTGCCCGCCTCATTATAGCGGTCATCAAGACGTTTCTTGCTCTTATGATAGCGCAAAGAACCCTCTGCATTAGCTTGTGACGCTCTGAGAAAAGTCGTTTCACTCTGCTTCTGTTTGACCTTTTCCATTGCAAGACGCTTTTCTTTCTTGCTCTGCTGATAGGCATTCCAGTCATAAAGGGAAATACTTCTTGCGTGGTATGCTTCTTTAAGGAAGTCAACAATCTTGCAAGGATGGATAGAAGTCCATCCCATAGACGTTTTGACGTACATAGGCATAAAGCCTGTTTTCATTGCGATAAACGGACGACTGACGAACACAACGCCGTCAAATGTGCCGTAAAGATCAAACTCTTTAACTTCTGTGCCGTTGTAGATGATAGAGTGTCCAGAAGTGTTTTGACGCACTTCTCCCATCGTATTCTGATAGGATTTCAAGATACTTCACCTCTTTCTTAGAATCCTGTTTCGGCTCATGCCATCATCAGGGGACGGACTTCTACCGTCCGACAGGGACAGACTTTTACCCGGCCTGTCAGCGGTGACTAACTCAAGCGGCAACTTTATTAGAGTTTGCCTTGAAAGCCTTGTCTGCTTCCTCAAAAGTCTTGCGTGCTTCCTCAAGTTTGATATTCCAAGAGCTGATAGTGTTCTTGATGGTATCAACAACGGCTTTCTTTTCGTCGTAGACGGTCTGAGCGGACAGCATAGCCTTATTATGCTTCTCTTTGGTGGTATCTTTAATAGTATTATCGCTTGCGTCTTTCTCACACTGAGCCTTACACTTGTCAAGCTCTTTCTGAGCATCATCAAGGGCATTCTGAGCGTTGGAGAACTGAGAATTTGCCTTTGCTAAACGTGCCTTGCAACGCTTCTCAGCAAGGTTATAATCCCGCTGATAGTCCTCAAGGTAGACGGTCTGAGCTGCTACCGCCTCAAGCATAGGCTCAAGAGCCTTGACGAACTTGTTGATAGGAAGGTTGCTAGGGTTATAATCGCCGTCCATGTTAGGAAGGTATGCTTCCGCCATAGACAAAATCTTTCCACCCAGATCGGACGCTTCCGCCATCTTGAACGTATCGCCAAAGACGATGGTTGCAAGCTCATTCAGGCACTCATAGAAGTTATCGGTGTAGACCTTAATAATAGCCGCACTTTCTCCCTTGCTCTTGCTCTTGTTAAGATTGCAAGCCGTGTTGTAGACGTACTGGACAGCCTTGCCGTATGCGTTGTACTCTTTTTCGTCCATGAGAAGATACTCAGGCACTTTTTTAGGGTATGTCTTGAGCGTGTTCAGACCGTTCTTGACGGTGTAGGAAATGAGCATCTTGCCATTGCTTGCATAGCCTTTTTTCTCAGAGCTTGCACGGCAAGATTTACGAATGGACAGACAGACGTTAGACAGGTTAGACATAGTATTATCTCCTTTGTTATGTTATAATGTATGTGTGATCGTACTTGCGACAAACTACTGTCTGTCGTTGTGGTACAGTACGCTTTTGATACAAGGTGCATACTGTTGACCATCCTTGCTGATCCTCTTAGGTATAGTTCACCTAGGGACCAATGAAAGACTTTCGTCTAAAACATCTTGTTTGCCAATTTGACGGAATTTCGGCGTTTCACAACGTTCTACTTTAGAGTGTTTTTCAAGGTGCAAATTGTGACTTGTCGCACCGTATCAACAAAGCCCGAAAGTTTTGTTGATATGGTAGACTTCTAATCTTGACTTTTGTTGCATGGTTTTTCTTGTAATTAAACAAGTATTAAACCAAACAGGCTAAAATTAGAAGTCTTGACTTGTCAATGTGCTATTGGGTTTTTGGTTTTGCTTTTGGGCTTTTGCCCTTGAGCTTGACTGTATTGTATCACGCTTTAAGCGTTTTGTCAAGCCCTATTTTTGAACCGCTCAAGCGGGAAAACGTCAAAAATCAGAAATTGGAATTTTCCGGTTTTCCAAAACCATCATGTTTTCCGGTGTTCGGCGTGTTTCGCTTGAACTGGCCTTATTTTAACGCTTTAAGCGTGATTTGTCAATACGCTTTAAGCGAAAATGTTGCACACGCAACAAATGGATTTTTGCTTTATATTGCTTTATATTATAATTCCCTTATAAGGGAAAATTGGATGATTTAGCGTGGTAAAGTGATAAAGCGTTAAAGCAAAATAAATCAATTACTTTGGTAAAGTGCTAAAGTGATAAAGTATTTCAAATTTGAACAATCGAACACGGAAATTCAATCAATCCCGGCAAAAATCAGCACTATAAACATACTGGAAAAACAGGAATATTTCCCGGCCTGGAAAGTGACAAAACAGGCACTTTATTCAACTAAAGTAAATACCGCTTTTTGCACAAAAGCGGCTTTTCCCCCATAGGGGATACTTTTCATTTTTGAGACGTTCCAGGCAGCAGGCCGAGATCCCAGTACATCTTTCTTGTTCATAATCACCAATTATGACTTTTATTTTCTCTTACTCTCTATACATTCTGCACAACAATTTCCACAAAAATACCATTCTCTTTCAATCACAACAACCTCTATCTATCTTATCAACTCAATCTAACCATTTAACCTGTTCCTACCCGGTTACATTTCCCTGACAAAATTATCCTAAAAATACACCCATATACCCTCTCCTGCACATACTCACAAATCACTCATTTTTCCACTCAAAATACATAAAAATGGATTAAAATCGCTATTTTTATCGGTAGCTCATTCGGTAACTAGCTAGAATTTAACGTATTTTCGTTATATTTTGGCTAGTTTTTCTTTTTATTTGTACCTTTTTACCACTTATTTTGTTCCTTTTTGATCCAATAAAGCCTAAAAAAGCTAGGTTTCATGCGAGTTTTTCCGATGCGTACCATAAATGTACCAAAAATGACCATTCTTCGGAGCATAAAGTACCTATTTGTACCCATCTATACTCCCCTATCGCCATAAATAGACTGATCTGGCATCCAAACAACATTCTCAGAGATTTCAGACACCTCATAAGAGCATAATTGTAGCCTCTGGCAGTTTATACTGAACACACAGAGTATCTAAATGTCCTTTATAGAGAACAATACCATCCAAAATATACCTTATTATAATAGGCACTAGAAATACTCGTATCCTGTATTATGTAGCTATTGAACTTTTGGCAATCTCATGGTATAATGAGTGTAGATAGCTATACAATACAGGATACTGTAAAGAAGATAGCAAGAGGATGTTTATAGTAGTCCTCCCGGACAGGGACCGTTACGACGGTGGAGAGGGATCTCGCGTCTGCGGACGCTCGTAGGTTTACTCAAATTGAATCTATGCCGCTTACGCGCCATAGCTTCAAGTCGAGTAAACCATTATTAGATATTTTGTGATAGTTGTACTTGTACTGACGACTATGTATCTTCATACATATATATAATACAGACTCGTCAGTACAACTAAATTAGAACTGGAGGCAATATGGAGCAAAATAATTATAATGTTACGCAGGATATGGTCAACAAATTAAGTGATGGACAAAAGTTCTCAAACTTCTTGGAGTTATCTACTTATCTCAACATCCTTAATAAAAACGGAAAACCGTTGGGTGGGAATAGTAAAAAACACTTCCTTGAAGATTTGAATCGTTTTGTTGAATTTAAAAAGGAAGGAAAGCGCTTTATTGTTGTAAAGATTCGTCCAGATAATGAGGTGCTTCCTCCTCTGCCGACAAGAAATAAAGGGAAATTCTCTTTGCGTTTGCAGAACCAGATTGCTTACCATTTACTTAAAGAATGTGACGGCAGTAGTTGGATGGAGTTCTTTTGGACACCAGCAGCAATATTACGAGCATGTGGAATGACTAACAAAAATTTTTATCAATATCCAGAAGATTTACATGGCGATGATACCTTCTTGGCTGAAATAGTTGGTACACCATTAGAAAGTATTGCTTGTGATCAAATGGATGAGTTTAGAGAGAATTTAGCAGCGGATGCTGAGACATTTCAACAATGTACTAAATCTACAATGGTTGGGTACATTGAGTCTGCGCTTAGATCTATGGCGAAAAACAAGGAACTATTTTTTGAAGACTGTCCCGCTGTGTTTATAAACCATAATCCAGAAGAGTACCATATTCCTTCTGAAGACCAAAAGGCCATTTATATGAAGATGTATACGAATGTACTTCATGAGTTCTATACGTCATCTGGTCGAGTGTGCCAGAGTGAACAAGACGTATTTCTGACTGGACGGCTTCATGAGTTCTATGAAGAATTAGATAATAGGTTCAAGGAAATTTTTACATATGACCTAGCACGACCGATGTACCATATTACGATTGAGCCGAACTCGTTGAAGCGATCTGCTGCACGGACAGAATATAAATTGCAACAGCAATGCTTTCACGAGATAAATGATGCGATGTGTGAGAATATCCCAACACTTTCTGCCGTCAGAAGAGGTAGAGCGGTATTGGAGGAAAATCCAGAATATTACAATGATACTTCTCAACCACCATTTCGTTTTGTGCACAGGCAGTTGAGTGATGAGGTTCTTCAGCTCTTTATAGATGGAATGATTCGTGTTCCTGCGAATTCTGGAATCCCTCGTGCTGGATTTAAATGGTATGGTTCTTATAAAAGATAAGGAAGAAGGTTGAGTACAATGAATTTTGATAACCCCTACTGGATTGATTTAAAGGTAACTTATGAGAGTTACCAAGCAGCTGGCCGCTTGCCGGAGTTCCACAAGAAGTATGTTTGCACGAAATGCCGCTATGAGATTCCATGTTTCACAACTTGTGACGAGGTGCGATGCAAGTGCCGAGAGTTTAAGCCTAAGACTGTGCGGAAGGCTGACAAGTATTTACATATCAATGATTTTATGAATGATATGGCCGCATTTAAAGCCAGCCGTGTGAATGAGAGTTAAATAAGAGTCCGTGCGGCTCTTGTTTGAAATGTAAATACATATCAAAAGGGAGAGAATAATGAAAATTCAGATTAGAAATTATGTAATTAAGACATTGGATAACAGAAATCTCGTTATCATTGAGCAGCGACCTGCTGGCAAGAATCCAAAGACTGGTGAGATGGGCACCGGTGTAAAAGAGGTTACGGTTGGCTATTACCCGAACCTCGAATGGGCTTTACATAAGATTAAGGATTTGAATATTTCTGAAAGCGATGCAGATACCGTGGATGTATTGCTGGCAGAGCTTGAACAGATTGGTGAGACGATCCGCCTGGTAGCTGATGAGGTCAAGTGATGGAGAAATATATTAACGCAACACGATTGATTGGTGTCCTCAATAGTGCTATCGCTCGTACTATGGCTAGAGGTAATGCAAAGTCTATTGATGATATGTGGTGCGATATGGCAATGCAATACACAAAGCGCATTCTTGAAGAAGAGATATCTGCTGGCGGTGAGTTCCGTCGAGTGGTTCATGCTCACTGGATTGAGCATTTTGAAGATTTTGGAGAAAGCTTCTTTGTTGAATGCTCGGCTTGTCATTCTAGCAAAAATGTCGATGAATCAAAGTTTTGTCCTGACTGTGGAGCTGTTATGGACGAGGAGGTTAAGTGATGGAGAAAGTTCTTTTACCTCGTGGGTATGGACGTTCATATGATGCTTGCAAATACGCAATTGAGCACGACTGTGATATTGTAGCACCAGATAGATCTGGTGTAATAGCTTTGGAATATATTATCAAAGACATCTGTAAAGATTTCGATTCATTGGAAATAGACAGGATTACTTACTATGATTATATTTATTCCGTAATCATAAATCACCACAAGTTCAATGGTGTGGTAGAAGCGATTGAAATTCGTCTATACGATATCTGTCAATATTTTGAACACGAAAAGACAGAACGTGGTCGAAGAAAAGATGTCGTATTTGATGATATTGACCGGTGTATGCAAGTCTTGTGTCCATATCGTAAAATCAGCATGGCCACAATGGAAGTTGAGGAATGAATAATGCGTATTTACGAGGATGTTGATGCAGAAATCAAGCAGCTTGTGCGTGATATGAATAGTAACAGTCTGATACGCAGCGAGTATGAATCTGCTGAAGATTATCTGGATGAGCTCTATCAGGAGCGTGAACGACTTTGGCTCAAGGCTATGGAAGATGGTGAGAGCTGCTATCTATAAAAGCCTGCTTTTATATTTTCTCTTTAGCTACAAAATACAGGATACGTTTAAGAAGAACATGGAGGTGACTGCCGAATGGCAAAGCAGCAAACTTGCCAGAAGTTTGTTTTTAAGATCCATACGAAGCGTCTGGTTGAAGCAAAGTGGGATTTGACTCTACCATTAGATGAGGCTAGACGAAACCACGAGATCATCTCGCTGGCTGATAGCACTGTTTTACGATGGATTGATGAGTTGAATGGTGTTACGGATGCAGAGACTAAGGCACGGAGCATTAAGCGTAGAATCAAGATGCTGCGGAATGAGCCGTCTTGCTTAGAGAACCGCCGGGAGATTCGGAGGCTGTATACTGAACTGGACACAGTTCAATTCAAGCCGGATTATATGTGTCTGGTGGTTGATAAGAAGAATGATTACCGCCGTGCATGTTCTCCAAAGGGGTTTAAAATCAATGGAATCACGTATCGCCGTCTGGTTGGTACTACCGGTGGTGTTAAGAATAGCACGATTGTGTTTGTGAGCGACCGTCTTATTGATGAGATCCGCAAGCGAATTGATAATGGCCGTAACAAAAGAATGGAGTTTATTCCAGCAAAGTTGGAAGCATATCGGGCACTCGCCTGCTCCGCTTCCATTCCGGTTACTGACCCTGACGGCGTGCTTGTTGTAGATGATTGTTTTACGCATTTCAAAGACCATGTAATCGTTCTGGATGACGGAGTGTCTGGTGAACCTACAATGGTGGAGAATCCTGAGCAGGACTGTGAGCTTTGCGCAAGCGACGGTTTTGGACTCATCAGTTACGATCTCGCACAGCAGTGGAGTGAGGATTTGAAACTACCATCCACCGCATCTGGCTTTTGTGTACGCAACGCATTTTGTAAAGGCATGTTATTCCCCTTCCCTTTTCGCGAGTTCGCTAAGAAAGTAGCAAAACAAAATATGGTGCGCGATATTTGGGGGAACTACAAGGATGTCAATCGTGTTCAGGTGATTCTCACAGGGTCAATGCTCAAGTTGTGGGATAGTTATCATAGTTGCGAGGACTATTTTGAGAATTGCCAGGAAAATCACTACCATTTCTCTGTAACAAAGACTTGTGAGTTGGAGCTTGATGAAGAGCGCAACCTGAATTATCAGTTTATTCAAAGCTATCAGCTTACGAACGAAGAGATACATGAGCTCGTGAAGCCAACTTTGGATGAGATCAAGGGTGTCATGGGCGGTGACTGGCGTGATGCGTTGCTGTATTTGCGTGGTAGTGGAATGCGTGATGACCCGAATTACATAAACAGTCTGGAAAACGACTATATTAAGGCTCTTATGATTGAGCCGGAAATGATTAACGACCCTTATGTGCAGAATCGGATTCGGTACTTTATTAAAAAGCGAATTTCGCAAGCAAAAACGGGTGTTGTGAAAGTACGAGGAAATTTCCAGGTGGCAAGTGGAGACCCTTATGCGCTTTGTCAATCTATCTTTGGAATGGAAGTTACTGGACTGTTAAAAGCTGGAGAGGTCTACAGCCGATTCTGGAACGACCGCGATGTTAAGCGGGTAGCCTGCTTTAGAGCACCGATGAGTCAGATGGCAAATATTCGGTGTTTAGATTTAAATTCGAGCGATGAATGCAAGAATTGGTATCGCTACATTAAAACGGTAGCTATCGTAAGTGCATTTGATAATACGTGTGCCGCACTAGATGGAATGGATTGGGATGGCGATCTTATTTTCAGTACAGACAATAGAATTCTCCTTGATAAATGGAGAAACGAGACTGTAATTCTTTGCGCTCAGAAAAAAGGTGAAAAGAAAGTTCCAACCGAGCAGGACTTCATTGAATCTAACATCAATGGATTTGGTGACGATATCGGCAAGGTAACCAATCGTATTACCACAATGTTTGACGTGCAGAGTAAATTTGAACCAGAAAGTAGAGAATATAAAGAGCTTACATATCGTATTATTTCTGGCCAGAAATATCAACAAGATACAATTGATCGCATAAAGGGAATTTCTTGCGTACCTATGCCGCAGTATTGGTATGACAACAAAGCTTGTGCTGCTAAAGACGATGATAATCCTGACACTATCGAGGATAAGAAGTTTTGGAGTAGTATTTGCGCATGGCGTAAGCCGTACTTTATGAGCTACATCTACCCTGCTCAGATGCGTGATTATAAGCAGTATGTGGCCGCAGCTCGCAAGCGCATCAAGTGGGATGGGTTTGCCGGTCTGGATGAGATTATGCAAAAGACCGTCAAGGACGACGTGGATGAAATGGTTATCCAGTATTACATTTATCGGATGCCGGTCGGAATCAACTCTTGTACTATGAACCGCCTATGCTGGACCGTTGAGGATGAATTGGAGGATTTTGAGGAAGAACTCAAGATAAAGCGCAAGTTTGATTATGATTCGCTCAAGTATGGCGTTGAATACACTAATTCTCAATACTATGGCATCCGCTCTATCTTTAAGGACTATTTGAGATTTGCTCGTGGCAACGCAATCCATTCTGGTAACGGAAATAATAATAAGGAAACCGGCGCAGACCGCAAGGAGCGAATTGCGCTGTATCAGGAAAGTATGTTCCGCAATCTTCACGATAAGTGTTCTAATGACGATGTGCTTTGCGACATTCTGCTTGATCTTTGTAAAAAGAATGCGTCCAGTATTGCAATCGTCTGGGAGTTGTTCCATGATACTTTGATTAAACGTTTATTGGAACGCCATAATGGTATGGTGCATTCTCTTGTGCAGGATGAGAATGGCGATATTGAATATGACGGCAAGCGTTTCAAGGATGTGTTGGTTGACATGAATAGCAAGGAGGATGCGGATGATTGTATTGAATGAAGTTCTTTACGCTGAAGAATGGCTAGAGAAGGATGTGCCTTGGAAGAAAGCGGGGCATGTTTTGCATTATATTGCGAAGTATTATTTCTATAAGGGATACTCAAAGGATGACGTAAGAGAAAAGCTTAACGAGTATATGCTGCGTCATTTTGAAGGGTACAATAAGGTTCTGGACAGAGAACTGATTGATAAAGCGATTGCTTCTGCTAAAGGTCGTCCTATGGTCGAACTTGATGGTGTGTGCATTACGAAGGCTGAGGTAGAGAAGATTCAAGCACTTGAAGGCAAGCAGATGCAGCGCCTGATGTTTACGATGCTGTGCCTAGCAAAATACCATATTGCTGTTAATGAAAAATGCAACTACTGGATTACGGAAGATACGGCTGATATTTTCAGGATGGCAAATGTATCTGTGAATGAGAAAAAACAGAACGAGATGATTTGTGAGTTACATAATCTTGGTTTTATTGGGTTTGCCAGCTTGAAAAAGATTGACAACTTGAACATCCATATTTTGATTGCAAAGCCGGATTCTCCTCATGAGATTTTCGTGGACGATTTTGAGAATGCTGGTATTCTGTGGAACCAGTATTGTGGGAAAGAATACATCAAGTGTGATTGTTGCGGAAAGATGGTTGCTCGCACTGGACGCAGACAAAAATACTGTCGTAAGTGCGCAAAAAACGTAAATATCGAGAAAACTGCACAAAATAGAAAAATGTTTGATTTATGAAATGTGAAAAAGCGTGATATTTCAACGTAGATACGTTATAATTTTACATATATAGAGCAAAACATAGTGCGGAAAGTTATGGTAGGGAGAGAGCGAGGACGCTTGTTTTCTTCCTACCTATTTTATTTTGAAAGGGTGTTTTACCTAAATGATTGAGATTACCAAAGCAGAAGCAAAGGAAATTCGTAAGGTTTATCCGAAGGTTTTCATTGCAAAAACTCGACACAAGCGATTTATTGAGGAATCTGTTCGTTATCTGGAGCTGATTCCGTTTAATATTGAAGCTCGTGAAATTGTTGAGCGTGCCAAACGCGGCATTCGAGACTAATTTATGAAAGAACGAGGTACAGACTTTGGATTTTGAAATTCAGCTGCCCGAGGAGATTACAAACCTGATGAATGGTGGTGGTCTCCCCTCTCCTGAGATGATGAACTTCTACGTTGACGAGAAGGATCGCATCTTTTTTATTGATTTTGAGATTGACCAGTCTCTGATTGAAATTGAGCGAAAGATTCTTCAATACAACCGTATCGACAAGAATATTCCTATTGAGCAGCGCAAGCCTATTAAGCTGTTTATTTACAGCTATGGTGGCGAGCTGGATGCGATGTTTAGCTTTATTGATGTTGTTGCGCTGAGTAAGACTCCTGTTTGGACGATCAACGCAGGTATTGCAATGAGCGCTGCTCTTGTGATGCTGTTGTCTGGTCAGAAGCGCTTTGCCCTGCCTCATTCTACTGCACTGATTCACAGTGGCTCTGGCGGTGCTCAGGGTACTTTTGAGCAGTCTAAGATGGCTATGGACTATTACGAGAAGCAGGTTGCAAAGATGCGTGAGTATATTATGGCTCACTCTACCATTGATAAGAAGACTATGACCAAGAATAAAGCGAAGGATTGGTATCTGGACGCTAATGAGCAGGTCAACTTTGGCATTGTAGATAAGATTTGCGATGATGTGGATGAATTCAATTAAGGGAGAGTTATAATATATGGCTTCTGATAAGACTGAAATGCGTAAGAAGAAGGATGTCCCGCAGAATCTGGATGAATATCCTACTTTTTATGGAATGACGCTCGATCCGGAACAGAAAATCTTTAGGGACGCAATCTGGAATCCCGATATTGATGTTGTGTTCTGTAATGCCCGTGCTGGTACTGGTAAAACTACGATTGCTGTCGGTGTGGCGAATTTGTTAGTTCAGTATGGACTATATAATGGTATCGCATATATTGTTTCTCCTACACAGGAAGAGAAGCAAGGCTATCTTCCCGGCACGCAGGAACAGAAGAGTGCTCCGTATATGGAACCACTTTATCAGGCACTTGAGACTATTGGCGTTAATCCAAATGTTGCGATGATTGTTGATGATAATCCTGAAAGTCAGAAATATGGTGCGTATATTCAGTGTGCAACTCACACATATATGCGTGGCATCACCTTTGACAAAAAAGTAATCTTGCTCGATGAAACGCAGAATTTCTATCTAAGTGATCTTTTGAAGGTTATTACCCGGTTGAAGGATTCATGTAAACTTGTCGTAATCGGTCATACAGGCCAGTGTGACTTGTACAAAAATCCGCAAAACAGTGGTTTCCTTCCATATCTTGAACACTTTAGAGGTCATGATAGAACTGCGATTTGTGAACTTCACACAAATCATCGTGGATGGATTAGTACATGGGCGGATATGATTCAGTTTAATCGCTAAATCATTTCAAAATTGAAATAAAATATAAGGGAGAATAGAATTATGGTTGCTAAGAAGAGTGTTGTTTTTAAGAACGCTATTATTGATACTGCCGAGGGTACTATCACCGAGATTACCAAGGATGGCGAGAATGTCTTCAATCTGAATGAAGCTCTGGCAAAGTGGGATGGTATTGAGGGTGTCACCATCAATATTTCCACTTCTGATGAGCTGCTGGGCGACCTGGCTTGATGCCAATGGGTTGCTATAATAAACGGCCAGAAGAAACGAGCGATGACTTCTTTGTAAGAATCGGGAATGCTGTTCTGGCTAGAGAGTTGACTTGGGATGGCGCATCCAAGGTGCTCAATGATGAGTTGGGTAAGAATTTTGGTGAGTGCGCATATCGCAAGCGTTTTAAGGCATTCCGTGCGGGTATGCAGTATCAGGAGTCCTTATCTAATAGAGATGTGGGAACCTGCATTCTGTCTATTTCCGACCTACATATTCCATTCCAGAAGCCCATTGAGACTTTTAGTGAGTATGCTGGAAAGATTGATATCCTTCAGATAAACGGGGATCTGGTAGATGCGCAGGCCATTTCTCGTTTCAATAAGGTGTATCGTAAGAGTCCAATGGAGGAAATTCTGATTGCACGTCAGTATATGATTGACCTGATTGAGATACTTCAGCCTAAGAAGGTTGTTGTAAATTATGGTAATCATGACTTACGTTTCCAGAATTATCTTGCTAAGAATCTGGACACCGACTTGCTTGAACTGATGCCAAAGACATCTTTGGAGCTTATTTTTGTTGATGGCTTTAACCATTACAACAAGGAGCTTCATACAAAGGTTCATTACGATCCTCTGACTGATGTTTTTAAGGATAGTGGTATCGAGATTGTTTATAACGATACTTGGTTTAGTTTCGTTGGTGAAACAATTTTTGTGCATCCACTTGCTTATTCTAGCGGTATGTTGAAAACAGCAGAAAAGGCATATCGGTATTTCAAGGATAATGATTATTTCTTTGATACTATCGTGATGGCACACACTCATAAAACAGGTCATTATGATATCGGTAATTCTGTAATTTATGAGCAGGGCTGTTGTTGTGAGACATCAAAAATGGATTACGCAGATGGAAAATTAACACCATCTCAGCGAGAAGGATTTATTCTGGTTTATCAGGATAAATTCGGAAGGCTGAATGAAGATAAGACGCACATTGTACGTCTAAATTAAAAAGCGGTGAGCCCCTACCACTAAACGGGGACTTAAAAAAGAAGTACGACCGCAAGGTCTGCTTGGGACATCATTTGTTGTCTCCTTTTCTATGCCCGTAGGCTAATGTCTACGGGTTTTATGTGCCAGTGTAGTTCAGTTGATAGAACGCGGGTTTTGTACTCCCGATATCGCAGGTTTAAGTCCTGTCATTGGCTCCATGCCACTTTAATTCAGTAGATAGAATAATGTGTTCGTACCACATATGTCGTAGGTTTGATTCCTACAGGTGGCTCTAAGCTGTGCGGTCAATAGTTGCTACCGCCTAGACCAACTCAATCTACGGATGGTTGGATGCAAAGTAGTTCTGTAGAACGAAATGATAAGCTATTCGTGTTTCGCTACGTTAATGCGAAGCTTTAAAAGTCTAAAACAAGCGTTTTATCAACACGAGAACAATTCAACTAGCTCGGGTGGCTTGATGGATGCTTGTTTTTATTGTGCGGTCTTACTCAAGTGGTTGAAGAGAACGGTCTTGAACACCGTTAGGTCGGTAAATCCGATGCCAGAGTTCGAATCTCTGAGACCGCGCCAGTCCTTCTCCCGGAGGGCCTATATTATACCGGTTCCCTACCACCGGCTAAAAGGTAGGTTTTATTGTGAGCTTGTAATGCGAAGAGGTTGAACGTAGCGGATGGTAGCAAACATCTGCACGAAGCGAGATTGCTTATTCGTGGATACAGCGCAGGTTCGAATCCTGTCAAGCTCGAAGAAAATGGCTATATGAGCGCGACATATAGCAAGTCCGAAGTCTGGGTTTTAGAAACATGATGTACACATGTCTTTCTACTTCTTGAGACACTTAGGCACCATATGACGCAGCGTTGCCCAGTCAGGTCTACGGCACCGGCCTCATAAGCCGTGTATTCGTTGGTTCAAATCCAACCGCTGCACCCACTTGTATGCTGGTATATTTATGCGCCCGTAGCTTAATTGGTAAAGCAGTGGTCTCTAAAACCATTTGTTCTCTGTCCGAATCGGAGTGGGCGTGCCAGCATTCTCCCCTTTCGCAAGCCTGAGTTATGGCTTTACTACTCCCTCCATAACTCAGGTTTTTTGATTGATTATTACGCCACTTCGGTGGCAGGGTTCGGTACGTCACTGACGTAGCAAACCCATATAGATGATAAAGACTCCGTCGCGCCTCTCGCAGAAGCGTACCATGGTAGAGCCGCCTGAGCCCACTAAGCCTCTCAACGATGCGTATCATGGTGGGTCTTTTGTGAATGAAACACCCTTGGCCTCTGCTACGCAAGCACATTAGAGGGTGTCTTTTGTTTGCCGTGGAATGTGCGCACGTTCTACGGCTTTTATTTTTGATTTTGATTGGAGGTGTTTGTTTGCCTAGAAAGAAAAAGGTTGTTGAAGATGGCGTTATTCTTGAGGGAACCGAAAACAAAAAGACATTCAAATGCCTGCGTTGTGGTAAAGAATATGATGTCGCTATGGGGCATTTTTACCGAATAACATATTCTCCATTGTTCAAGGCAAATGACGGATATGCTCCCATCTGTAAAGAATGCGTTAATGAAATGTTTGATGATTTTTCAAGACGCTTTGGAAGCGATAGAACTGCTTGTATGCTAATGTGTCATGTTCTGGACGTTCCTTTTTATAATAGCCTTTATGATTCCGTTGTGAGCAATTCTGGAACATGTAGGCCAGGAACTTATAACCGTCTCGTGGTGAACATGAAGAACTTCCAGTTCCAGACGTTTACCAACACTCTTGTGAACGGTGAACTCAATAAAAACGCTCTCGATTTACAGGAAGAGAAGGAACAGAAGTGGTCGAAGGCAGAGATTCAAGCAAAGGATGACTGTATTTCTGTTATTGGGTATGACCCGTTTGATGGTTATAACGAGGGCGACCGCCGCTATTTGTTTAGTGAACTCATCAAGTATTTTGAGGATGGTATTGAAGACGACCCGTTCAAACTATCCCAGATTGTTCAGGTCGTGAACAATAATAATCAGATTCGACAAATCGACTTGCAGATTGCCCGCTTAAACCCGATGAACTCGGCTGAGGCAATCAAGAGTCTGAATGACATTAAGGTCAAGCTAGTTTCAAACAATGATAAAATTGCCAAGGAAAACGAAATCTCTGTCAAGAACCGTTCTAATAAGGATGCCGGACGTAATACTCTCACCTTCTTGATGAAAGATATGCGAGAGAAAAATATTGCAGGGGCAGAAGCAAACTTCTATGACCAGTTGCGTTCTCCTGGCACTCAATGGGCGGCAGATATGAGTCTTAAAGCAATCAAGGAAAATGCGTTCTTTGACGAGAATGACCAGCAAGAAATTTTTGATACCCAGCGAGAGTTGATTGATAAATATCAAAAAGATAGTGACGATGCGAAGGAAAAATATCGTTTGTCTCTGATTGAAAATCAGCGGCTTAAAGAAATGCTTGAGGATGCTGGAATAGACCCGAATGGTAATGAAGATACGGATGGTGATGCCGTATGAGAATGAAACAAAGAGCACCTATTATCACTGCGGTAAAACGTAAGATTTATGAGTGCGATGCGGCAACGATTGCGTTCTATCGTCGCAATCCTGTTATTGCGGCCAGAGATTTATTGGGTATCCAACTATTTGACGCTCAGGCATATATGCTAGAACAAAGCTGGAATGCAAGTCATGTTCTTTGGGCATGTAGTCGAAACTTTGGTAAGTCTTTTGTAGGTTCTGTTTTCATTCTACTAAAGGCTATCCTATATGAGAATCAAGCTATTTACATCGTAAGTAGCGTTGGTGATCAGAGTAAGGAAACTTTTAATAAAATCGAAGAAATTGTCACTCGTGTTGGTAAAACAGCTGCGTCTATCCGTAGTCTGCAAGATATTGCAGAGAAAGAAACAAAAAAGTCTGCAACCAATAAGAGTGGCTTTAGTCATAATCCCGCCGGGTATGTTGTTGAGTTTTACAACGGTAGTTCCATTAACACGCTAAACTCCAACCCGGATTCCAACCGATCCCGTCGTGCAACTCTTGTGTTTTTTGACGAGGCTGCGTTTTGCTCTGACGAACTGATTGTTGTCTGTGAAGCTTTTGCCACTCAGAATACTGACTTTGTGACTGATACGGATGATTCTTATAACCCTGAAACTCAACCTCGCAAGGTTCCTACACAACTTGTGTATGCTTCGAGTCAGGATACGATGGATAAACTATTCTATCGTTATTATAAAAACTTTGCAAAGCGTATGATTGCCGGTGACCGTGATTATTTTGTTTGCGACATGATTTGCGATGTTGCAATTCAGGTCTATATGAATGGTAAACCATACAAGGCTTTGTTGACAAGAGACAAAGTGGAAGCCGCTCTAAAGTCAAATAAAACGAAGGCGTTGCGTGAATATTATAATCGCCCAAGCCGTGATGGTGGCGTAAACCAGATTATCAAATGGGGTACAGTTCGTCGCAATGAGCGAAAGTATATCCCACAGCTTTATTGGGATAAGAACTATCAGTATATTCTTGCGTTTGATCCTGCCCGCACAATGGATAATTCTATTGTTGGTGTTATGCGTATTTATAACGATCCAGAAAACGGCATGTGTGGAGATATTATCAACTGCGTGAACATGGTTGATATTGCAAATGAGAAAAAATTCAAGCTCGATTCTAATCGTCAGCTTGAGCAGTTACATGAGTTGATTCTACATTACAATGGTCAAAATCCTGATTACGAGTACATTGATAGATTGATGATTGACCAAGGCGCTGGCGGCGGTGGTACTTCCACATATGCGGACGGTTTGCTTAATAATTGGACCGATAAAACAGGTGCGGAACATCGTGGTTTTATCGACGCAAATCATGAATTATATGAAGGATATGATGCCCGTTACCCAGATGCTGTTGATAAGCTACGTCTAATTAGTCCTCGTAAATTCCGTACTGCCATGGTTGAGGAATTTATTGAGTTGATGAATCTTGGTGTCATTCACTTCCCTCTTGAATATAACGGCGGAGATTACGTTCAGGTAGTAGATGGTGTGGACAAATCAACTGGTCAAGAAATTTTGAAGACGCATGAACTCTCCTTAGAGGAACAGACTGCGTGGGTTAATATCGACTTGATGAAGAACGAGATTACAAGTATTCAGAAAACAACAAACTCTGAAAATACGACCGTAACATATGCTTTGGCACCCGATGTTGCCAATAAAATCCACGATGATAGGTTTTATGTTGCTATTTTGCTTGCTCATCGTCTATACGAATTGCGCCGTAAGGATAAGGTGCGCCAGTCTGCGGTGGAGACAATGACTACTCCGCCGATTTGTATTTCTAACATTGACTTCTAAGCAGAGGAGGTGAAAATGTGGCAAGAAAGAAAAAGGAAGATTTTGATGTCGTGACTGCTTCACAGACAGATGATGGTACTGTTGTTATAACCTCTTTGAATGAACTTTCAGAAGAGAGGATGAACAACGTCATTCGAAATGCAGTTGCGTCATATGATCCAGAAAATAAGCAGTATAGCACATACCTGAAAATTTCAGCCTCCTCTGAGACACTGACGGTTGACCGAATTGATGAGCTCGCACGAGGGTTACAGTCAAGTCTGACGAATGTGCAGACTGTTAATGGAATTATCCGTAACTACATTAACAAGGATGACCTGATTGGTATTACTTATGATGCGATTGAGGCGAATGTTAATACGGAATTCAAATGCAGTTTCGCGCAGTTCCCTGAACAGCGTAATAAAACTAAACAGGTAAACTATGCCCGTGAAGTGATTGATGATTTCAATACACAAATCAATGTGCGAAGCCTGTTGCGTGCTGCCATTCCGATGACTTACGCAGAGGGCACTTATATTACATATCTGCGTCAGAAGGATGAGAACTACATTGTAGACTACTACCCTCTTGGTATTGCTGAGATAAGTGATTACCTATCAAATGGACAGCCTGTTGTGCTTATTAACATGTCTAAGCTGAAATCCGCTTTGAGCAAATCTATGCTGAAGGATAAGAAGAATAAAGCACTGTTCTTTGAAAATCAGGAGACTGAGATTCAAAATAACTATCCAGATGAGGTGTATCAGGCGTTTAAGAATGGTGATACATACGCAAAATTGGATGTTGACCATTGTGGTGTAATTCGCATTGGTAATATGGGGCAGAAGTATGGTGTTTCTCCCCTATTCCGCGCCTTACGCCCGGCATTGATGCTTGAGACTTTTGATACTTCGGACCGTGTGAATGCTAAGGCAAAGGCAAAGAAAATCATCTGGCAACAGCTTGACCCTGAATTGATGGGCCCAAACAAAGACAAGAAGGGTTTTTCTGAACAGGTGACGGCACACGATAATCTGCTGCGTGCATGGAAGCAAAATACCGTGCTTGTGACGACTGCTCCCTACGTCAAGGATATCAAATATGTTGAACCAAAAGTTGAGATGACAAATATCGAGACTGTCAAACAGTATCGCAATCGAGAAATGGCTGCTTTGGGTATTAGTTTCTTGAATACTGATGGTCAACAGACTGTTTCAACTGCAAAGGTGTCTCTTGACCAGCTGATGAAAAATATCGGTAAGATTGCAGAACAGATTGAAGATGTATTAAAGCGGTGGTATCGAATTCGCCTTGAAGATGCAGGTGTAGACCCGATGTACTGCCCTGATGTGAAGGTCTCTACTACCGAAATGATGGGTATGGAGATGAAGAAGGCGATTGCTCAGTTCCTGTTTACCACTTTGAACTGTTCTTACAAGACTGCTTACGAGTATATGGGGCTTCATGCTGAGGACGAACTACGCAAGCGTCAGGCTGAAACCGAGGAAGGTTATGACGATGTGTTTGTGGCTCGCCAGACATCTTATACATCGACCGGTAATTCCGGCGGTGGTGGTGACAGTGATAAAAAGACAGGCCGTCCAAAGGGCGAGGAAACTGAAAAACAGATTTATGACCAGCAGAGAAATGAAGATAGTAAGTGAGGTGATAAACGATGAGTAAGGAGTATTTCTATAGTAGAAACATCTGTTGCTCTGAGATTACGGAGCATCCAGACCACTATCTTGCCAAGTTTGTCATCTGTGATTTCTCAGTAAATGGGAATCAGGTTGCTTTGAACCGTGAAACCATTGAAAGTTGGATGAGTACACTGGTTGGCAACCCGCTTGTTGGTAAGTTGGTCGTAGCTCCAAAGGGTGAACTGGATTTTTCTGGTCACAATATGAAAGTCGTCACCAGAAAAGACGCTGACGGCAATGAATACAAGACTGCCGAATTTGACACTGATGCGTTCGGTAGCTTTCAATCGGTCGGTATCGAGAAAATTGACGATACCGACTTTATTGTTGCCTCTTGTAAGATCTGGAAGCGATATCCAAAAGCTTGTGCGACGATTCTGCGCCGTATTGAGAGTGGCACATTAAATACCAGTTGGGAAATTGATGTGCTAAAAGCTCATAAGGGAATCGTGGGTGGCCGCATGGCAAAAATTATTGACGATGGCGTGTTTACTGCACATTGTCTGCTTGGTGCAAATGTTGAACCGGCATATAAGTGTTCTAAACTGCTTGAAGTCGCTGAAACCGATTTTGGTCTTGAGTTGGCAAATGCCTACATTGAGGACACAAAAGAGATTTCAAATATAGAATCTAATGAAAAGGAGGCAAAAAATTTGGAACTGAATAAGGATAAGGAGACTCAGACCGCACAGGTTGAGAATCCAACCGAGACTGAGCAGGCAGAGCAGACGGCTACTGAGTCTACAACTGAGCCCACCACTCCGGCAGAGCCTGATGTTCAGACTTCCGAGGAAGGTGGTGAAACCCCTCCCCCGACTGAGCCTGAAACCGGTACTGAGCCTGCTGGTGAGCCAGAGCCGGAGTCTACCACTGAGACTTCCAGTTTGACCGGTCATGACCTGTACGAGAAGCTGAATGAGGCTGTTGTGAAGTTTAATTCAGATATGTATCTAGCCGAAGTGTTCCCCGAAGATCACACTATCTGGTGTAAGAAATTCGGTCGTTGTATGAACGATTTGGATTACATCATGTTCTCTTACACCGTTGAGGGTAACGAGGTTTCTCTTGGCGAGCCGCAGCATATTACTCTGACTGTTTCTATTTCTGATGTTAATACCAAGATTGCGGAGCTGAATAGCACTATTGCAAGTCTGAATACTGAGTTGCAGAGTGCAAAGGAAGAGGTTGTTTCTCTGACTCCGTATAAAGAACAGGCTGAGAAGGCAGAGGCAGAAAAGGCGGCTGCAGAGCTTGCACAGAAGAAGGAGAATCTGCGTCAGTATGCAATCTCCAGCAAAATGATTACTGAAGCTGAAGTTTCTGAGGGTGGTAACTATGCAAGTTTGATTGAGAATCTGGACGAGACCGGCATCAAGAATGTGATTGCCGAGCGTTGCGTTGAAGCTGCCAAGAAGGCGCCTGTTGAAAAGAAGATTGAGACCTCTGAGGTACATAAGTCTGAGAGCATCAAGCTGAATTTGAATGAAACCAAGTATAACACCACTAACGCTAATAAGCGTGATGCATGGCGGGAATATTTGGGTAAGTAATAACATTTAAGAGAAAGGAAAAATATTATGATTCGTGAACTGATGGTAAACGGCGCGAAGAATATTCCCGCTAACTATGCCGCAAAGGTCGATATGGTCACCGGTATGGGTGTCCAGGTTGACCACAAGGCTGGTCAGGTTAAGTTCCCTGACGCAGCTACCGCTGAGGGCATCGAGATGGTTGCCCATGAGTTTATCCCGGAGGGCATCTATGCAAGCCAGACTAATTTTGATGACTATGATAAGATGGCAACCGAGATTAAGGCAGGTGTGCTGGTAAAGCGTGTTCCTCTGTATGCTGGCGAGCTGTACGGCACCGACCAGTATAAGGATGGCGATGCACAGGATACCAATATCGGCAAGCTGTTGGAGGTCAATATTGACGGTAAGTGGCAGGTTGCTACTACTGGTACTTCTCGTTTTGAGTTTGCTGGTGTGATGGACGACAACGGCCACAAGCTGATTATGATCAGTGTGCTGCCAGAGGCAAAGACTGTTGCTTGATTGAGAGAAAAATCTTGAATATGATACGTGAAATTTAAGGCTATCGTCTTTGGACGGTAGCTCTTTTATTTTGCGCGAAGAGAAAGGAAATGAATTATGGCACTGAATATTGAAGTGGCCGAGCTGATGAAGCAGCCTGGTCGTGTTTATGAAGTTGCTGAGAAGACTCAGTACAATCGCGCTATGGATGCCGAGGACAAGGAAATTGCAGAGGTTGTTGGCGCTCATGTTGAGGAGCTGATTGACAAGGGCGATCCCAATAAGGAGATTGCTCAGTTTGTTAACCGCACCGTGACTGATGAGCTGTATGGTGCACCTGACGAGCTTCTGGACTCCATGTTTGAGCGTGGTAATGTTGGTGAGTTTGATGACTACGAGGCAGGTCGTACTGTTAAGAATACTCTGAAGGCTTATGATGCAGCTAAGGGTGGCAATGTGCCGAAGTCTTACCTGCACTACGAGACCATTAAACCCGTCTGGCGTAATAAGCAGATTGAGGCTGATCTTAGCTTTGTGGAAGTAAGACGTAATGCTTGGAAGAGTGTGGCAACTCTGACCACCTTTATGACTGAGGCTCTGAAGAACCAGATGTTCTATGACATTTTCAGCATGGTTGATGACGCTATCACTGGTGGTGAGCAGAAGATCGATGCACAGGGCAAGGAGCCCACTATGCAGGACATGGACGCTCTGGCTCTGTATCTGAATGAGTACGCCGATGGTGGTAATCCCTTCACTGTCAGCCTGATGAAGTATTGTGCCAAGATGCGTCGTATGACCGGTTACGCTGAGTATCTGTCTGACGCAGCTAAGGACGAGTTCAACCGTTATGGTCTGGTTAAGACTTATGATGGTGTTGCTATCACTGGTATTAGCTCTGCTAAGAAGCTGGGTGATGGTTCCCTGCTGATCCCGGATAAGCGTATCTATGGCATCGCAGGCAAGATTGGTCGCCTTGACATGAAGGGTGAGACTCATACTTACGAGGATCACGACAACAACAACGAAAAGATCCATCTGATGGTCAAGGACTTTACCTTCGGCTATAGCATTGATCATATCGAGCGCGTTGCTAAGATTGTTCTGCAGTAATTTTTACCAAAGGCAAATTTGAGCGGGGACTTTGCGGTCTCCGCTTTTATAGAAAAGGAGACAAATTATGAGTTCCGTGATGGAAAAGAAGTTTATTGACGTTCTGAACTGCGACGATAACGTGGTTACCATTTCGTCACTGAACGGTAAGGGTTATACTTTCGAGCCCGGTAGTGTGGAAGATCCTTGTGTGATTCCTATTCCGCCGGAGGAGATTATGTATATGAACAGCACTTGTTCTGCGTTCAAGAATGGTGTTCTGCGTTTTCGCCCTGAAGAGCAGAATGAAATCTTTAAGGCTATTGGCATTAAGAGCGACGATGTTCTATTCATTGAAGATATCGACAATGCGATTCTAAATCCCACTGTCGAGAATCTTCAGCGTATGATTGACATTAAGGATGGTGCTCAGTTTGAGCGTATTCGTGGTCGCTTTTATCGTATGACCAATGCCGGTGAAGACCTGTCTACCAAGGTCAAGCGCCTGATTGACGAGCGTTATAAGGAGCTCCGTGCTGGCAAGCGTAACAGTGAGCTGTCTGTCGTACCTGCTACTAAGTCTGCTGATAATGTTCAGGCCGAACTTGAAACTGCAAAGAACCAGATGGCTGAAATGCAGAAGCAGATGCAGGCTATGATGGCACAGATGCAGGCTATGATGGCAGACGCACAGACTGTTGCACCGGATAATTCTGTAGAAAAGACTACTGTCAAGCGTGGCCGTAAGAAGGCAGAGGCAAAAAAGGCGGAGGTTGTTCCCGCCGAGTAAGATTGGAGGGATAATGTGACCGCATTTTCGGAAATATACGATAAGTTCTACGAGCTGGTCGAAACTGATAGTAATTTCTTTCAGTATTTTGACCTGAGCGAGAATGAAGTGCGAGATCTTGTACATGACCGTGCAAAAAGTTATTTGATGGAGTCACTTTCTGTGATTACCAGAAACATTGAACCGGAAGAGGATTTTAGTTTCGATGATTACGATTCAGAACTAGAAGAGTTTAATTCAGATCTCACATTCGATGAGATTGATATGTTAGCGCATTTGATGTTGGAGCAACATTTTAAGCGTGAGTTTGGGAAGTTGAAAGCATTTAGCGCACAGGACCTTCCTACGAGTTTACAAGTATTCTCCCCTGCTAATGAGCGCACGAGTATTCGTGCTCTTGTGAAAGACATTCACGAGGAGAATATGACGATGTTAGACAACTATATGGCAAAAGACCGCTCGACCCGTAAGCGTAAGACCATCGACTATGATACATACGCTTCCTACTCTGAGTAAGGAGGTGTACCGATGGACTTTTATACAAGGGCACGAGCTGTTGGTGGTGCCGCAAAAATGTCTAACAAAAAGGATGTCAAAATTGCTTTTGCAAAGCGAGATTTTGCTGCACATTTTAAAGATAGCGTTGATTACGAGGATAATGCTCTTGTGAATGGTTTACCTCAGGAGCTGGTTGTTAGTCGCAGTAATAGTATTGCTAAGGAAAAGAAAATCTGGGCTTATCCTGGTGATTCTTTGAATCTTGGCGACATTGTTGACTGCTACAATTGTAAATAGCTGGTAACTGAGATTGAGCCAAACGATGAAATTTTTCTTCGTGGAAAAATGGAGCTGTGTAACCGTCAAATCCAATGGCAAAATCCGATTACTGGTGAGATAGTCTCTCGTTGGGCAACACTGAGCAAGCCTTATTACGCAAATAATAAGGAGATTATTATGACTTCATTGAGTCAACGTGAATATAAAGTACAGATGCCTTTTGATGACGAGACCGCACTGATCGACCTTGATAAGCGCTTTATGTTGGAAATTATCAATGGCGAGCCGAAAACGTATGTTACGACTTCTGTTGACCAAAGTACAGAGCGTTACGAACTGCATGGTAAGACACAGGGGTTCCTTGTGTTGAACATCCGGCAGGATCAGTATAACAGTAAGACGGATAATGCTGAGAAGATGATTTGTGATTATTTTGAGCCAAACAAAATCGACGAATCAGAGATAGATTCTCGTGTGACTGCTACTATAAAGTATGTAGGAAAACCAGAGGTTCGTATTGGTGGTTCTTGGAAAAAATTCTCTCCTATGTTCACAAGTGTTGCTGGCGAGGAAATTACTGAAATTGCTAAGTGGAAGTTCGTTTGCCTTGAGGAATTCAAGGAATTTGTAGAAACGCAGAGTACCATAGATGGTGTTTTTAAAATTCGTATTTTAAATAATAGTATCATGGACGGCGCAACTGTAAGAATTTCTTTGACGAATGCAGATGGTACAGCAAATGCATCCATTGAATGTAAGGTGGTGAGTTTGCTGTGACAACGAGTGAATTGATTACTGATTATAAAAACAAATTGGCCTTGAAGCTGGTTAATACTGATGGGCTTGTTGAAGCGATGGGCAATGATGACATTGAAGAGCCTGACGAGGCGATTTATACATACATCTTCCCATACTTCCATATTCCTGACACGATTGAGGCAGCGCACAGCTATATTTGTTTTAAGGTAAATATGACTGACCGAAGCAACGTCAACGACTGGTATGAAAACTTCACACTTACTGTGTGGGTTATTGTGAACCAGGCGCTGATGAAAATGAAGGGCCATGGTGGTGCAACACGAGTTGACTATCTGAGTGGTCTTGTGGAAAAAGAACTACACGGCAGTACAATTTTTGGAATCAAACAGCTTAAAATCACATCCAATATCGAGGACAACATGGATTTACACCATCGTGTGCGAATTATGACGTTTAAGACGCAGGATCTGGATGACCTTGTGGGGTGTGGCTGATGGAGCTTAGAGAAATGTACGAGCCAAGCCTGATGCGTGGAAGAGATTTTAAAGTCAACGATAAAATTACGATTCACATGCCTTCGGTCGGTGACATCATCGATTATGGTGAGCAAAAGTATTTTCAGTTGGTTTATTTATTCTGTTCTACATCGAGCGATTACAAGGCACAGCTTGACTCTGTTGGAATTGATTGGCAGAAGATTTCGGACTTTGAAATGTTCCGGCAACTTTTTATAGGCAATAAAGATCAAGATATGTCTATTTTGTTTGGCGATATGGATATTTCTGGGTTTGTAATGGCAAAAGATAACATAAGTGGTGAAATTGTGTTACATAACAGACTTACGGATACTCGTATTGACCATGTAGTGTATGAAACAATTTCTCAGTACCTATGTGCTGCGAATGGAATTGAAAAGCATTCCGAATTTGCCGCTGACGAACCCACAAGAATTGCAATGATAGAGGAAGCCAGAGATAATTTGGAGTATCAGAAAATAAAGCGTTATGAGCCACGACTTGCGGAGCTTGTTCTCTCAATGGCGTGCTCCTCCGGCTTTAAAGCGGATTACTTCAAGGCTATGAACTACCCTATGAGTGTGTTTATGAATCATGTAAGAAAGATTCAGCAAATAAAGAACTACGACAATACGATGCATGGCGTTTATGCTGGCACCGTGGAATTTGGAAAGATTCCAAAAGCACAACTGGATTGGACGAGCAAGGTTGATTGACCTTGCTCTTTTATTTTATCCAAATAAATTGAAAGGAAGAATATTATGAGCGATTTTAATTTTAATGAGGTCGTTATTGACCGCGTTCATCGCATTCACGAGTATGATCTGAACGGCAAGCGTCTGTGGACCATGAATCAGGTTAAGGATTTCAAGCTGACTCTGGGCGGCGAGACCGTTTACGCTCAGGATGCACAGGGCGTCAACATCATGGCATTCGATAAGAGCAAGACTGCAGAGGCAGATTGGTCTAATGCTCTGATGCATCTGGGTGCTCTGGCAGAGCAGATGGGCTCCAAGAAGGAGGTTGCTTCCTCTGAGGCAAAGCAGGTCTTTACTACTGTTGAGTACCTGACTTCTGCTGACGGCAAGAAGCTGACTCTGACCCATACCCCCAAGACTGCTGTTGCAAATGCCCCCTTTAAGTACATCGATCTGGTCGATGGTCAGGGTAATGCACTGAATACCTTTGAGCTGGGTGAGACCGCAGAGTCTCAGTTCTCTGTTACTGGTACTGAGGTCACTCTGCCTACTGGTGCAAATCTGAAGGCTGGCGACCGCTTTGTTGTGAAGTATCAGTACGAGAGCGAGGAGGGTATTGCTATCAATGATAGCGCCGATAAGTTCTCTACCGAGGGCGAGTTCGTAATTGAGGCATTCTGCTACAATCCCTGCGATAAGGCAAACAAGAAGCTGATGCGTATCATCTTCCCGAATGCCAAGATGGATAATGCTATCGATATGACTTTCACCAATGAGCTGGCTCACCCGGTCAAGATTAGCGCTACTCAGGAATACTGCTCTGAAGACAAGCGCCTGTTCCGTATTGAGACTGCTGCTGCCTAATGGCAAATCTGAATTGGTGCCGTACTTGCGGAAAAGAATATCCGGTTTGCCCGCATTGCGAGCAGGATGCGCGTCTTAATCCTTGGCGAATGATTTGCGACACTGAGCCGCACTTTCTTGTGTGGACTGCCGTAAACCAGTATCGTCAGGGAATTATTTCAAAAGAGACGGCAAAAGCAGATCTGACTACTCTTTTGATGCGCAAGTACAAGAATGTTACGGAAGCCGAGGTAGAGACTTTTATCCCAGCTGTTCGTGATGTTTTCCATGAGATCATGGATGAGCCTGCAAAGGCTGAGAATGAGTCATCTAGTGATGTAAAGGATGAGACGCCCGTGAAGCCGGTAGTTAAGAGAACATCAAATCGTAAGGGGCGGGCATAACCGCCCCTTTGTTTTTCGTGGTGGTTTTATGGAGAAAAAGAACAGGACAAAGTTTAATGTCAGTAAGAATCCAGCAGATAGAACATACGATGGCGTAGTTTATGATAGTAAGGCAGAAATGTTGTTTTATCGAGATATTGTATTGCCAAGGCTGGCAAGCGGCGAAATTGTAGAGTGTCGTAAGCAAGTCCCCTTCCTTCTGCAGGAAGCGTTCCGCCGGGTCGATAAGGACGGAAAGGACGTAGCGGTGCGGAAGATTGATTATGTGGCGGACTATGAAATTACATATCGAGATGGCAGCAAACAAGTGATTGATACGAAAGGATTCGCTGATAGTGTTGCGCTGATGAAGCGCAAGATGTTCTGGTTCAAGTACCCTGATGTAGATTACCGCTGGATTACATACTCCAAAATTGATGGAGGTTGGGTCGATTACGACGACCTAAAAAAAGCTCGAAAAGAGCGAAAGAAATTAAAGCAAGCACAGACGAAAGGGAGATAAAATGAAGGTTTTAAATTTTCAGGAGCGAAATGAGTTTCTTGATGAAGTAGTCAAGACATGTACTATCGATGGTGATTATCAGCCTGCACTGCTCGATGTTGTGTTCAGGTTGACTATCCTGAAGTATTTTGCAGATTATGACTATCGTAGCGAGCCGCAGAGCGAGTGGCCTCGTATTGCTTACGAATCTTTCAATTTCAAGATTAACAAGGCTGGTTGTGATACTTCTGCGTTCTGGGATCAGTATGATTCTCTGGAGAAGGCCGTTCACGAGCAGATTGACCGTTCTCATAAGGAATGGTTGGTTCTTGGTCTCTGTGGCAAGCTCAACGAGATTATTAAGAAGCCTGACCCTATTTCTGATTTCGTTGACTTTATGGAGAACTATTTGAATGATGTGAAGGGCAACTTGAAAGACTTTGATGTTGAAAAGTTTTCTGAAGTAACTTCTGCCCTGCTGGATAATAAGCAGGAGATCTCTGCTGTGCTGGCAAAAGATAAAAAGGAATAAACACTTTTAGAGGTGGGTTGGAGGGAATTTTAATATGGCTACAAGAAGTAAACCGCTGAAGTTATGGGACGCTGAGAAGTTCAAGAACGTAAACTCAGTATCTTTGAAATACTGGGATAGATACGAGACTGATATGGGCATCCGTGACCTCAGCCCGTCTACTGTTTACAATTATGAATCGGATTTCAAGCAGTGGATGATTTATGTTCTGGACAATCAGGGTAATGCTCCTGTGACGGAGCTTGAAGAAGAGGATATTGAGGAATTTCTTTTCTATTGTAAGAAGCATGGAAACAACTCTGCTCGTATGAAACGGCGTATGAGTACAATTTCTGCGCTATATCGGTATCTTCGTAAGAAGAAAATTATCAAAGAAAATCCGATGGAGTTCATTGACCGACCGACCAAGGACGTGGCTGTCGTGAAGCAGACATACCTTACACCGGATGAGGTTAAGTTGATGCGAGAGAAGCTGAACGCTCTGGTTGAATCTGCGACTACCGTTCACATGAAGGATAATGCGATGACACTGCGTCTGTACGCACTATTCTCGCTATCCACGATGGCTCGTGTCAACGCAGTGCGGAATACGCTCTGGAAGTCTATCGACTATGAGAATCGTATGGTGCATGACGTTCTGGAGAAAGAGGGTAAAATCGTTGACTTGATGTTCAGTAAGGAAGTTTCTGAGCTTCTGAAGGAGCTGAAGGAATATCGCACCGAGCATGATATTGAGGATGGCGGCTATGTGTTTGTTGGCATAAAAATCAATGGCTCATGGATGCCGATTACATCAAGCACTGCCGGTGACTGGTGTAAAAAGATTGGTGAGATGATTGATGAGCCTACGCTGCACCCGCATGATTTCCGGCACAGTGGTGCTACCCTGCTGAAGAATGCAGGTATGAGTTTGGAGGATGTCTCTTCCCTACTCAACCATGCAGGTACGGATGTGACCAATAAGTATTACATCAAGAAGGATACGACAAAGATTCAATCTGCGAAGGATCGGTTTGAGATTTGAGGTGGAGTGAATGGGAAGTCTTGCTTCTTCGTATACGAACTTTGATGATTTACTGGCCGGTGTTGCGAATGGAATTGAAGAAGCAGTGCGAGGCGTTGCTCCGCAAATCGAAACTCGTTTACAAGTGAGTGCAGAACAGAATGTGCATCCGAAAGATGGTCGAAAAAATGGAATTACCAGTGCAAAAAATATTGTTAGTAGCGTTACTCGTGAAGGCAACGTGATAACGATGGTTGTAAAAGATATTGCTAGACCGCAGGGCCCAAAATGGGGTGCTTTTGACGAAGCACAAAACGACGCACTTGAAGGAACGATGTTTGCAAACTGGATCGAGCACGGTTTATGGATGGATATTGCTGCTTGGGCAAGTATGGGGTATCCGAAAGATGATGACAAACCGAAACGCACTGCACGTCCGTTTATAGCACCTGCTCAGGTTGAGGCAGCAATGCTGGTAAAAACAGCGTTACATAATTTGTAAAAATATTTTGAGAGGAGGGTCAGCTTTAATGAGCTGGCCGCTTCTCTTTTTTATTTTGAAAGGAAAAGGTATTGAAAATGGAAAAGAGAGGTGGTCAACATGGATACTAATGCAAATTCTGGTGCTAGTGGAGCAACCGATACTTCTTCCGTGACCGCAATTAAAGTTCAAGTCGTTCTTGATACTACGACTGAACAGTTAAAGAAACAGTTTTCTGGAATCCAGACTGATATTGAGAAAGATCCGATCGGCTTAACTTTCGGTGTTGATAAAAAGACGTCCAAGGACGCTATTATTAAAGGACTTCAGGAGATTTTGGGCAAGGGCACCAATATTACGATTGGTGCTGGTGTTGACCCTAATGCTGGAAACAAGGTCAAGAATCAGGTTAAAGATGCAGCAAATGCAGGTCAGCAGACTGCAGACAAAAATAAGGTAAAAATCAAAGTTCAGACTGACGTTGATGACAGAACTAAAAACAAGCTTGATGCTTATTATAAGCGCCTGAAAGAACGTTACGACCTTGAAGCAAAAATTGCAAGTTCTACAGTAAATGGAGTAATAAATCCTGAACTTGACGGTGCTGGAAAGCGTTTAAAGGCAGTTCGTGCAGAATTAAAGCAATTAAAGTCAGAACTACAAGGAAAGATTCCGACAGATAAATACTCTAAGGCATACGAGATATGGCATTCGGGACAGGCTAGGATTGCCGCTGCTGGGCAAAGTGCTAGTGGTACACTTAATAGGCGCGAAGGTACAAAAAATGCCACTCTTACAAAGCGAGAGGTTCAGGAAAAGCTTAATGAGTTTTATACTCAACAGAAAAAAGCAGGTGCCCTTGAACAAGCATCATTGACTCTCGGCAATAAAACCGCAAATAGTAAAGAGTTAGAAGCTGTTAAAACACAGCTTGAAAAGGCACAGGAATCAGCAAAAAATTTTAGAACTGAACTTTCAAATTTGCTTCCTGATGAAGAAATTGACAAGCTCACAAAATTCGACAACGAACTCGATGACAATCTAATTCGAATTAAAGGTCGAATTGCCGATCAAAATGCCGCTAAAACGAAATCTGAATCGGATGCTCAGTTAAAAGCTGCGAAAAAGGCAAAGATTTCTGAATACAACTCGGAGTTATCAAATTTTAAGAAACTGACATTAGATTCGGCTCGTCTTGAAGGTAAGAGTAATTCGGAAAATGAACTTTCGTTTGTTAATCAGCAAATGGAAGATTCATTAAATAATCTAAACAAATTACAAACAGACCTTGGTGATGTTCTTTCAAAAAATGAACTCGATGAAATCATTCGCCAATATGAAAAGTTCGAAAGCGACTTAGCAGACGAAGTAACCCGTATTGAAGCTCATTATGAAGACTTAAAGAATGCGCGAGAGAGCACCAAGGCCACCGCTGAGGAAAAACGTCAGGCGAAACAGACGGATGATTATACCAATGACTTAGCTACTGCCAGAAACAAGTATAAAAATATGTCTGGCGTGCCTGCCGATGTAAGTAGTGCTCTTGATAATGTAGATGCGCAGATCAAGAAGCTGGACACGCTTAAAGTCGGTACAGAAGATTATGCCAATCAACTAAAGGCTATTGGTACAGCATGGATTGATGCTACTCGTCAGATGGATTCTTTTGATAAAGTTCAAAAAGATACAGAGAACCATGTCAAGAGCATGACGGAACAGGCGCTGAAATGGCAAAAGTCTATTAACGGCAATACCGAAGAGGCAGATAATCTTCGCAAATCAATACAAAGAATTCTTAGTATTGAAAAATCATTGAATCCAGACCATAGCTCAGACAAATATGCTAAAGGCGTTGCCGCAATGGATGACGCTTTTATTGATGCAAAGGCATCAATGTCTGCGTATAAAAGCGAGTATAAAAATCTTGAGTCTCAGGCAACTTCTACTCTTACAAAAATTCGTAAGGCAGAGATGCAACTGGCCGAAGCCAATAATACGGCATTTGATAATCTTCTTAAAGGGCAACCGGGTTATATTGGCGACCAAGATGGAAGTTTCGAAGGGCGAATTCGTAAGCTTAATGAAATGAATAGCCAGTCGGAAGAATATCGGACTACACTCAAAGGTATTCAGGATGATTGGCAAAAAATCAGCCTTCGGATTCAACAGGCATTAAAATCAGAAGAGGATTTGCAGAAAGAAGCCGAACAGAAACACGGTCAAGTCCGTTCAAAGCAAGCTGCTTATAACACTATTCAAAATAGATTAAGTAGTACGGAATTCACAAGAAAAAATAGTGTTGCTTTAGGACGATTTAACACTGGCGTGTTGGATGATGGCAAAACTGGGCAACAAGTATTGGCAGAGCTAGATGCTGCTATGAAACAGTTGGATGAAAACAAAGGTCCAACAGAGTTTAAAGCAACACTTAGTCAAGTTGACGATTTACTTGTTCAGGTGAGAAAACATATTGACGATGCTTTGGGGCAAAGTCGTCAGACAAAGACATCAAATACTGATACAGATAAGATGGAAAATCTTATGCGTACATTGTATCAGTATAAAGAAACCCTTCATGGTTTTGAAGGTTCAAAGCTTGAAGCAGAATATAACGAGCTTTTCGATGCGATTAAGAATAGTAGTTATTCTTTTGAAGAAGCTCAAATGAGAGTCAGCAAATTCCAAAATGCTTGCCATCAAGCTGGATTAGAAACTGAAACTCTTGGTCAAAAACTGTCTCGTCTGTTTAAGGAGCACTTCCAGACTGCTATCGCTATGGCTGGCGTGGCTATGATTAAACAGGGTCTACGAGAAGTTTATAATAACGTCGTAGATATAGATACATCTATGACTAATTTGAAAAAAGTCACGAATGAGACTGAATCGGCATACTCAAGCTTTTTGTCGTCTGCTTCAAGTCAAGCGCGTGAGCTTGGTGCTTCTATCTCTGATGTTATTGACAGTACAGCAGAATGGTCTCGTCTAGGCTATACACTGGACGAATCACAAGAGCTTGCAAAGTGGTCCACTGTCCTAAGTAACATTGGTGATGGAATTGATAGTGCATCTGACGCAGCTTCTTATCTAGTCTCTATTCTAAAGGGATTTAGAATGGAAGCTGACGAAGTAGAACACGTCGTCAATGTTCTTAACTCAGTGGGCAACAACGAACCCATTTCCGAAAGTGGTATTGCGGAGGCACTCGTCAGATCGGCAAGCGCATTATCGGCAGCCGGGAACTCGTTTGAAGAGTCCGTTTCGTTGATTAGTGCGGCCAACTCTGTACTTCAGGACCCGGATACCGTAGGCACAACTTTAAAAACAATTTCAATGTATCTGCGAGCCAGTAAGACTGACGCAGAGGCATTTGGCGTTTCAGTTGATGATATGGCAAGTTCTGTTTCTGAACTGCGAAGTGAATTGAAATCTTTAACTGGCGTAGACATTATGAAGGATGCCGCCGGTACAGAATTTAAGAGTACATATCAGATCCTGAAAGAGATTTCTGCCGTATGGGATAAACTTACTGATGTTAGTAAAGCTAACGTCACAGAGATGCTTGGCGGCAAAAGGAACTCGAATGCGGTACTTTCCGTGATCGAGCAATTCTCCATTGCTGAAAAATCAATGGAAGATGCCGCTAACAGCTCTAATTCAGCAATGACTGAACAAGCGCGCATGATGGATTCAATTGAGGGTCGCTTAAAGCAGCTTAACGCCAGCTTTGAGAAATTCTCAAACGACGTTATGAGCAGTGACCTCATCAAATTCTTTGTTACTCTTGCAACAAAGATTGTTGATGCAGCAGACGGAATGGTCAACCTTGCAGGTTCTATTCCGGCCATTACAGCTGCCATCTCTGGCGTGTTGTCCGTAATGCAGATGAGCGGAAAGCTCAAGAATGGTGCGGGTAAAGTTAATATGCCCTCTTATATTTGTTGCGTTTGATAACATAGGATGCGGCACCATGTAAAAATAAAATAGCCCCTAGAGTGCTGGGAAACCCTAAGAGCCATATCGCCTATTATTATATTTATATAAGGTAGGAATCGAAAGATAGAAACAAGGATATGGATGCTATATGCTGAGATAAAAGCTCGGTTTTATCGTATTGTAAAAATATGGTAATAATTGAGTGCTAAGTAGCGTTTACAATGGGCGGTCAGCAGCCGATCCTCTCCCCTATTATATAATGTAGGAGGGTGGAAGGTTCATCGACTAAAAAGGGTCAGTGAGCAACCACTGGAAGGATAGTCAGTTCTGGACGAAAGTTCAGAAGTCCACCTCAGACGTAACCAGACGACTTAAAGAAGTAGGTGGAATTGAGGAGACGCGCTATTCTCTGGCGCGATACAAATAGGAGAAAAATGATTGAATAATTGAACAAAAAGAAAAAGTACACTGTTGTTCGTTGACAGCGTACTCTAAAAAGTGTATAATAAAAACAGCCAAGGACTCCTACAGACGAAGCCCTCGGTGAACAGTTTAAAATGCAATGTAAATGCTTGGACACATTCACATCACAGAAAGAGCCACCTACTGCTAATAGGCGGCTCTTTTACTTATCACGGCTTTCGCTATGATGATGTAACATCTTGAAAATCTCAAGAAGCGTTTTGACAAAGCCAGCAAAGCCGAAAATCAGCATAGCGACATAGTAGACCGTAGTGATCTCAATAGTCATTACACATCACTCCTCTCGGTATAGACTCACCGAAAGGGAGTAAAAGATATGGCATTCTCCTTCTCGCCTTTCGGCTGAATGGGAGGACGTTCGCCTATATACGTCTATGAAAGGAAGAAAGTAAACGCAGAATCCTTGACTGCCTGTCTATTATACACCCGCCTGTCATATCCTGTCAATATCACTATAATGTAATTTATAATACATAAAAAGAGGTTGCTTTCCTGAGATTTTCTGGCTATAATAAAAGTACAATCGCGTATCCAAAATATACGGAGGTATTTTATTATGGCTAGACCCAAAGGAAGCAAGAATAAAGCAAAGGTTCTTGATGGCGTTGATTACGCAGCGCAGATCGCTGAAAAGAATACTGCCACAAAATCTCTTGCTGAAGAAATTGCAGCACTCGGCACGAACATTGCTGCACTGAATGCTGAGAAAAAAGCTAAGGAAGCCGAATTGAAGAAAATCAATAAAGAGATTGCAAAGCTCGAAAAGAAAAAGGCTGATGCAGATGAGAAGATTGCGGCAGAGTTGAATCGCAAGAAAGCAGAAGATATTGTTGCTAATGCACTGGCTAACGGTATGACTGCTGAAGATATTGCAGAACTTTTGAAGTAAGGTATCATCATAAAACAAAGCCCGACTTCCCTACTACTGGGAGGCCGGGCGTTTTAAATCCTCTTGCTAAATAATGTCGTATGTGGTAGACTTATAGAAAAATGTAAAGGTGTGATGCCTGTGTCTACATATATGATGTATATGGATGAGAGTGAAACAAAGAAATCAGATGAGCAACGATATTTTGTAATTGGTGGTCTTATTATAAAGAATGAGGATTATACTGCGATTGAGAAGTCACTGATAGATCTTAAAAATTTATTATGGGCTGGAGATGCAAATGCATCATCTTATATACTTCATGAAAAAGATGTTGGTTTTGCTTCTTCGTGGTCAAATCGCTATCATCTTAATGAAATTCCATCTTATAACAAAATTTTCACAAAGAAAAGCAATGTCTTGACTCTTTATAACGAGATGTCAAAAATATTTAGATTGTCTCCAGTAGTGACTTTGGGTGTTTGTCTTGATAAGAAAGCATTATTCGACAGTTATGGTGAACAACATTTGAACAATCAGTTCACGATTGCGATCCAGTTAATGATTGAACATTATTGCCAGTTCCTTAGCGATACAAAATCAACCGGTGATATCTGTTATGAGGCTATGCAACCAGAGCAAAACATGAAAATTCAACAAAGAATGTATGAATTAAAAGCTCTTGGAACGATGTACTACTCTCCTGCTACGATTCAAAATCACTTGCGTGAGATAAAGTTTGTACAGAAATCCGACAATTACGCCGGACTGCAATTGGCAGATTTCATCCCAAACACATTAGCAAGGTATGCTGCCAACCTCAAACCAAAGAATCAAAGCCTATCGGAGAATGTCAGATCAAAATTATATTGCGGAAAAAATGGCGTAGAAAAGATGAAATATGGTTTCAAGATTCTTTCTTAACTTTTCTAAAAATAAGTGTTGACATTTTCTATAGATTTGATATAATATATTAGACGGGATTGTAGTCACGAGGCGCTGGTGGACTCCAGTGGCCATTTCTGGAAGTCTGATACGAGAGTTGATGATCGAACGAGTAAGTGGCTAAGATAACCCGTTTTTGTAAAAAATCAGCTCCTTACCGCTCTGGTGAGGAGCTTTTATTATACCCAAATGAAAAAGCACCCGGAAGTTACGCACCTCCGGGTGTTTTATTTATGTCTGTTGAGTTAGCCACTTCTTACCATTCATATCCACAATTATTGCAGTGAAACGTCTTCTTGACTTTTCCACTGGCGAAGCCCCAGAATGCCGCATCCAAAACTTTGGAGGCTGTGCCGATCTTTTCGAGGTCGGGCGAGCCACAAGTGGGGCATTTGGGAACATACTTAGGTTTTGCTGCCTCAATTTCAGCTTGTTCTTTCTCTTTTTCCAGATATCTACGAATCTTGGCATCAGTTTTGTCAGCCTCATCAAGCCATTCCTGATTTTCCATCGGTTTGTACTCTTTGGGTTGATTTATCTTCGATAATATTTCCTTTTTACCTTCGTCGTCAGCGGCAATCCATCGCCTATAATTTGTCATTAAACATGAGCAATGAACGCATGTCACTTCTGGCAACCATGCTAAACGACCACAATGCGGACATATCATAATTGTTTTACCCATGATTTTTCTCTCCTCAAAATCAGATATTATCTTTCATGACCGGTTTTTCTGTTGATAAAGACGGAAAACAAACCGGTGGGCTAGAACAATGGGCCACGTCACTTGGCAAAATGGTTGGTTCTGTAAAGGGACTATGGCAACAGTTAGAGACAGGAAAAAAGAAGTTCGACGCAATGAACGCCGCTGCTGGCAAGAGCAAATCTTCTTTCTCTGATTATATCAAATATATTTCTGAAAGTGAAGATGCAACCGAGGCTTTTGGAATCGCGACTTTATATACTCGTGCTCGTGTTCTGTTATTGAATATGGCATTAAGCACTGGACTAGCTTTAGCTGCTTCTTTGATTGTGAAGAAAATCGCAGAAGCATCACAGTCTATTGAGACAAATGCAACGAAATCCAAGGAAGCGGCTGACGCAGCAACCGATACAACAGCATCCGTGAAAGAGCTAGTGGACGCTTACAAGGAGCTTGGTGATAAGTCAGGTTGGGATTCCAGTGATTTTGAACAGGCTAAAGATATTCAAGATCAACTGCTTGACCTTGCTAAAGAGCAGAACTCTCTTAATCAAGACCGAGTAGAAGCACTTAATCTGCAAAATGGAAAATATGAAGACCAGCTTGACCTCTTAGATAAGCTCACAATGAAGCAGCTTGAGGCAGCATCTTATGATTTGACCACTTCAAAGGACGCTCAAGGCGAAAAGCTGGTTCAAACTGGAAAAACTCAGAAGAGGTCTCACCTACTCACCATCCTAAATAGCGATGAGATGTCGATGGCTGACAATATCAGAGACTCTGGTATTGATATCGAGAACTCTCTTGGTGGCTTTGGTGCAGATAATTGGAAAGACCCCGATTCTGTTGTTGATTATTACAACAATATTGGCGATGCACTCAAGTACGTCATCGACAACACTACAGAAGCTGAACGTAAGGCTGGCGGAGCATACCACAATCTGTATCAGTTCCTGATTGATGAGCAAAATGCCCTGAAGGACGATGTAGAAAACTACAACGATAGTACGGATGCCATCAAAGATAATGCCAATGCAAGGGCAAAACTTGCTGCTGTTATTTTGATGGAGGGCCAGAAAGATAGCACAACTGGTGGCTATTCTGATTATGAAAAAATCAACAGCGCTCTTGAAACACTCAAGAGTACCATCGACGGGTTTGACTCAACAAAGCTGAATGATTTGCTTTGGGGCAATAATGAAGGTCTGACTAATGAGCAGGTAGATGCACTTACGGTTCTCCGTAAGGCAATCACCGATATGGATTTCTCTGCCGATACTGATGGCGTAAATGCGTTCATTCAGGCGCTTATCCAACTTGGAATGGTTTCTTTGAATGCGACCGATGGGCTGACTGGCTTACAGCAAGCAGCTCAGGACATGGAAGAGATTTCAAAGGAAATTGATAATCTTCAGTCTGCATACAAGGCGTGCTCTACCGCTATGGAAGAGTACAACCAGTATGGTTATATGAGTGCAGATTCACTGCAATCGCTCTTATCAATGGACACTCAGTATCTGAGTTGCCTTGATCTTGTTGACGGAAAATTACAAATCAACAAACAGCGTTATGCCGAATTGTTAGCAGCTCAGTACGCCCAAGCAGAGGTCACTGCCATTCAGCAGGCAACTGAGGAGCTAAAAGCTATTCAGGATGAAGCCACCAAGGAAAAGGTGGAAGGTTTGACCACAGCAACAGAAGAACAGCAGACTGCCATGGAAAACGCTATTCCTGCAATCAAGGATACCACTGTTGCTACTGGAGATCTTGCTGTTGCTCTGGCTGTGGCTCAAGGTGCAGCTGGTGATGATGAAGCATTGAACGAAAGAATCAATGCTGTAACCACTGCACTGAATACAAAACTTGCCGCAATTCACGCAAATACCCAAGCGGCAATCAATAGCGGAACCGCTCTAGCAAACCAGCTTAACGGCTTCCCAAATGCGAAAAAAAAGAATAGAGAGAATGCCAAGTCAGTAACTGACGTGGCTTCCGCTTTCGACACGCTGACTAAAGCCATGAAGGAATATAATCAATATGGTTATATCTGTGCTGATACGATGAAATCGTTGGTCGGCGTTGACGATAAGTTCACTGCTTGCTTGACTGAGCAAAACGGCAAGCTCAAGATTAACACAGCAACTTTCCGTACCTTTATTAAAGCACAGCTTGAAGAAGCTAATGCTTCTAAGGACGGTGGTAAGTCTGCCGCAGAGATGCAGAGAATCCTTGACTGGCTGAATTCCAGCGTTGATTCTGATACCATCTCTTTTGAGCAACTGACTGATGCCATCAAGGGCTACGGCACTGCGATGGATGAAGCTAAGAAAAAGACGGATGCTATAAAATCCGCATTTTCTGATCTTTACGATGTTGGCACACAGAAAAAGGATAACGACTTTGGCTTCTTGGATATAGATGCCATTGAGAAGCAGTATCAGGCTGTTCGTAATCTGTATGAAAACACAGACCTATTTACAAATCCAAAATATGCTAGTGCTCTAAATTCAGAAACCGGAGAGGTTGACTACAACAGCGATGCATTTAAACAGATGTTTGCAGATCATCTGAAAGAACTTGCGGCGTCTGCCCGTGAGACCGGTGGTGCTGCTGGAAAATATCTTGCACAAGGTTTTGAAGATGCTGCCGCCAAGATTGCAAACAACGTGATGAGCATTCGTGAGTGCATTGATGGAATTGGTTCTTCTTTGAATTATGCAACCGATAGGATTGATCATTTCCAAAGCGGTTTCTCCGATATCTCTGATATTGTCACTCAATACAACACTTATGGTGGCCTAAGTATCGACAATTATCAGAAGCTGATGAGTCTCGATGATGATTACATTAAGTGTTTGAGTCTTGAAGGTAATCAGCTGAAGTTCAATACAGAAGCATATAAGGAACTTTTCATTGCAAAGCTGAACGCAATGATTGATGAGTATGATGCCGCAGACGAAACAAAAGCACTTGCTCAACGTCTTCGTGAATTGAGGGATGCCGTAATTGCATCCGGTGATGGCTTTACAAGCGCAGAAGATAAGGCTAAAAACTTCGAGACAACACTCGGAAATATTAAGAGTCTCCTGAGTGACCTAATTGGTGTATTTGAAAAGTTTAACGAGATCAAATCGAATGACCTAAAGATTCAGGGCGATGCTTGGATTGATGTCATCGATAAACGAATTGATGCCCTTAACGAAGAGAATGATGCACAGGAACGAGCAATAGAACTGGCAAAACTTCAGGATGAATACGAGCGTGCAAAGGCCAATAAAACTGTCCATGTATATGGCGGCAGAGGTCAGGGCTTCGTATGGAAAGCAGATGAAAATGCCGTTCGTGAAGCTGGGCAAAACCTGTCTGACAAGCAACGCGAGTATAAGAAGAAAGATGAAATTGACAGGTTAAACAAGCTCAAGGATAAAGTTCAGGAAGCTAATAATCTTATTGGCACCAGTTGGGATGATTATCAGAAGAAGCTGAAATACACCGCCGAGTTCGAGGCCATGACCTTTGAGCAGATGGAAGGTCACTATGATGGCTTTAAAAATAGTATCCTAGACAATATGCGTGATATTCAGTCTGCTACTAATGTCAGTGATGCTATTACAAATCTCGAAAAGCTAATCAACACACTAAAAACGCTTAACGACGTTATAACATTCTTTACTTCTGGCGGTGTAAGCACTGATGGCGGTGGAATCTTTGGACTTTTCAACCAGATCAAGAACATATTCACTGGCGAAAGCGGTAACTTTGATCTTGGTGGCGGTTTCAAGAAGATGTTCGATGGAGCAGCTAAGGCTGTTTCTGACGGCTGGAACTGGATTACTGGTAAGAACAGAAAAAGTTTCAATGATCTTATTTCTTGGAATAATGCGAAATTAAAAATCATCGGTCGTGATGTATCTGTTGGTACACGTAGTATTGAAGGAACATCTAGTAACTTCTTTGATTGTCTTTTAAGTGCAACTAATGGAAATCTATGGGATATAAGCGGGATTTTCAATAGTGTAAGTGATGCCATTTCTGGTAAAACAGGCAACCTGTTTACTGATATTATTGGGTTCTTTACGAACGGATTCTCAACAGCAAATAATGTCGCTAATGGTGGTTTGTTAAATATTGTTGATACCATCGGAAGTATGTTTGGCCCAATTGCGGCTGGCGCACAGTCAATTGGTAGTGCTATCTCGTCTGGCGTTGTGAGCTTCTTCCCTTCTATCTTTGCTGGACTTGGTACTCTGGTGACAAGCGTTGGCGGTGCTATGGCTGCTATGATGCAGGCTATTGCCGCCGCTCTGGCCTCCATTCCTGTCGCTGGTTGGATTGCAGCAGCCGCCGCAGTTGCAGGTGCCGTTGCTCTGATTGCCACGATTGCTTCGATTGCAAGTAATGTTTCCAGCACACAGGTCGATGAACCTACTCCGGCATTCCAGGCAAAGAAGTACGCAAAAGGTACTCGTGGTGTTAAGAAGGATCAGATTGCTAACGTCGATGAGAAGGGCGAAGAGCTGATTGTCCGTAAACCCAATGAAGGTCGTATGACTTATCTGGAAAAGGGCGACGGTGTTATCCCCGCCAAGCAGACAGACAACCTGATGGCTATTGGCGAAGATCCTGAAGGCTGGCTGGCAAAGGGCTTGGCCGAAGTGACTGGCAGTGCTGCTGCTGGTGCTGGTATGAGTGCCCAAGGTCCGAATGCAAAATTGAGCGGTGCAGCAGCTGCGGCAGCCGCTGGCGTTGGCTCGGTTTTCAAGGATGAGTATGATGAAGTCCTTGGCGATACAAATGAGTTCATGTCTGGACTCTCTGATATCTTCAAGAAGAGCGATAATCCGATCATCGCTGCCATTCAAAGCATGTTTTATTTTGTCAACAAGACTGCGTATCGTATGTCTACGGTTGGCAAGATCAACTCCTCTAAGACGGTAACTGAATCGACCAGCAATACAAAGAAAGCGGCTCAGAGCCAAATTTCGTCTATGACGAGCAACTTTGAGTCCAGCTGGAAATCTGTGGCTGGTGAGCTCGGTCTGGATACGAAGGATATTGAAGCAACCAGCAAAAAGATGTCTGAAAAGATGAATGAACTGGTGAATAATACCTTTGATGCGTTGAACGAGAATACCGGCCTGAGCGCTGAACAGGTTGAGGATGTCACCAATACGATGTTTGATTCGCTGCAAAAGATCTATACCAGCGGATGGAACAACCTTGCTTCTACTTCTGGCGATATGTCCGAGGAGATTGCTAAAAAGCTGAATGAGTCTTATAAGTCTTCTGTTGACAGCACAAATAAGGCCATGAATGAGATTTCCAAGGCATTCGGTCACAGCTGGACTAAGGTTGGCGGTGGTGTAAAGACCCTGAGTACCAATGTTCAAAAGACAATGGAGCAGGCATGGGCTGACACCAGCCAAGACACCCAGAAGCTGATGTACGATATGCGTGCGTGCTTTGACAATAGTTGGAGCATGAACGAAGCTGGCGTAACTAATCTGGCAGAAATGACTCAGGGAACGGTGAAAGATGGTTATGCCGAGATTGATTCTTCGAGCTCTAATACATTTGGTGAGAATGGTCAGTTGAAAACGGATGCAGACAATTCGTGGAAGAATGTAGAACCTGGCGCTACGAATTTAGCAAACAATATGCAGTGGGTGATGGATCAGTCTTACAACGCCATCAAGGCCGGATGTACAGCTGCCGTTACATCGATCAAAAACGATTTGGCGACCACAGGTGATGCATTTGAAGCTGTCGCTACAAAGGCGGAGAAAGCAAAGCAAGAGACACAACAGCAACAACAAACTGCTCAACAGCCTGCTAAACAGAAAGGGGCTCTTGAGAATATTGCGGAAGGAGCCGGGCAGTTCATTAGAGGCGTTGGCCAAGGCATAGCCGATGTTGTTACAGCACCGTTTAAGTTCCTTGGATCATTACTTGGTTTTGCAAGTGGCACAAAGGAAATAAAGAAGTCTAATTTTGCTAATGTCGATGAGCAGGGTCCTGAGATGCTGGTTCGTAAGCCGGATTCCGGTCGGTACACTTATCTTGAGACCGGCGATGGTGTTGTCCCTGCTGATATCACATCGAAATTGTTTGAGATGGGTGGCAACCCGGATGCATGGTTCCAGAAACAGATGTCAAAGTACGGTTCTCAACCGATTGTTCAGGGTGGCGGTGGAGATGTTACAACTTCGATTGGCGATATTATTATCACGAATCCTGTTGGCAGCTCTGACGCTCTGGCGAATGAAATCAAACAGAAGTTACCGACTAAGGTTGCTCAAATGCAAAGCAAGCGGTAAGTAATAGCTTTTACAGCCGATACCACTAGGATATCCTAGCGGGTCGGCTTTTATTTTTGATTAGGAGGAAAAGAAATGGCAGATAAATCAGCTATTGATGTGCTGGCCGAGGTTGTAACTTCTGCCGCTGAACGCGCTGTAAAGAATGCAAAATTTGACGTGTCCGCCTATGGAGTGATTACAGAAAAAGAAGACCAGCACTATAAAATCGCTGTATTCGGTGGCGAGTACGGCATTGTAACAAACCATGATTATATTGTGGGCCAGAAGGTTGTTGTGACTGCATTGCAGGGCAACTTCCGTAACCTGATCGTATCGGAGAGTAATACCAGCGTTGAGATTCTAACAGTGAAATCTCTGGTGTCCGGTGTCGATAGCCTGAATGCCGAGTTTGAGTCTATGAAAGACAAATCCCAGCAGACAGAAGATACTGTTCAGGATCAGCTGAAAAATACCATCAATACTTGGTATAGAAACGGTCATCCGCATACATATAACTACCCTGCCTCAGATTGGAAGACAGATGAAGAGAAACAAGCACACGTCAACGACATCTACTATGATAAAAGGACTGGTATTTGCTATCGCTGGGTATATGACCAGGATAAACAGCAATATTTCTGGATGGAGATTGTGGACGCCGGTGTTATCAATGCACTGTCGATGGCAACGTCCGCACGAGATCTTGCAACAGAAAAGGTCCGTGTTTTTACTGAAACACCGACTGTTCCATACGATGTGAATGATCTATGGATTTATGGCGGTATCGGTGGTGTATTGTATATTTGTATTACTGCAAGAGGTGAAACTGAAAAATGGACATTCAGCGACTGGGCTGTTGCGACAAAGTATACGGATGATACAACTGCAAATGCGGCAGTTGAACGAGTAGGCGCTCTTGAAACAAAAGAAGCCAATGATGTTGCCGACCTATGGCGCTCAATGAATGGCTTTAACGATAATATTGGCGGGTTTACAAATAGGGATTATATCGCTACCAAAAAGCAGGTGGGCGACAATACAAGTAATATTGAGCAAAATACTTCTGATATCTCTTTGTTAAGGACAGACCTCGATAAGGCAAAAACAGCTGAATCCAATCATTATCAGGATGTGACACGTAAGATTTCGGCTGCGAACTCAAATATCTCGACCTTAAAAACGAACGTATCAGATATCAATAAAACGATTTCTGGAATCACCGTTGACAATTTTCTGGCCGCATTGAATCTGGCCGTAAATACCAATGGTGAGCTTTGCTATATATCGAAGGAATAATTCGGAGGTGATAACTTGAAACCAATTCTATCTAAAATCGGCGCATTTGATGCCACAAAGGATCATACATTTCAGTTTGCCGCATACGCAGACATTGATATCATTGCTCTTATCGTCTTCGATACTCCGACGGGCAGTATTTTACAGGGTGATACGCTTTCAAAAGGTGTGTATAAGTTTGGCACATTCCCTGCCGGTGGCACTGGTCTAGCACGATATTTTACGATTCCCGCAGGCACGTTTGAGAATCGCAAAGATCCGTATTATATGATTATTCGCTGTCGGCTGAAGGGCACGAATCTATTTTCTGAATACTCGGATAAGCTGCTATTCTACTGCCATGAGGAACCAACGATCAAACTGAACGACCTGAGTTCTTCTGGCGTGACCACTATCCCCTACCCTTCTTATTCCTTTGAGTTCTCTTACAAGTATAAGGTATCGGAGGGTGAATCTGTAAATCGTTATGAATTTTGGCTTTATGATGCGAATCGTGAGCTGCTGAAAAAGTCGGTGAGTTACTATTATCGCGATTCTTTGAAGGGGTTCCAGATCGATGGACTGGACAACCATACCCTGTACTATCTGAGAGCGACGGCAGAGTCTGTTGGCGGCTATCAGCTGGACACTGGATTGCAGGCGTTCCGAACTGACTATCCAGAGTATGTGGATGACGTAGAATTCACCGTGCAGAATAATTATCGTATGGCTAATATCAGTATGCACGCACAGTATTTCCTGACAAGAAGCAGCGGTGCAAATGCCCTGCGGATCAAGCGGCGCAAGAAAGGTGCAGCTATCTGGACTTCGCTTTATCAGGAAGAGATCGACTTGAACCATGTCATTATGAAGATGGGTTGGTCGAACCTGCACATCAATAAAACGACTGGTCAGCCGATGGGCAACTATAAGGCGGTGACTTCTGGTTATATCGATAAGGATCGAGTTCTTTCTTTCCAGTTCAAATCTGAAGACAAGGCATTTTGTCTGATTGCGTATACCGCTGACCGGAAATTCATCAAAGCATCAAGTGATTTTACATCGACTGATGAATTTAGGAGTTCCAGTGAGTATAAAGAGTGGTTCTCTGAGACCTTCCTGAACAACATGAAATACTATCGTGTTGAGGTATCAGCAACAAAGAATCAGGATTTGGAGCCAAAAGACTTCAATGACTTTTATATGTACAGCGCTGACGATGGTTATGTGATGATTGATTATACCGACCTATACGCCATTGGCCGCAAGACCGACTATGAGTACGCCGTAGCTCCCGTTGCAAATGGCATTGAGCTTGGTTATGCAAAGGCCAGCGTTGTAAGTGACTTTGATGGTGCTGTGATTACTGACGGCAATAAGACCTACCACATCTTCCTTGAACCGAAGGTGGACAGTGTTGAGAAGGTACGTTCTGCTACAGTTGTCGAGACGATGAGAAGCAAGTACCCGTATCTGTTTGCTGGCAGTGAAGCCAATTATTACAGCGGCCACTTCTCTGGTGTTGGCATACGTTTTGATAACACAATGAAAGACTTTGATATCAATGGCGGCAATGCGTTCCGTGATGAGCTGAGTGAGTGGCTGACCAACGGCAGTGCAAAGCTGTTGAAGATGTTTGATGGTCGCAGATGGCTAATGGGTGTCAATGGCAATGTGTCGATCTCCTGCTCTGACCACTACGACAAGGGCGTATTGGAGTTCGACTTTGTGGAGCTCGGTGACGCAGAGAGTGAGAGCGACATGTATAACAATGGGCTGAGTGATTATCAGCCGGGAGGCAGCGTATGACATATCTTCCGACTGACGCAGACCTGGCGCTATTGAACAATCATTCGTCTAATATTTACTGCCGCATTGATATGCTGAACAAAGATTTTATTACAATTGATAGTTTGGAAGGTCTTGTGATCGATGGTTCTATTTCTATCGACTCAGAATCTGACGTGCGGCGAACCTTTAATGTGACCCTGTACTTGGGTAAGAAGAGTGGCATTTCCAACCTGACGGAAGAAGATTGGATCAGTAAAAATGTGCGTGTATTCATTGGTCTGTCAGGAAGAGGAATGTCGAGAATCAGTGCTTCAAAGAGTATTGACGAGATGATTAGGGAAAATGCGGATTATCAGCTTGCTGCGAAGAATTATGATGATTTGATTCAAGACATCACAAACAGAGGCTATGCAAAATACGGCAATATCGACAACCTGAATCGAGATGTGCTGGTGTGGACACGAGCCAATATCTCAAAGTATCATACGTTCTTTGACCAGATCAATGACGGCACGCCACCGGATGACCCAGCTGAAGCAGAGGAATGGTACACCAAACTTGGTGATTACTCTACAGTTTTGGGAAGTGATGACCCAATTTGTCAAGATGGACCTTATATCGCATTTACACCGATGCTGCAGACCAAAGACGGACTTGTGCCGCTTGTGAAGGATGATATCTGTGCTTATCTGGATGCTGTGGCAACAAAAGCGAAGTCAATGAGCGGCGGTCTCTCCCATGCCAATATCCTTGAGGTAGATAAATCAGGCATCGATAGTTTCGTGTATGGCAATAAAATGCACGTCCATGGGATGATTGCTGCTGTTGAAGGTATGGTTCTGAACGGAGTTACGCTTGGCAAGGTAGATGTTTCTGCTATTGCCGGTTAGAGTGAGGACGAACTAAGGGAGACCTACGGAAAAACCAGTGTGTTTGCAGGACATTCCATGCACGACATTCAGGCGGAAGTGATCGACACAAAGACCGCGCTGAATGAGCTGTATAACGACCTGTTCCTTAGCTATTCCAATTCAGCTGACAGTTCTTATGTTAATGGTGTGAAAATCTATTGGTACAACGAAGGATGCTATACCTTTACGTCCAATGGTTTTACATACAGTGCAACAGAAAATACCGTGCAGGCCAGTTGTGTTGACTTGGTTTCTCGCATCAACGGAGACCTGGGCGGACAGCTGGTTGGCGGCACACATCGTATTGAGAAAAACACTCGTATCGGTGACGCAATCTGGGCGGTATTAAGAGACGAGACGGAGTTTAAGAAATATTCTATCGACTATTGGAGCCGCACTGTTCCACACGACTTGGATTATGATACTGGCTCGACTGTTTGGGATATTCTCTCAGAATTGCGTGACCTATATTATCCGTTTGAGATGTATTTTGATGATGATGTGTTTGTATGCAAGGAAATCCCCAGTGGGTTTGACGACCCGCCTGTACTTGACCCAGAAGTGTTCGAGAAGCTTGTAACCAACGATGGTGAATCGGCTACGGTGGATTATGCTGCTGTTCGAAACTGTGTTGAAGTGTTTGGTGCGACGATTGAAGCAGACGGAGCAGCCACTGTAAAAGGATGGTCTGGCACAAATAAGACCCTCAATCTTGTGCTGGATGCGACAAAAACAGCATTGACGAGCGAAACGAAAGTATCTTTTGTGGCTCCTGCAAATGTTGAGGCCGCTAAAACAGACAAAAACGGTAATGTTGTAAGCGGTGCAATGACGGTAGTGTTGACATTTACATGGAAGGAACCTAAAGACAAAGACGGCAATGAACAGATTCACTCTGAGACAAAGACAAGTACACTATATCGTTCTTTGACTGACGCTAACGGTTCGGATATTATTCAGGACCCCGGTTGTATTAAGGCAACGAAGTATTATGTGCTTCAGTGGAATCCGAATACTGGCCGCATTTACTTCCTCGGTCAACAGCAAAGTCATGCTATGGCAAAACTGGTAGACGAAATCCCAGCCGCCAAAGAGATCGAAGCTCAAAAGGCAGAAGACAATTGCGATAACATGGCTTTCATCTGTGTGAATGACCCGAACAACATTGATGACTTGTACAATGCACGGCTGTCTATTGAAAAAATTGGTCGTAGAACTGAAATTTTATCAGGTGGAGACTACGAGAACTACACAACGGATGATGCAGCCATGGAAGTTTGTCAATACGAACTATGGAAGCGTGCTCGCCTGACAGACGGCCTGAGTGTGACAACAAGACTGGTTCCGTGGCTCGATGTAAACGAAAAGATCCAGTATGCTGCCAAATATTTGGGCGGCAAGACTCCTGTTGACTGGATCATCAAGAGCATTTCTATGAATCTGGGCGAGGGCACAATGTCGCTTTCTTTGAGCCGCTATTACCCATATTACACTTATATCGTAAACAACAAATATACGTTCTATCAGGACAATTTGTTTGATAAATATTTCCCCGAATTAACTGCCACTACGGCAGATGAACAATAAGAGAGGAGTGAGCAAATGGCACTATCTTTTGGAGAATCTAAGCGGTTAGCTGCGAAAAAGGCCGCAAGTACCGCAAATGTTTCTGTTGATGATATAGATGTCGCAACTCTGGAATTAAACGACCAAGACCAAATTGCCGTGTATGACGACAACGGAGAAGAGACATTTGAGCGTAGTGGCAATTACACCTGGTTTGCTGATTACTCTGATGACCAGTGGTCTTACATCGACAAGAACAAAGACATTCAGCTGGATGCCAATCAGATCAACATCACACAGGAGTCCAACTCTCAGGTCATTCCGTTTGAAATGCCTCGTTACTATGATGGTATTGACCTGCTTCAGATGACGATTCAGATCCACTACCTGAATGCAGACAGAGAGGAGAACTATGCTTCCCCTATCAACGTGAGTTACAGCAATACAAAAATCCGCTTTTACTGGTTGGTGGCAAATGACGCTACTGCCAAAGAGGGCGAGCTGCAATTCGAAATCATGGCATCCGGTGCTGTGAATGTTCCGAATACAAGCACTACCAAGAGCTATCTGTGGCGCACCCGCCCGAATGGCCGACTGAATGTACTAAAATCGCTGACCGGCAAGCAGATGGTTGATCCGAGTGGCAACGACTGGTATACACAGTTCCTGGCAACAATGAGTCAGAAAGTTGGCGAAGCACAGGTTGCCGCAACCGCTGCTGAGAAGAGCGCACAGGACGCAAAGAATGCAGTTGCAAGTGTGGATGAAAAGCTGGCGCAGTTCTATAAAAAGGACGAGGTTGACGGCTTTGTTACGATGCTGCGTGGTGAGATCGCTGCCGTGGATGGTCTGGCAAATTTCAATGTGCAGTATGACAACGATACCCGCACTCTGACGTTTCTGAATGGTGCTGAAGAAATCACAAAGATCAAGTTGAACACTGACCCTTCTGCTGAGTGGGTAAGCATGTACAATGGTATTGTAGACAATAAAATCAGCACTGCTGTGACCCCTGTTCAGACTGAGCTGACCGAATATAAGACTACAAATGATGCCGCTGTGCAGGAGCTGAAGAATAGTGTTGGCGACCTGCCTGAGACTTTGAAGTCCTCCTATTATAATAAGGAAGCCACAGACGCACTACTCGATAAGAAAGCAGACAAGACGACCGTTGATGTGCTATCCAGTGATGTGAGCGGCCTGAAGAATACGGTTGGCGGCATTCAGACCTCTGTTGACCTGGCCAATGCGGATATCGCCAAGATTCAAGAGACCTTGAAAGACTTTAAGCCCGATGAGAATTCTGGCCGCGAGTACGATATCACTTACGAAGATTCCAAGCTGAACCTGTTAGAGAACGGTACGGTCAAGACCACTGTTATTATTGAAGGTGGAGGCGGTGGCGGTGGCAACACCTCTACGATCACTATTGAGCGTATTGGCGAATCCTCTATCGCTGTTGTCAAGGGCGATACCGCAACTGTCGAGTTCAACTTTACTTCTGTGGATAACTCTGGCGAAGACACGGGCGATGCTACCGGCGTATGGTATGTTGGCAACACAAAGGTCGCTACTACGACTGTTTATCAGGGCAAGAACAGCTTCGATATCACTCAGTATCTGCATAATGGCGATAATAAAATCAAATTCCAGGTCACTGACTCCGTGGGCAGCATGGGTTCAAAGACTTGGAATATCAATATTGTCGAGTTTTATCTGGAGAGTATCTTCGATGATTCTCTGGTTTATAGTGGTGAAGTTACTTTCCGCTTTACTCCATACGGAAATATCAATAAGGACGTTTCCTTTACTCTGGATGGCAAAAAGCTTGGTAGTGTTACAACTGCGGTTACCGGCAGACAGATGACTTATGCGATTCCGGCACAGAGACACGGCGCTCACCTGCTGGAAGTGACCATGACTGCAAATATCAATGGCAAAGCTGTGACCAGCAATACCATTTATAAAGATATCATGTGGGCAGAGGAAGGCAATAACACACCGATCATCAGCTGCGCCACAAAGGAGTTCACCGCAAAACAGTATAGTACCACCAGCATTGTTTACACTGTCTATAACCCGGCCTCTTCTACTGCAAACATCACATTGGAAGTTGACGGTATTAAGACTTCTACACTGACTGTTGGCCGTACTGCTCAGACTTGGAGTTTTAAATCTTCTGATATTGGCACTCACACTCTGACCATTACTTGCGGCGCTACCATTAAGAGCATCACCGCAAAGATCGAAGACCTGGGTATCACCATTGAGCCCGTTAAAACCGGCCTGATGTTGGACTTTAACCCCGCTGGCCGCAGCAACGCAGATGTGAACCGCCTGTGGAGTTCCGGCAGCAATAAGATGACTGTCAGCGACAACTTTGACTGGGTGAACGGCGGCTATCAGATCGATGAAGATGGCGACACCTACTTCTGTGTCAAGGCTGGTACGACTGCTACCATCAGTTATAAGCTTTTCGCAGACGATGCAAAGAAGAGCGGCAAGAATTTCAAGCTGGTGTTTAAGACCACGAACGTCCGCAACTATGATGCTACTGCCGTGACTTGTTTGAATGGCGGTGTTGGTCTGAACATTCAGGCTCAGAAAGTTACGCTGACCAGTCACCAGAACAGTATTGATTTGCCCATCTGTGAGGACGATTTCCTTGAGTTCGAGTTCAATATTCTGCCGGACAAACAGTTCCGCGAGATGGTTCTGTGGTGTGACGGTATCCCCTGCCGTGTTGAACTGTATGATACTAGCGACAGCTTTACTCAGGCTGCTCCCGTTGGCATTACCATTGGCTCTGACGATTGTGACGTTATCGTGTATCGCATGAAGAGCTACGGTATGAACCTGACGGATGACGAGATTCTGGACAACTTTATTGCCGATGCGAAAAACGCCGAAGAGATGGTTTCTCGCTATATGCGCAACGACATTACGGATGCGAGCGGCGAACTGACCCCTGACTTGCTGGCAGAGAAGTGCCCCGATCTGCGTATCATCAAGATCTCAGCACCTACTTTCACAACCGGCAAGAAGAACGAGGTCGCCAATACCACGATCCAGCAGATCTATAAGAATGGTCGTGCTAAGGAGGATAACTGGACTGCTACCGGCTCCCATAAGGGTCAAGGCACCAGTTCCGACCACTATGGCGCATCTGCCCGAAACATTGATATCAACTGCAATGGCGGCTTTACGTTTGGTGATGACACTACCGGCGACACCTATGCACTGACTGAAAATAGCGTTCCTGAGAAGTATTTTAACATCAAAGTCAATGTTGCTTCCTCTGAGAATGCAAATAACGCCCTGCTGGCGGATGATTTCAATGAATTTAACCCTTATGTGCGTCAGGCCAAAAAGGATAATCCTAAAGTGCGTGATACAATGGCGTTCTATCCCTGTGTCGTGTTTATTCAGGAGACCGATACCACCAATGCGACCGTATTTAACGATGGTCAGTGGCACTTCTATGCCTGCGGCGACATTGGCAACTCCAAAAAGAATAAAGATACGATGGGTATGGACCCTAAGAACCACAAGGAATTTATCGTTGAGATCGACAACAACGCCGATGAGCAGACCCGCTTCCTGAGTGGCGATTTCTCGCAGGAAACTTGGGACGGCGACCATTCCTTTGAGTTCCGTTACAGTAACCCTGCCTGCACTGAGGAAGAGATCGAGGCTGGCAAACAGGCGTGGATCACAGCTCAGAACTGGGTGGTGAATGCGGATGATGAGGAATTCAAGGCACATTTCAAGGATCACTTTGATCTGGATTCTGCTATTTTCCATTATCTGTTTACTGAACGCCACACTATGGTTGATAACCGTGCAAAGAACGTGTTCCCGCATACCAGCGATCTGGTCCACTGGGACTTCTGCTTTGACTACGATAACGATACCGCCATGGGCAATGATAACGAGGGTGGTCTGACTCTGACTTATGGCTACGAGGACACTGATACCATCGGTACAAAGAATGTGTTTAACGCTGCTGACTCCAAATTGTGGTGCAAGCTGCGCGACTTGTTCCCCGATGAGATGGCAGCGATGTTCCGCAACCGTGAGAATGCGCTGGCATGGAGTGCGACCCGTATCTTGAAAAAGTTCGAGGAATATCAGGATGTGAAGCCCGAAAAGCTTTGGATCATGGATATGCGTCGCAAATATTTCCGCACCTACGAAGATCCCACCATCAATACCACCAGCTATCTGCCTATGATGCATGGCAACAAGCGACATCAGCGTCGGCAGTTCCAGCGTTATCAGGAAAAGTACATGGCATCTAAGTATTCCGGCTCTGCCGCAACCAGTGATGATATGACCATTCGTGGCTATACTCCCACCAACTGGACTGGCGTGAAACCGGACGGCACATTCCATATCACACCTTACGCTGATACCTATATCTCTGTTCTGTACGGCTCTAACCCTGTAAAGGTGCGTGGCAAGCGCGGACAGACCTACACGATTGAATGCCCCATCACCGCAATGAACGATACTGAAGTTTATATCTATAATGCTTCTATTATTCAGAGCATTGGTGATATCTCTGGCTTCTATCCCGGCTATGTTGACTTCAGCCACGGTGTTAAGCTGACAGAGCTGAAAGTTGGTTCCGGTGTGAGCGGCTATAAGAACACGAACATGACCGATTTCGCTGTTGGTAATAACACTCTACTGGAACATTTGAACCTGCAGAACGTGCCAAACCTGAAGAAATCTATTGGTCTGACCGGATGCACCAGCCTGACCGAGTTCTATGCTGACGGCTCTGGCATTACCGGTGTCTCCTTTGCAAGCGGCGGCAAGATCAAAATCGCCCACCTGCCTGCAATCGCCAGTTTGACCGCAAAGAATCTGAACTATCTGACTGACCTGACGATTGAGGATTACACCAATATCACTACGCTGACCGTTGAGAAGTGTGCAACCATCGATCTGAAAGATATGCTGGACAAGTGCACCAACCTGAACCGTGTGCGTATTACCGGCATTGATTGGGAGCTGGCTGATACTTCCCTGCTGAATCGCCTGTATGCAATGAGCGGTCTGGATGAAAATGGCTACAACACTGACCATTCTGTCGTGGAAGGCAAAGTGCATGTGCCCATCATCCGTGAGCGTGAGAAGCTGCTGTACACAGAGCGCTGGCCTGATTTGGAGGTCACTTACAACACCATGATCAACCAGTATGCTTGGAAATTCGTGAATAAGGATGGCGCTGTTCTGGATATCCAGTATATCGACAAGGGCGAGCGTGCAGTTGACCCTGTGACCCGCTCTGACAATCCGATCCCGACACCTACCTTCCCGAGTACCATCAGTACAGTGTTTACATTCAGCGGCTGGGACACCGAGTTCACTCCTGTTTTTGAGAATCAGACTGTTACTGCTGTGTACGATGAATCTGTGCGTCAGTATCGTGTGCGCTATATGAACCGTGGCGCTGTTCTACAGCAGACAACTGCTCCGTATGGCTCTATGGTTCTGTATGATGGCGACACTCCGACCTATACCAGCGAAGAGACTGCTTATAAATATTATCTGTTCAGCGGCTGGGACAAGGGCGGCTATGTCAATGGCGACAAGGATATCAATGCTGTTTATGATATATGCGAATACGTCAGCGGCTACTTCAGAGATAAGCAGTTGAGTGACTTGCGCCCTGTTGAGATCTATGCCATGACAAAGGTGAATCTGGAGCAGAGTGTTGTTTCTGACAAAGACGCTATCACCATCAAGATGGGTAATGACTTCACCTTTAGCGACGTGGAAGAGAAAGTTCTGTTTAACGAGCCGAAGATTTTTACTGGCAAGAATTATGTCGATACCGGCGTATCTCTGTTGTCTGAGGACCGCAGCTGGGTTATGGCACTGGACTATCGAATCGATGAAGATTCTGCCGCAAACTCTGTGATTGCTCAGTGCTTCCAGACCAACGGCATGAACGGCTTCCGCTTCTGGGTCAGCAATGGCTCTAAGGTTGCATGGGGCACTGAGTCTACAAACGGCGCACATCTAGGCACTCGTGATATGATCGTTCTGCGCCATACTAAGGGCGAAAATGGCATCCATGTTTATGCGGCAAACACCACTGCTGCTGAGATTGGCTATATTCAGCTAAACCGCACTCGCACCACACAGACAAATGCCACTCTGGTATTTGGTTGTGCTAAAGCAGACGACGGTGCTTATGAGCGTTACGCAAAGGGCACGATCTACTGGGGCAAGCTCTGGTATACCGATCTGGGTGATGCTGCCTGCCGGAAGTTGGCCGCATGGACACATGAGGACTTCACCTTCGAGGCTTGTGGCTTCAAACAGTATTACCTGAGCGACAATTCCAACAAGCGTTGTTCTATCAGCTTTATTCAGGCTGGGCTGCTTGGTCAGAAGATGGCTCTGAATACTGGTTCCACCAACACTGGCGGCTGGGCAGATGCGAATATCCGTACATTCCTTGACGGTCGTATTCTGAACGCTCTCCCGATTGGTTGGCAACAGATCATCAAACAGGTCAAGGTTGGCAGTACCATTGGCGATAAGAGCAGCGAAGTTGTGACTGCGGATAGTTATTTCTATCTGCCCTCTGTAGCCGAGCTGTTCCCCTCTCAGAATGTTGAGCCTTATATTTACGAAGGTACAGCAATCAGCTTTATGACCGATAATACCAGCCGCATCTGCAATGACGAGAATGGCAATCCTGCCGCATATTGGACACGAAGCCCGAATGCTCAGTATGGAAGTTATTTCTGGTCTGTGACTGTGACTGGCGAATATTACGGATTTACCCCTGCAAACAATGCACAGGGTATCCGCCTAATGTTCAGCGTTTAAGGAGGTGTTGAGAGTGTACTACAAGGTATTGAAAAATGGCCGGGTGATCGATGCTCTTGACCACCTGCGCTTTGTAAAGTATCAGCCCAAGCACGACATTATGGTGAACTGTACGGAGGATGATGCACAGGGAATTATCAGCAGTGACGGCAATCATATCTGGCATGTGGATGGGTATTATCTCATCCCCTGCCCCGAGTATGACACAGTGGAACTGCAGGAAATTGACCTGTATGAATATGAGCAGCTGAAAGCCTTGGGTGGTAAAACGCCTGAGGCTATTATTGATGCTTACACTTTGAGTTTGATTCAAGGAGGGCTGCTATGAGCGACGAGAGGAAGTATAGCGAGTTCGTTGAGAGTATGCATCGGCTGTACAATGACGGAATGATTCAGGACAAGCTCCTGGACAATCTGTTTGCTGGGCACAAAATCTCAAAGGACGAGTATCTGTATATCATCAGGAAGGAGGTGTGATATGTATACCTTTTTGATCAATGAGGATAATACACTGACCGTAAGTAAGAGAGAACGTATTATGGAGCGCAGCAAGCAGGTGGACACCCTCCACTTTCTGGCTGACACTACATACAAGGGCGTTGACATGAGTGAATTCACCGTGATGCTTGAGTATGTTCTGCCCATCAGCAAGCGATATAAGACAGAGATTCTGGAGAAATCAGAAGAGCTTTATAAGAACAAGCTGGAGTATAAGCTGCCTATCGACACTAACCTGACCAATGAGCCGGGCGATATCCAGATCCAGTTGACATTCGTTGATGTGACAATGGACCCAGATGGCACGACTGCTCAGCATGTGCGGAAGGTTGGCCCCGGCGTGATCACTGTTGTTCCCATCCAGAATTGGAGCGACATTGTTCCTGATGAGGCTCTGGGTGCACTTGATCAGCGCATTATCGAACTGAATGCACAGATCAAAGCATTGAGTGACCGTAATAACGCTATTCTGGATGGTAAGGCTGATGACCTGAGCTACAACGACGACCATACCCTGCAGCTGCTGGCTAATGGTAAGCCCATCGGCAGTGCGGTCAAGATTACTCAGGAGAGCGTCGAAACTGAAGACGGTAGTTTGCGGGTGGTTCCGTTCTAAGCCATCCGCTTCTTTTATAAGGAGGCAAAGATGGCACAGGCTAAATATTCCAAGCTCGGATATGGTAACGCCGAAGATGTAGAAGCTGCGATTGCGCTGGGAATGTTGGACGGCAGGGATATGATCATCACAAAGGATTCTTCAGAGTTCATGTATGTGCGTGATGACCTATCCGTTCAAAAGATTCGTCCACGCAATCGTTGTTTTGCAAGCGTTACTGAAGCAAACGAGCAATTAAATGAGACGGAAGACACTTATGCAGGTCAAACCGTTATGGTGAAAGACGAAAAAGGTAAATATGCTCCGTGGATCGTTCAACAAAGCGAAGCCACGGGGCTTTTTTCTATTGAGCCTTTTTACGTTGAGCCGACAAATTTTGTTTGGCAAGAATTTTAAGAAAGTGAGGCAAAGATGGCTAATGTAAATTTTGGCTACGGTACAAAAGCGAATTATGATAAGCTGACTACCAAAGATGCCAACACATTGTACTTTATTACAGACACGCGCCAGATTTTCAAGGGTACAGATGAGTACACCAAGAGCTGCAAGCTGGTGAGCGCTCTGCCTGCAAGCGGCCAGATTCAGGGCCTGCTGTATATCCGTATGACTGACTATACCTTCCACATCTGGAATGGTACTGAGTTCGTACAGCTGAATCGCCCCATTGTGACTGAGATTCCCAATGCGGATGCAAGCGACGACAATCTGCCCACCACCAAAGCTGTGGCAGACTATGTGAATGCAAAAATCGCCGCAACCGAGGGCAAGGAAGGTCTGTTCGTTACGGATGTCACCTACTCCCCTGCTACCGGCACTCTGAGTGTGGCAAAGAACGGTGCTCCTGTTCCCACTGTGATGAGCGGCCTGACCCATGATCCCACCTATGATGCTGAGACCCGTACCATCAAGCTGCCTGTGTTTGGCGGCGATGAGCTGGTGATCAATCTGGGTAAGGATTTGGTTGTGAAGACCGGCACCTACAACACAAAGACCAACGAGATCGAGCTGACTATCACCACTGGCGAGGTCGTGAAGATCCCTGTTGGTGCTCTGATCGATATCTATGTTGGTGTGGTCACTCCTACTGCTGAGGTCACTGTCTCTGATGACAATAAGATCTCTGTCAATGTACGCGTATCCACCAAGGGCAATAACAGCATCACCGTTGAGGAAGATGGCTTGTATGTTGCAGTGCCGGATGCTTACACCAAGGCTGAGGCAGACGCGAAGGTCAAGGTCGTTAATGACAAGCTGGACGAGCATATCAAGGACGCTGTGAAGCACATTACTGCTGACGAGCGCAAGGCTTGGAATGCAAAGCCCACTCAGGACGAACTGGCTGCTGCTAAGAATGAGGCGATTTCTACTGCCGCTGCTGATGCAACCACTAAGGCCGATAACGCTCTGGCTAGTGCAAAGACTTATGCAGATGGCCTGAATACCACTATGGATGGCCGTGTGCAGGTGCTGGAAGGCGCTATTACATGGAAATCCCTTGATGGCTAATTGATTTGTTTCACCACATGGCAATGACGCTGTGTGGTGAATCTTATTAAGCAAAGGAGTTGAGTATGGCAAATTTATCATTACGCGAGGTCGCACAGTCTCAGCTGGATCAAGCTCCTGTGATTGACGGCCAACTGATCGTATGTACTGATACTGGAAGCACTTATCGAGATATCGGCACAAGACGAATTCAAATCAGCAAAGACTTGGAGATCGTAAGCTCGCTTCCGCTGGCTCCTTTGTCTAATAAGATTTACTACCTGCGTCCAGACAGCTTGTATGTTTATAGCGGCGATGACTGGATTCTTTTGAACCCATCAAAATTCACACTGGAAGCTGACAAAAACGCAATCAATGGCGAAGTTAATATCAATTTAATCCTGAACGGTACGGCACAGGATAAAATCAAAATCGCTGGCAGCGGTGTGACCACAGTGACAACAGGTGAGACGGGCGATATCACAATTGATACACCGCACCCAGATGAACTGCTGGCTGCACTGACGAATGACGAAATCGATGCCATTACTGGCGGCATGGTCGATGATAGCGGCAATCCCCTGCCTACGCCGCAGGTTGTGGTAGATGCGACACTGACTGTATCTGGACGTGCTGCTGATGCAAAGGTAACTGGTACAAAGATCTCTGAGGCGCTGAGTATTGCAAAATCGGCTGATGCTGGGCTGACCAATGTGCGCACCGAACTGGACAAGTTGAAGCTGGATTCTGTTGCGGTGGATAAAACACTGGCGAAAGAAAATTTCGCCGCTGATGCTAAAGTTGTTGGTGATGCTCTGGCGAAGAAAGCAAATGCAGAACATAACCACGATGACACGTATTTTACAAAGGACGAAATCAATACAAAACTGAGCGGCAAAAGCGATATTGACCATACCCATGATGAGCGCTATTACACAGAGACCGAGATGGACGAAAAGCTGACTGGTAAGGCCGATGTGGTCGTTCCCCATATGTTTACGATCCCCATCACGAACTGGAAGACGGATAGTACGATTCCCGGGTTCTCCAATTATGTGGATATCGCCTGCTCTGGTATGACTGCGAATGACATCGTGAATGTAAATGTGGCTCCTATCAGTACAAGTGTTGCTGCGAAAGCTCAGTTTACGAATACAGAGAGCTTTGATGGGTATTTGCGTCTGCGGGCGAAGAATATCCCGTCTGCGGCAATCACAGCACAGTGGTATATCGTGCGATAAGGAGGCAAAATATGGCGCTAGGAGAAATGAATAGCGGGAACGAAAAGCTCCCTGAATGGAGTGAAGTGCAGAATAAACCATCTGAATTTAACCCTGCCACCCACATACATAATGACCTTTACCCTGAAGGAGATAATCGAAATGATAACACTTCTCCGTCTGATTATTATGGCGTTGATGGTGACTATAACGGTCGGCTGATTTTTCGTGGTTTGAAGCTTAGTAGCAAAATTGGGCTGTCAAGTGGTCATGCATGTGCGTTTTTGATTGGTTTATCTTCTTGGTACGATGCCTCAGGTGGTGGTTCCTTTGAATTCGCTTTTAGCAATGGTAACATTTACTATCGTCAAGGCACGACTTCATGGGGCGACTGGAAGAAAATTGCTACAGCTTAAAGGAGGTACGAATTATGGCTTTAGGAAATATGAATATTGGTGTTGATAGTGAGTTTATTCCGTCCAACCTCAATACGGTTCTTACCCCCCCCACAGATTCTGACGAAGTTGTGATGAATACGAGTGCAGCCGGGTATCACCGCAAGCCATTGAGCGCATTGTGGAGCTGGATTAAGAGTAAGATGGATGATGAAATTATCACTATCACAAAAACACTGACGCTGACTACGGAGTGGCAGGATACTGGAATTATAGGTGCAGATTTACCAAGTGGCACCTATGTAGTTTCTTGTGCTCCGCAAGCAGTCGTTTGTAGTATTTATGAGGATATCTATTGTGGAGTAATGCAATAGTTCGATGGAATCACAAACAGCGGCAATTCAAACGAAATATCACTTCACTGTGCTGGTCATGCCACGAATAATCAAGCGATTTATTTAAGAACACAAAGAAGTGGTGCAACAGATAAAAAATATCTTCGATTACAAATCAAGGCTTCTATGAATGCAGTAACTGATGGGGACAACACTGCTACGGCAGATTTTATCTTTAAATTCCGTAAACTAATATAACAGCTATGCGCATCGTATTAACGATACATAACATAGCATTAAGGAGGCGATCACATATCGATGAGTGACGAAAAGAAAAGTTGGCTAGACAGAGCGGGTGCGGTTCACCTCTGGAAAACGATAGAGGCTATACTTGGTACAAAGGTAGATAAAATCGAAGGATTCGGCCTATCCAGCAACGACTATACAACAGAAGAGAAAAAGAAGCTTGCTAGTTTAAGCGACCCTGATGTAGCTACTACTGAAAACAACGGTTTGATGAGTTCGGCTGATAAGGCAAAGCTGGATGGCATTGAAGCGGGTGCTAACAATTATACTCACCCGGTATACGAAGCAAAACAGGCTGGACTATATCGCATCAGTGTTGATAATACAGGCCATGTGGCGACAGCAGATAAAATGACGAGTGAAGAGTTGGCCGCCGAGGGTGTCTCCCCTGTCGATCATACGCATGACTTGAATAAGCTGGCTGAAGCGCTGGATATGACTACAAGTGCGGCTGATGATGCTGATGTTGTAGTCGTGGGACATGACAAGACAGATAATAATGGTGTCGCAAGCAAGAAATATTATCGGAGAACATTGAGCTCGATATGGGACTGGATCAAGAGTAAAACAGATACGCTCTATGCAACGGTAGGACATAACCATAAAATCACAGATTTAGAGAGCTATGCAGAGCATGTGTGGGACGCTACTACACAAAGAACGCAAAGAACAGTGTTAGCTGCTCCGACCGATAAAAATGGTGTGGCAAGTTTTAGAACATTGGATAAGAATGACGTGGGGCTGGGGAATGTGGATAATACTCCTGATTCCGGAAAAACCGTACTAAAATCTGCGACATTGTCAGGGTTTACTTCTAGGTCAAGTCAGAAATGGGGTAACCAAACCGGTACATTTGTTCATGGCGAGAATGATGAGACTGGTGGATCGTTTGCTTTTAGGCGAGATAATCCTATCGGTGGACAAATGAGCATGATTCTTGATGGTCGCTTCTATCAGGACGAAGGTCGCTATATGGTTCTCGATACTAACAATTTTTCCAGCTATGCTCTACCAGTAGGAGGAACAGCAGCTTTTGCGAATGGAACCTTATTCGATAAAGGACAATGGATAAGTTTAACAAACCTCGACCAGAACACATGGTATCCGGTTGTGTCTAATTACATTCCGTATTCAGGGCTTCATCATATTAAGTGTAATGTGCAGTTAAATAGTGGTTCAAAGCCTTCTTAGAGCACGCATGGTGATGGATTTAGTGTAAATTTGGATATGTTGGTTACTGCCTCTGGTTGGGGAACAACACATGCTAATAGTATCTGTTTGGACAACGACAGTTATTGGGTCACATCTGGAGCAAATCCGGCTGGCTATAGTCAGATGGGAAATTCCTCAAGAGCTGTTTTCTGGCTTCGCGGAGGCGGTAAATATTGTCTTTATGCAGATTGGGATGCTGGCTGGGATATTAAAACCAGTACATACACCGATTATAGTCAAAGTGTTGCACCCACAACGTCTTATCCGGGTGTAAGTATAAAACGTTCTACTATTACAGCGAATATAGACGGGATTACGGATTACAACGATGGAAATAGAACAATTCGAATCGGTTACGCCGGTAGTGGTTTGACTACATCGAATTTGACGCACATTGCCGGTTATACGGATGACGGTACGAAGATCAAAGATGTCAGCAAGGATGTTTTGAAAAGTTGGTTAGGAAATGGCGTCTCCGCCTCTGGCTAGAATTACGTTCGTTTTGATGACGGCACCCAAATATGTTAGGGTTCATGTGGCAATAACTCATTTTCTAGTTTTGGCGCAGCTTTTGCCAACACAGATTATCGCATTGGTATGAGTGAATGGAAAAGTAGCAGCTGGGAAAACTATGCAATTGGCGGTAAATCAACCACTGGTGTTACTCTGCGAAGTGAAAATAATACGATGGAATATATTGCAATTGGACGATGGAAGTAAGAGGTGATGTACATGGATGAAATGAAAGAAATCGAAAAGAATGAGGAGACAAGAACACCAGGCGAAACCACTAGCGAACCAGTTGAAGGTCCCCCTATTCTTCCATCTATTGAAGATGTTGTAATTGGCTATCAGGTAAAGAAGCCAGTTGAAACACAAGCAGAATGTGACGTGTATAGTGTTGTTGTTGCCGCCGTGACAAAACATAACGAGACTGCGGTGTCTGGTGATTACTACTGGATGATTACTGATTTAGACGACTGTTATGAAGTACAACAGCATGAACCAGTTCCTTCAGAGGATATGAAGCTTGAATCTCTCAAAACGAGTAAAATATCTCAGTCAAAAATTGCTCTCTCTACCTTCCTGTCTTTACATCCAATTCAATGGACAGATGGCAAGTATTACAGTGTCACCAGCGAGAAGCAAGCTCTTCTTACAAGCAATCTTGCTCTATATCAGATCTCTACAGCCGCCGGGCAGCCTTTTAAACTGACATGGAATTCTACCGGTGATGAATGTGTGGAGTGGACTTATGATGATCTGGCCGCTTTGGCACTGGCGATTGGTGTGTATGTAAAGCCATTTGTCTCTCATCAGCAGGAATTGGAGATTGGCATCAAGGCATGTACAACCAGCGCAGAGGTGGATGCTATTGAAATCAGTTATGATGCTGTACTGGCAGAATATCTGGATCTTCACGCAGATAAGGATGTGACAGAATGAGCAACAAACTTCGTGAACTAATCAAATGTGGCATCCTCTTTTTGATCGGAGGGTGCCTTTATTATTGTATTGAAATTCTGTGGCGCGGGCATTCTCATTGGACGATGGCCGTTGTCGGTGGTATCTGTTTTCTTGTGATTGGTGGACTGAACAATTATATTCCCTGGGAAATGCCGCTCTGGAAACAGGCTGGTGTTGGAGCGCTCTTTGTGACTGCTATGGAGCTTGTGGTTGGTATCCCGCTGAATCTTATGCTTGACTTGCATATTTGGGATTACTCTTCCCTGCCGTTCAATCTGTTGGGCCAAATTTGCCTGCCGTTTACAGTGCTATGGTTCTTCCTTGCGCTACTGTGTATTTTTGTTGATGACTGGCTGCGTTACGTTCTATTCCATGAAGAGCGCCCGCATTATCATTGGCGTACTATATGTGATGGCGGAAAACGCACATAAAGAGAAAGAGCCCCTGTGACGATGGCTACATCACAGAGACTCTAACTCACGCAACAACTCATAAAAATGAGGTTGTACTAGCCCGATGGAGGGTTTGTACTGCTCTCACTATATCACGTTGATAGGAATTTGTCAATTGAAAGGAGGAATTATGGCGCAGGAAATCTTAAAGCCCATGTTATTAGACGAAACAGGCAAAGAAATCGTGACAGCACTGAACGCTATTGTTACACAGCTGACCGCGATCAATGAAACACTGAAAGCCAAAAACACAGACAGTGGTACGAATGGTGGTGAGAAGACATGATAGGAAGTTTGAATGCCGCACCTCACGTCTATTCTTTTACCATACAGCAGCTGTAGACCATGTTACTGAGCATCTGTGGTGGCATCACTGCTATTTCAGCCGCTATCGCTGTTATCATCAAGGCAATCAATCATGCGAAAGCCCCGGACGACAAGCAGAACGAGCGATTGAATGCCCACGATACAGAACTTGAGAAGATCAATAGAAAACTAGGTGCAGATAAAGACAGGCTCGACCTGTTTCAATCCAAGCTGGTCTCATTAGAAGAGCACCAGAAAGAAAACAGTATCACGCTGGAAGTACATGACCGTAAAATTCTCGAATCAGAACAGCGTATCAGTCACAGTGAGCAGGGCAATAATGTCACCATGAAGGCTCTGCTTGCACTCCTCAGTCACGGTATCGATGGCAACGCGATCGAGCCAATGAAGGAGGCCAAGGCTGCACTTGAGAACTATTTGATCGATGGTCAGAACAACACAAAGAATATTATGAACTAACCCGAGACTGCGTGTCCCGGGCTTTTTATTTTGGAGGTTTATTATGATGGATATTATCAATGAGCTGGTTTCCGTTATCGTCCGCCTGGTTATTGCTGGTGCTGGCACTGCCTTTATGGCCTATGGTATCCCCTATCTGAAGAAGATCGGTGTGTATAAGCTGGTACAGATCGCTGTTCGTGCCGCAGAGAAGCTGGGCGCAACCGGCGCTATCGAAAAGGCCGACAAGAAGAAATACGTTATTGAAGCTCTGGAGCGTCTGGGTGTGAAGATCACTCCGACCATTGAGACCATGATTGAGGCTGCTGTCAAAGAGATGGACATCCAGAACGATAAAATCAAAGACGAGTTCAAAAAGAATTGAAGGTGTAATGAAATGGGTGTTATTACATACTCTATGAAGAAGGACTAGAACAAAAAGGTGTCGGCTCATTTTTCCGTCTATGAGTTCGCCTGCTCCGATAAGAGTGATACAGTTCTAGTTGATAGTCAGCTGATTGAAGTGCTAGAACAGATTCGTGCTCACTTCGGTGCTCCTGTTCATATCAACTCTGGGTATCGTACTCCTGCCTATAATATCTCCATCGGTGGAAGCCCTCGTAGCCAGCATTGCCTTGGCACTGCCGCTGATATCTGGATCAAGGGCGTTGACCCGATTCGGATTGCACTGTATGTATCTTCCCTGCCATACTTTGCCAAGAGTGGCGGTATTGGATATTATAGCCGTGCTGTGCTTACGAGTGGCTTTGTTCATGTTGATGTGCGCACCACCCGCAGCCGCTGGATCAGTAAATCCGGTACGAAATATATCAGTGTAGCCAATCTTATGCCGACTATCAGACAGGATGCGAAAGACGCTACGAACGGCGCTTCTTATGCTGTGACTGTACTGCAACGGCATCTGGGTGTTAAAGCTGACGGCATTTTTGGCGCGAATACCAAGGCGAAGCTGATTGAGTATCAGAAAGGACATGGGCTGGCTGCAGATGGCATCTGTGGGCCTGTTACTTGGGGTTCGTTTTGATGGTGCAACTTGTAAATGGACGCTATCGAGTGACGAATCTTGAGAGCCGCATTGGTAAGTATCCAATTTCAGTAAATGTATCGGGCTATGTAGAGCCGAGTGATATTGAACTGGTTGACAATGTGAATGGACATTGATATTATTATCCTAGGAGGGAAGTATATT